ATGGACCCTAAGGGTTACGAGGGCCTGTTGAGGGATGAGCAGGCCAATCTTGACAGGGCCGTGTGCCGGTGGGCCACTGAAGGAGGGGAGGCCGGACCTGGGGTGGCACCTGAGGTGACCGCTAAGGTGCTCGCCGCCGTGCATAATTCCCTCAGGCGCCAGGTCATCGACCGGGGCATCCTGGATACTGCCGCAAATAATGGGTGGGCCTCTATGGACAATGATGCCCTACTGAATCGGTTAAAGACGACCCCGTGCTATGAGGTTGCCCCAGAGTGCCGCCTGGGGGTTGGTACCCGTCTTGACAAGGAGGGCGTGTGTATCGCGTTCGAGTCGGCAGAACTGGGGATGTGGTTCACTAAGACGGAACGTGAGGCTCTTGGTGACTCTATCGCAGACATTGAGGATGTCATTGAGGATGTTGCCAGGGCGGACACGGAACGCAAGTATGCGATGACTGAGTTTGTCGGTTCACTGGGAGCATGGGCGCTTGAGAACGGCTCCAGGGACGTGTTCTTTAATTTCGTGTCTCATAGTGTGACAAACCAGGACTTTTTCATCAAGATCATGGGTAGTCAGAAGGCCCGTCAAGTGATCATGGATCATTGCTCTGAGGCATCTCACTGCGAGATTGACAAGTTACTTAATCTTCATCAGGTTTTCTCCCATGAAGGTGAGAAACCCAAGGAAGAAGAGTACGACTATCCCTTAGGGTGAAACGCCACATCTACTGTATTTCCAATAGATAGGTTCTCCTTCAGGACTGTCATGCCACGGTCAGCCCACGAGTTAGAAACCATCCTGTGAATGCGAGGTTAGTCTTCTTCACGCCACAGGAGAACTTGACTCGCACAGCCTTTAACCCTTAACGGAGGATCCCGCCATGTCGAAACCGTTGAAGAAGATGCACCAGAGTGACCGCGGAGAGTGGGTCGAGTGCGGGGCAGATAAACGCGCATGCCCGAAGAAAGGCCCCAATGGGGAACCCGCTGAGCACATCTGGGCGGAGAACCCGGAGCACGCCGCAGAGATATCCGCAGCCAGACAACACCCAGACAGCATGTTCCCCACCACATCCCAGCAGTCCACTAAACCCAGTGATGGCACCCCAGTCCCAGGAGGGTTCGACTTCAGAGGCAAGAACGACTGGCAGATCGCGGACGCCTGGGACAGCAGCATGAAATCGATCAAGGAGGGGCGCTACGACTACGCTGACATCACTGTGGACGACGACAGTGACGACATGGCAGAATGGGCGCACAACCTCGGCTACCAGGCCAAGGCAATAGGTGACAACAAGGTCCGCCTATACAACACCGCTGAACTGCCCTCCCATGAGGGATTCTCCTCTGAGGACATGTACAACAGTGTCGGATGGCACACCGCGCAGTGTCGAGAACTGGGTATCCCCAGGGTGTGGGAGGGGCGCTCTGACATATACCTGCACATGCTCGCCAGCGACAACCCCAGACACAAGGACGTCCTCTTTAAGGAGATGCACGACCATGTTGACAAGGCCGCTACCAAGTACTTGAACGACGAGTCCACTAGCAAGGAGGCTGGGCTAAGAGCAGAAGCGGCAGACAGGGTACAGTCGGGGCGGTTCTCCACTGAGCCACCGGTGCGGACCACGTTCCATGAAGGGCCAGATGGGGAGCGTGTACCGGATAGTTTTGGTGACTGGAACCATGAGGTGGAACGAATCTGGGAGTCGTCACCCAAGGACCGTCACGCATTAAAGAATCGGGCACCGGTCCTCATTGACGCACTCCGTCGTGGTGACGCCAAAACCTTCAGGGAGCAGATGGACGCCCTGAAGAAGGAGACAACCGACATTGACTGGTGAACTTGTGTGGGCCATGTAGCGTCTCCATGTGACTAACACGACACAAGAAGCCGGGCAGCAGGCAGAAAAACCCTGCTGCCCGGCTTGCTCTACCCCCACAGCGTGACCTACAATGACCCGTATGAGACGTAAACGAGTACCAAGCCACCAGAGAGTCAAGAATGTGACCCTCCGGGAGGCCCTGGAGGGTAGGGATCCTGTGGCGTTTCTGTCACGCCAGGTAGAGAGACACACCATCCACCGTGTCAGCCCGCACCTGGCTGACCTAAGGATGCACGACACACAGGGACTGCACAAGGACGTGCTCAACCATTCCATCAAGGTACTCGCTAACGCTATCCACATGGAGGACCACGGACTAGATGTTGTTCTACGTGCTGCCGCCCTGCTGCACGACATCGGTAAGCCCGCCACCCGACTCATCACCCCTGACGGGAACGTATCGTTCACTCATCATGAGTTCGTGGGTGCACGCATGATCCCCAAGGTGCTTGCAGGGCAGGGGTTTAGTACCCGTGAGGTTAGGCAGGTGAAAGAACTGGTGCGCCTGCACATGCGGTCTCACGGATTCCGAGAATCCGGTCGAGGGGCGTGGTCTGACTCTGCTGTGCGCCGGTTCATGCGTGACCTGCCAGAGGATGAGAAGCAGGTACGTCGCCTGTTTATCCTGTACCGCAGTGACATCACCTCCAAGAATCCGAAGCGTCGAGCCAAGATACGTCGCACGATTGACAGACTGGAGGCCGCCATGGACCGAGTGAAGGCTGCTGATGAGCGTCAGGCGGCTAGGCCAGCACTGGATGGTCATGACGTGATGCGATTGTTCGACCTAACCCCTGGGCGTCGTCTGGGTGAGGTAATGCGGTTCCTGAACAGTGATGAGGGGATCAGGCTGGGTCGAGTGGAGGCTGTTGAGGCCATCAGATCCAGGTTTCCGAACCTCGAACCAGGATCCAGCAGTAGCGGCATAGGGAACACGGACGGGAGTGGTGTATGGTGACTCATCGTTTCGGCAAGTACCCGATTGTGCGCATTGATCGTGACGGGTCTACGAACATGGGCCTGTATGACCTGACTGTTGACGAGGTGGCCCTGTTGGAGGGTCTTGGCCCCGGTGTTTACGTGCTGTCTCCTGAGTTGTCTGACTATGCTGGCGTATTCTCGCCTCGTGGCGGTAATTGGGTAGATGCTGCTGGCATGCGCATGGTGCCTGGCCCGATCCCTGGCGTGGATCTGAGGATGGTGGAGAAGTCTTTCAAGGAGCACTACAGCCTGTGGATGGGTGATGTCGCCTGGGAGTACGCCCTGATCCGCGCATATGGGCGTGGTGATAGCCATCATTTGGGGAATCTTGTCGCCCATATGCTCAGATCTGTCACCACAACCAGTAGAACGTACTGGTATGGTGAGGTGTTTCTGATGCTGGTCGCCTACAGCAGGTTCCTGATCGGCTACTACGTGGATGACCGGGAACAGGCTTTCGGCCGATTCGTCCCTAAGAATCGTGACAGCATCCTGGAGGCGCTGCGACGCCGGTACGTGTCCATTAGCCCCAACACAAACCTGATTGCCCAGTCGATAACCCAGGGCGGCTTGTTCTGGTGGGGGAACATAACCCCTGAGACCCGAAAGATGATGTGCAGCATGACGCATGGGGAGGTCATGGACCTGTGTCGCACACCTGGTATCATCCCGTATCTGGGGCACGACACGGACCCCATGGTGCGTGAGTCCAGGATCCGTGAAATGCTGGAGACTCTGAGAGGAGAAAATGTGGATAGTACACATGGCCGCATTATGGCGCTCATCAACGACCCTGACAGGGACGTACCTAAGGGCGTGTCCCGGGCGGAGGTGGTTCATGACTATCTTGGGTCGGCCCTGTTCGTTACTGAGAACACCCCTAAGGGTATGGTTGACAGGCTTCTTACGCGCATGGAGGAGTTGGAGGGCTTGTCGGCGTTCGAGATCATGTGTCTCATGTACGCGGCCACTCACCCAACTTACCTGGTGCGCACCGGGTCCACTGCTGACGTGGTTGAACTGATCACTGAGGCACTGGAGAACAAGGATGAGAACGCTATCGGGTTCGCGCTTCTGCTCAAGGAGATCATCACCACCTATGATGGTCCGCTACCAACCTTGAAGGAGTGGCGTCAGGCGGTAGAATACGGCGGCGGTGACTTCCTGTTTATGGAGGGATCGGCTATGGTCATTCAATCAGTGTCACCGACAATTCGTCAACGATCCATCAGCCGGGATGTGATTGGTGACCTGGTTGCGTTCCGACACAAGTACGAGGCAGCAAAAAGTGACTATGCGTCCCAGTACCAGTGGCCCCCACGGTAGTCCTCCCCCTCAACTGCTGAAGTGGGTTGGGAATAAGCAACGGGTAGCGTCTCAGATTGTGAGATACTTCCCGGATAGGTTCGGCACCTATTTTGAACCGTTCCTGGGTTCTGGTGCTGTCCTTGGGGCTGTCGCACCCAGTTGTGGGGTGGCGTCAGATGTACTGGAGCCACTGATTGACATCTGGCAGGCTGTAGCGGATGACCCGGAGGGGCTGGTGTCTGCCTATGACAGGTGGCGCTCTCAGATCGAGATGGGGCGTGACCCTCGTGAAGTGTACGAGGAGGCCCGCACCGAGTTCAACCAGCACCGGCGGGGTGGCGACTTCCTGTACCTGAGTCGAGCCTGCTATGGTGGGGTGATCCGATTCAGGAAGAGCGATGGTCACATGTCTACGCCTGTCGGGTCACACACGCCGATCTCAACGGAGTCTATTCCACTGTAGTTCAACATTGTTACGTTATCCCAGTTGTATTGGCGCTCTCCACTGGCCTTGTGTTATAATACACACCAGTCAAGTCGTTGAGAGGAGGCTCACCAGAAGTGTCTGGATCCACCATTTCTCGCACATACCCGAGGGTACCATACGAGGCGTTCAGCAAGAATGGTGAGCCTCTGGACCTTGATGAGGTTCTGGATGGCATCAGGAGTGATGCGGAACTGGTTGCTCGCTACGCTTTGCGGGAGATGACTGAGCAGAATCTTGCTCTGGTGACCTACTTTGAGCGGTTCAAGCCCGCCGAGGCCGGTAGACGTATGGGATTGTTTCTTCCTGACGAGGTGAAGAAGCAGTTCAGGAGCGGGGCGTCACGGCTGGAGAGGATGTTTCAGGAGCAGGTGGTGTCCAACTTGTGTTCCTGGGCCGCCAGATCCGGAGTCGTTTCTGGAGGCTATACTGGCTATGTCTCGGCCGGATGGAAGAGAACCGTCAACGCTTCTAGACCTAATTCAATGCAGCCCAGATTATCTCTTTCTGCTGCTGATAAGCAGTACAGAAAGATGAGCGTCACTGATGAACGTATTGAATTAAAGATGGTTATCCAGGGCCAGTGGGTGACACTGCACTTTCCTGTTCCTTCACGATTTTTAGAGGCGGGTTGTGAACCTGGTGTTCCAGACATCTGGATCGATAAGAGTAACCGTGTGATGTTCGGTTTCCACGGCACAGTTGACCCTGGCCGCCCAAAATTCTCATCCAGGTACGTCATTGGCGTGGATGTCGGGGTTACTAACCCCGCCGCTTACGTGGTCTGGGATAAGAAGAACAAGGAGATTGTTGAGCGGTCCCTGCTCGGTCAGAGAGCACGTTCACTGAGCAACAAGATCAAGAGAACACAGACCCAGGTCGCATCACTGAGGCGTCAAGGTAGAGATGAGGAAGCGGTTTCTCACAGGGAGCATCTCTCAAACAGAAGACGTGAACTGAGCATCCTCATTGCTCAAGAAATCACAGACGCATCCTGGAGGTACGGTAACGCCATCGTGTCATTCGAGGACCTGAGCCACATCAAAAACACGATGATGTTCGGACGCTGGTTCCGAGGCGAGGTCTACAGGCGCACACGTGACATGGTTGAGGCCGACGGCGGGCGAGTCATGAAGGTCAATGCGGCCTACACGTCCCGAAAGTGCCACGTCTGCGGCGAGAACCTGGACATGCAGAACTACTCGCAGCCGCGCTGCACAGTGTGTAACATTACTCATCATCGGGACGTCAACGCGGCGGCGAACATCGCCCAGAGGGTGAACCTTGAGAAGGCTTGCCGGACCAGGAAGAAGCACGCCACAAAGAAGCATGTTCGCCGCTCCAGGTGTCATGTGAAGCCGTTGAAGCATCCTGGTACGAAGAACAGGCCCACGCCTAAGGCTCCACAGAACCAGCCAAATACTCACACCACCAGTTCTGGGAAGAAGGAGGTGAGTAAGAGAATGTGCCCCGCAGACACTAGGGTTTCTGCGGTGGACCACAGTACGTGGTTTCAGACAACCAGCGGCACGACGAATCCAAAGGAGAACCTATCTGTTAACACAGTGGATTGGTTTTATCCTAAGGAATAGTCATACTCTACTGCTCACGTACACTTTAGATGTTCTCAACACCCAGCCACAGGGGGCACAGAAGATAGGATGTGTAGGGTTATGACTGCCAGGCCTCAGTACCCGAAGGTAGCCTTGACAGGGCACAGGGTCTTCAACCTGAACGAGACGCAACGACGAAACATGGACGCTGGGCTGCCGCTCATTGTGAGAACGCTGGCCCGCTGGTACGGCACCACCACCCTGATCTCTGGTATGGCACTGGGTGCGGACATGATCTGGGCTCACCTAGCGGTCTCACACGACCTAGACCTGCACGCCTATGTGCCATTCACGGGTCAGGAGGCCAAGTGGACGCACACAGATCAGGCAGCCTACCATGAGTTGCTGAGCCAAGCGGCCATGGTGCGTGTGTTTGGTCATTCGTACTCGAACCACCTTTACCATGTGCGTAATGAGGCGATGCTGGTAGACTGTGACCTGATGGTGGCAGCATGGTGCCCAAGCAAGAAGAGGGGCGGTACGGCATCCACTGTCCGCAAGGCCAGAGAGTCCGGCAAACCTCTGCTGGTCCTGGATCTGGACTCAGGCGAGGTGAACTGGTTCCAGAAGTGAACCAGGATCTGTGTCACCTCCGTTCCAGCGAACACCAGAGCGTCCCCTTGCCATCCTTCCCGCTCTCTTACCTGCACCATCCACTGGGCACACCACACGTGACGCCTACTACTCCTTGTTTAGAAAACGTGTGAGAACAGGAGAAAACACCCCATAGCATCATGCCCCGCAAGTGTGTGTGGGCGCGGAGGTTCTTTCACGATGGCGACAGTCAGGTGGCACTTCAACCCGGATACGGGTCAGACCGGCAGGTGTAAAGCGGAGATCAAGTGCGATTTCGGTGAAGGTACCCCGCACTATGAGACCAAGGAGGCCGCTCAGAGGGGATATGAGGAGTATCAGGCCATCATTGACGGCTGGGTGAGCACACTGGGGCGTGAAGCCGTCTACGGGCCAGAAGATGACACTACCGAGGGCGTCCAAGATGTCAAGCAGGTGCAGGACAACTCAGGTGATGAGGACACCAGCGACGCTGGGCAGGCAGACGCTAACGTGGGTGACGACACGCAACCCAGTCAGGATGATCAGCAGGTACAGGCTCATGATGATGAGGAGGCCCGGATCGAGGCCCTGGATCAGCGAGCGTTCGAGGAGCACGACGGGCCAGACACGTTCACCATCCCCGCCGGTGCCGTAGAGGATGCCAGGAAACTAATCGACCGGGCCAACAAGCGCCTGGAGCGGGCTGGTATCAGTGAACGCTTCAAGATCCTGGAGGAGACTCCATTCTCGTACACGACTGTCAACGACCGCGGCTTTAAGGAGCACCGCAACTATGTGGCTCTGCGACTGAACCACCCGTCCATATCCTACTCCGGGTACCGGTTCCTCGCAGTTGTTGACAAGGCAGACAGTGGGCTGGTAGTGCGCGGAAGTGAAGAACTAGGCGGCTGGAAGCCAGAGAAGCAAGTCTGCGAGCACTGTGGGAAGAACATGCGACGCTCCAAAACCTACCTTGTGGAGGACAAGGAAGGCAACAGGCTCCAGGTCGGGTCTACGTGCATGAAAGCATACCTGGGGGTGAAGCCGGAGGGCCTGTGGGCTGTCGGCACGAACCCCCTGAACAAACTGGATCGCAGCAACCGCGGATACGGGGGCCTTGACATTGACAACAAGAGTGCTATCGCCTATGCGCTCGCCCTGTCTGAGAATGGCCACCACTTCGTGTCCAAGTCCATGTGGGAACGTGACTACAGGTACAAGGAAACCACCAAGGATCTTGTGTATCAGGCCATGTACGGGACAGATGGCCGCTGGTCCGCCAAGGTCGCACAGAAGGCTGAGGAGTACATTCGGTCTGGCCGGGCGGACGAAGTTCTTGAGCAGGCTCGCAACGTGAAAGGGGACAGCGACTACTGCGAGAACATGCGCACACTGGCTTCAGGTAAGTACATCCACAAGAAGCACCTCGGAATGCTGGTGTCCGCTGTCGCTATTGACGCCAAGAACCGGCGAGACGCTGAGAAGAAGAAGCACAAGGAGGAGGAACTGAAGTCCTGGACTCCTGGTTACGCTGCTAACGTTGGGGACAACCTGAAGGGAAGGCAGATGAGGGTGGTCCACAACCGCATCGTTGACGGGTACGACTACCATGGCAACTCGATCAGGAAATCTGTCGTCACTCTCCGGGACAAGGAGGGTCACCAGGTCACATGGTTCGCATCCCGCCCCATCCGGGTCAAGGAAGGTGAGGACATCACGTTGGGGTCTGCGAAGGTGAAGAAGCACGGCCAGTATGAGGGCGTGGATCAGACTGTGATCTCTAATGTGCGCGTACCGGGCGAGATGAGCCAGAAGGACTGGAATGACTACTACGGGTGACTTCCCTATCTACCAATGTTCTTATCGGCTGATCTTCACCTGGCCTGATGCTAGTGTGATTAAGCCGCGGGTTTGACATCTAGAGGCAGCAGGACTATGCTCCTGTGGGAAGTGCTGGCGGGTGGAGTGATATTCGCCGCCCACATGAATCAACCATGTATTATTTTACGTCCTCTTATTGATGAGGTTGCATCCGTGTCGTATCTGCTATTATTTTCTGCTGTTGCTGGCGTAGCCTGTGTGTCGTATACGGTCTTTGCTGTCATATCTAGGAGGCGAGCGCGTCAGGATGTGTCGGCCTCTGACGCGGATTGTGACGGCCTTGTCGCTAGGTTGCGGAAGCATCATGAGGTGAACTGCGTGAGTAGTCTTGAATCTACTGACGGGGACGTCTTGGACGAACATCGCCTGCTGATGAGGTCCAGGAAGCGCAGACGAGTGACCGGCCGGTAACGCGAAAATGATTGACGGGCAGAAGGCGACTAGCGTAGTATGGCCCGTATGATTATTTTGAGGATCATCGAGAAAATCCTGACCTACCGCGCCCACCGAGCCGTAAGGGCAGGCAATCAGGCATGGTTCACGGAACAGCAAGCCATGTTCCGTGATAGACGAGGATGATCTAAGGCAGGAGAGTCCTCCCGTGCGCCCAGTGTGATGCATATCATCTGGGTGCTTTTGCTGTCATTGACATATGTCTGCTATCCTGCATCCAGTCATTGATGTCTCAACCAGGAGTGATGATGCTTCCCCTCTCAACCAGGCAGGTTGCTATGGCTGCCATTTCTGCTGTCAGCGTGTCGGGGTTGTGCTTGTCTGCTGGCGTGGCCGCAGTCAGCATGTACCCGAACAGTATCAAGAGCGAGGTGGTCGCTGGCCGCACGATCTTGGAGCCTGACACAAATAGGGCGGGCGGGCATGTGCGTATCACTAAGATCGTGGACTGGGCACCAGCCAAGGAGACAACACGTGTTGACGCTATCGCCCCGAGGAAAGATACCAGCGTCAGCAATGATGCAACCAGTTCAGGAAAATCATACCCCAATGGTATCCAGGAGACCGTGCCACCTGCACCCTCAAGCGGTGACGCCACAAACTCACCGGGTAGCACACCGGATGCCACCCCCAATGCGGACGCCGCAGTACAACAGGGCGGCAACACGGCAGAAGGTAGTCAGGGCAATACGCCTCAGCAACAAGACTCAGGCTATGACTATGCACTAGACGTGCCTGGCTACTGCGGTGGTGGATGGGACTGCGCACAGACAGCAGTAAACTCTATGTCACTGTCGTATGTGTACTATGCCCCAAACTTCAGTATCATTGCGGGCCACAACTACGGGCCTGCCGGTGTTATAGCGAACTTCCGTCCCGGCACTGTCGTCAAGGTGAATGGAAATGGGGCGGGCCTGTATCGGGTGACCCACACGCACTGGATGCAGTACACGACTGACTACCAGCAGGTGCACGGTACCTTCGCGTTTCAGACCTGTGTGGGCGACCAGATCCTTCACGCCTATGCGGAGCGGATCGGCTGACGTTCACTCAGTAGTACTTCCTCCTGCACTGGTAAATGCTCGCGGGCGCCTCTCTGTCCTCCGTAAAGTCCTGTCGCACAGGTAGACGCATGCTGGCCGGAAGGCGAAAAACTTGCCGTCCTGCCGTGATATTCCCGCCACAAGCAAGAGCCAGGCGCCTACTCTCAAAAGACGTAAGCAGGAAGATGTGGTGAGATGAAGGCCAGTAAAAGCAATGTAGCGTCCCTAGCAAGTATCGTGCGCGACAAGGTGAATCCTGTGACGATTAGCGACACCAACCTGGTCGCCTACTACCTGGATGACATCACGGTTTTGTTTTCCCCGAAGGGCAACCAGGACGCCTTCTATGGGGTCGTCGTGGACGTGCTCGGGCGCACATTCCACATCGCAGCAAACCTCAAGGTACTTATCGAGGACGACGCCACAACCGGTGATGAGAATCCCGCAATCTATGAGATCGAAGAACCCTCACTGATCGAGTTCGTGAACAACTTCCTGTCTCTTCGCGTCCACCTGTTAGAAAAACTGGGTGTATAGCCGGTAAAACACTCACCAGCACCTCGGAGGCGATGACAGAACATGGCAGGCGCAACGAAATACCACATCGCACCACAAGGACCAATGTTCTGTGAGGCCGAGATCCGGGAGTGCCCATACGCCCAGGCGGGCGGCAAACACTACGGAGCCTTCGAGAAGGCCCAGCAGGTGTGGCGTGAGCAGATGGTAGAGAAGTTCGGGGAACTGGACACCCAAGGAACAACCCCAGGTCAACGTAGAACAGCCGCTGAAGCCATGGTGGACATACTGGAGAAAGACCACGACTTCCAAAAGAGGATGATCCAGTACAGGAACCGTGAGGCTGTAATCGCGTCCCTGAAGAAGAAGATAGCCGACGGAGGAGACCAGGAAGCCTTACGGCAGATGAAGGCGATTCACAACATGCCTCCCGTGCCGCCACCCCCTGGCCACCTTGATCTTTCCGCACCCCCGCCCCCTCCGCCTCCGGCACAGCAGGGCGAGTCTCAGGACACAGCAGTAGAACAAGCACCAGGGACACCGCCTACACACACAGAAGGATCCCCCTCAGAAACACAGCCTGAGACACTACCCTTCCCTGACCATACACTCACCCCGGACGGCCACCCGCTTCCACCCCCTCCGCCTCCTGGGAACCAGATGCCGTCACAGCAAGAGCGCCCGGCAGAGCAGCCACCGAGAATCCCAGTCATGGTTGGTGACGGCGCTGGTGTTGGCTGTAAGCCGCCGCTGCGGGAGCGTTTCAGAGGCATGTTCAAGGGGATCCGTATAGCGGCCATGGGACGGGTACGTCGTCTTGGTAACTCTCAGGGTGACCGTCTTAGTCGCCACCAGGTGTCTATGATGAGTGACGCTAGGGACAGGCGACCACTGACGCCCGCACAGGTACGCAGACAGCGACGCATGGATGCTTTCGCGCGCGGTGCAGCCCAGAAGGCAGTCGCGGCAGAAAAGGCCATCAAAGACGCCTACAACGCTCCCGGGAAGACAGTCTACAAGAGGCCTGCCGCCGTGCAGATAGGGGACGTGGACCTCAGGTACGGTAAGGTGGTGGGGGTCATTCAGCAGAGTTTCGGAAACAGGGTTATCCAGTTCCAGAGGGGCGACAACAGCACAGTTGCGCTTAGGCTGAACCACGACCACACTTTACACATTCGGGGTGAGTCCAAGAGGGAGAAAGTGGAGCGTAACCCTATCTTCCGTGGTGCGAAGCGGGCCTACAAAGAGGTTCACTGGATTCTGACTGCCCCGCCGCCCCGCTACGACAAGTATGATGAGGCGTGGCAAAACACCTCATCTTCAAGGGCTCACCAGCAGAACGGGCGTCGAGCAGTAGTACGCGAATCCTAACACCGCCACTTCATCACCCGCTCGTTTCTTCATGTGGGTTGGTGATCCGTTCCACCCGTTCAGGACCAGTATCGAAACGCACCTGACCGGGTGAGGTCTCTTGTTAGAATGCCAGGTAGTTGACGCCCCTAGCAGTCCCTTAGCCGACCATGTATCACACATCAGCGCAACAGGGGTTTTGCTGGGGTCGTTCTCATGATGTTGCCAGGTTGCTTGATCCTGTTGGAGCGTGTTTACAATGAGTAAGGTTACGAAGCGGGTTGTTGGCATGGAGATCATCTCTCCAGGCAGCCCCCCTGACATTGACTCCGACTTCTCTACAGTGAGCAAGGACCGGGCATATGATTATGTGTCCGACCTGTACGGCCATGACAACGTGTCCCATATTGTGACATTCAACACTCTGGGCGCTAAAAGCGCGTTCAAGCGCATGTGCACGATCTACAGTATCCCGTTTTCTCAAGCCAACCGTATCGCCGGAATGATGCCTGAGGGGGTAGAGGGCCACAAGATCACATTCAATGACATCTATGATGAGAAGTCAGACTACTATGAGGATGCCGCTGACTTCCGTGCCGCTACCTCCGGGTCTGAGTGGCTGCCAATCATCACTGGGGCCAGGTCTATTGCGAACAAGGTGCAGGGGACGGGGGTGCACGCCTGTGGCGTGATCATCTCGAACAAGCCGTTGACTGACACGATCCCACTGATGGTGGACAGCAAGGACGGGAAAGTCACTACCCAGTGGTCGTACCAGGAGTGTGAGGCGCTAGGCCTGATCAAGATGGACTTCCTGGGGCTGGACACGGTTGACCTGATCCAGCACACGGTCCAGTTCATTCAGAGGTCCGGTAAGGAGCCCCCGAACATGACTGAGATCATTCACGGAAAGATGGATGATGAGGACACGTACCGCCTGTTCCAACACGGCGAGACCATTGGTGTGTTCCAGTTCGGGTCAGAGATGGTGCGAGGCCTGCTGAAGCACATGAAACCAACCGAGTTCAACGACCTGGCAGCATGTACCGCTGTCGCCCGGCCGGGACCGATGGGCATGAACTCGCACACCATGTATGCGGACCGTAAGAATAACCTGGCTCCGGTTGAGCCGATCCACCCCGACTTCGTTGGGTCCCCTCTGGAGGAAATCCTGGGCGGCACCTATGGGCTGTGCGTACCAGCAGGAACCTTGATTGAGGACTCTACGACTGGGAGGCGCGTACCTATTGAGTCGTTCACAGAGGGGCACCGCACACCCTCCTGGGACCCGGACACTGGGAGTGCAGTACACTCGCCGGTGTTCAAGGTCATCCACACTGGCATGCAGGATGTTGTCAAGGTGTGCACGTGGGACGGCTGGGAAACAACCGTTGGAGTAGATCATGAGATGTTGACGCCTTCTGGGTTTGTGAAGGCAGGTGAACTCACTACCCATGACAGTGTTGGCGTCATCTCCCAGGGGCGCCTCAGGTGGGATCGCGTCACCACCCTGGAGGCTGCGGGTGTCGTGGACTGCTATGACCTGGATGTGGACAACACGCACACTTACCTTGTGGATGGTTTCGTCACCCACAACTGCGTCTACCAGGAGCAGATCATGCAGTTGGCGCAGCGGATCGCGGGCATGAGCCTCCAGGAGGGTGACAAACTCCGTAAAGCCATGGGCAAGAAGAAGGCTGACGTCATGGCGAAGATGAAGCCGAGGTTCATCCAGGGCGGCGTGGGCAACGGGTACTCCGAAGAGGCTATGAATAAACTCTGGGATATCCTAGAGCCGTTTGCCAAGTACGCCTTCAATAAGTGTTTACATGGGGATACAGAAGTTCTCACCAGTCAGAATACTAAGACGACGGTTAAGGATCTTTATCATAGGTTCAAGAATGGCGAGAAGAACATCAAGATTCTCTCCATGTTTGAGGGTGGAGGTCTGCACTTCCACAACATTTCTGAGATTGTTCAGACTGGAAGAAAACCGCTGTGGACAGTTGAAACTGAATCAGGTAAGACGATCAAGATCACTGAGAATCATCGTATGTTGACCACCAATGGTTACCGAACTATCAAAAGTGGTGGTATTCAGGTCGGCTCGGAACTGATTGATGACAAGTACTGGAACAACAGGTTCAGAACAGTTCAAAGAAGACCAACTCCTAGAAGAGGCTGGTCACATAAATCTATTTCTTACCACGAAGTCAAGAACATTTCTTTCAGTAGTGATGTTGACAAGACTCTTGCTGAGAACTATCTGATTGCTCGCGGTGCCATATTTGAGACCAACAAGATAATCTCATCTCCTAAAGAAGAGATCCTTGGCACTGCTGACTTCTTTGTCAATGGCACCTATTTTGAGATGGACAGCAAAGGTCTCGGTCGTCAGCACCTCATTGACAGCAAGTACGGTACTGTCCCGTTCGTTTACTTGACTCCCGAAAACTATAGAGACGAGATTGATGCCGCTCTTATGAGTCATCACATTAGTAGCGGCGACAAGGTGGTGTCCATCACTCCTCCAGAGGATCTTGGGGATGGGGCAGTTCTGCGCGAGATGACGTATGACATTACAATGTCTGATGACGGCCCAGCAAACTTCATCGCTAATGGTCTGGTGTCCCACAACTCTCACAGTGTCGCCTATGCGATGAATGCCTACCAGGCCGCTTATCTCAAGACCCACTACCCAGTTGAGTTCATGTCCGCGCTGGTGGCGCAGACTATCAGTGACCGGGACAAGACCCTGAACAATCTGCGTGAGGCCAGGCGTATGGGCCTAACCATGGGGACGGTGGACATCAACCTGTCTGAGGTGCGAATGGCCCCGGACTACTCTGGTGAGTCGCCGTTCGAGATCCTGTACGGTATCTCTGGTGTGAAGTCTGTCAGTGAGGACACCGCCCGTCTCATTGTTGCGGAGCGGGAGAGGGGCGGACGGTTCACGTCAGTTTACGACGCTGTGACCCGGTGTGTGGCCGCTGGGGTGAACAACAAGACCGTGCTGGTGAATCTTGCCTTAGCGGGCGCTTTCGACAGCCTGGAGCCGAATCGGAGGCGTGTTGTTGAGGCTATCCCCGCCCTGTTGAGTGTGGGTCGGGATGAGTCCTCCAAGGGCATGTCGCTGCTGGCTGCCTTAGATGTTCCTGGTGAGGACATTTTCATGATGCCGGACGTGGAGGATTACTCGTACACGGACCGCCTGGGCATGGAGGCTGACATGGTGGGCCTGTACCTGTCTAGCCACCCGATGGATCACGCCGACCTGTCCCCATTCGGTGCTACCCCATTGAAGGCTGTGGCGTCAGCGGCCAGCGGGTTCGGTTCTGGAACTGCAAGAGTGGTGGCGGCCGTGTCCGGTATCGAGATGAGGACGACCGGGCGAGGGAAGATGTGTACCCTGCATCTTGATGACGGTGATGGGTTCCTTTCTGTGCGCCTATCCCCTAAGGTGATTTCAGGGGTGGAGAAGTTCGAGGCGATGGAGGACATTAAGACCCGGTTCTGCAAGGGTGAGATGGAGGTGCCTAACTCTACGGTCGCCAAAGCATTGAAAGACGTGCCTGTGGTGGAGACGATCAGGCAGAACATGGTTTATGTGATGGATGTCACCTACCGTCGGATGTTCGGTGGCGGTCAGGGGAGTGTGCGGGTTGATAGCATCCGGCCGGTGACGTTCACCCATGACGGGGGCTTGCCGGTCCGGGTGCGCATTAACGTTGACCGACTTGGTGTGGAGCGGGCCAGGAAGGCGTATGTTGCGATTCCGCGCATGCTGGCGGAGAAAACCCCCGGCAGCACCCCTATCATGATCGCCCACTACCGGCCGGGGGACGGCACGGTGACGTCCGATGAGGACAGGTGTCGGTACGCCTTGGAGGTCATGAGGCGTGAGAATGCGGCCGCTGGTAGCAGTGACGACACTCGCAAGGGCAAGAAGAAGAGCGGCAGCCATGACACAGGAGGCAGTGGCGGTAAAACGCTCTCACTGCTCGGTGACGACAACGATCATGATGAAAGTGAAACCAGACCCCATGTGAAGGATACGGTTGGTAGGCAGTGGCCCACAGAGGTCCCGGCTGAGTTCATCAAGGGCAGTGAGGCGGGCGTGGAGGACATGAGATCGTTCGCGGACGCCTTGGAGTACAGGGACACTGGCCTCACCGTCGCCCCAAGCACGGATACCAGCAGGATCCTGGAGAAGTACCTGGGGCACGAGAACTACGATTTTGGCATGTATGTGCCGGTAGTTACCTATTCCTGACTACGCCTTTCACCAGTACAAGCAAGCACCTGTGTCACCCATCTCGACAGCAACACGGGTGAAGGTGCGCCCCGGTAGATATTCGGTGCATCATATTCCGGCCATGATTACGTCGGTTTCGTAGAGTTGAGGGCGCACCCGGTGGCGTCAGGAAGAGGGCACTGATGGCGTTCGAGAACCCGTTCCTGGATGACGACAGCCTGGACGAGGAGTACGCTACCCCTGAGGACGACCTGGATCAGGAGTTGGGGCTCTCCTTACCACCCACCAGTGGCCTTGATGGTGGGTTTGGTGGGCTGCCTGACCTGGGGGACCTGTCCAGTCTGGCCCCGCACCCGAGCCATGACGATCACCCTGAGTATAGTGGCGGCGACTACAGCGATGGGGATGACACCGGGGGATACGTTGATGAGGATGCTACCAGTGGCCTCAGGTACGCAAACGAGTACGAAGTCGGCGGCTACGACACTGCCAGGCTTGACGGTGACAACAGCGTTGATGGTGGTGACGGTGAGGGCTGGGATCGCGGATACCAGGACCATGATGAAACAGGTGTTGACGGCTATGATGTTGATGACGAGGATACTCTAGATGGGTTAGACCTGGACGCCCTTATCGATCAGAAGAAGTCAGAGATCGAGCAGAGGGGTTCCTTGTCAGGGGCAGCCGGTTGGGGAGGACTCGATGGTGACGGTGACTGGGGGTTCGATGAGGAGATGCCAGAGGACGACGAACCCTACCATGACCCCCGCCTGGATGAGGAAGACGAGGAGGATGAGGACTGGGACGAGAACCTGGAGGGTGATGACGACACGGATGAGGAGCATGTTCCTCCTGCTGGAGACCTGTTCGGTGGGGCCACAACAAGCACCCGCAGCAACCAAGGAGGCGACAGTGATGACGACAGCAGTGCCCCCAATGCAGGCGGAGAAGACGGCGGCAGCAAGACGGACGGCCTGAAAAGCATCATTGAGAGCATCAAGGCGAAGGTGACTGAGGTTGTCTCCAGCGTGCGCTCCGAGTTGGCTGGTGGCGACACGGGCGGCACGAGAGAAGGTGAGCCCAAACCCGACACTGAGGACATTACAGGCGGCGGCAGTGATGGTGAAGACCCAAGCGGTGGCGACGCAACCGAGGTCCCGCCCAGCAAGTCCCCCATGGGTGCCGCCCTGTCGAAGGTGACCGGCCTGTATGGGAAGTTCACTGGCGCCTTTGAGCGCATGATCGCAACCATTCTTGGCTGGGTGGGGAAGATACCTGGCATGGAGAAGCATGTGCTGCGTATCGTCATGACGACCCGCGTCGTGCAGTTCACCGCCAGGCTGATTCCTGTATTGATCATCCTTGGGGTGCTCGCCACGTTCTCCTACCTGTCGGTTGCCCGAGAGACCACCTCGGAACTGCCGGACAGTGGCTCTGTCACCATGTCCCAATTCTCCTACAGCAACGGTGGTGCCGCCCTTGGTGTCGTGAAAAACACCAGTGAGACAACAGTTGAGCCAGTCATTAACTTCACCGTGTACTCGATCCAGCCCACCCTGAACCCGAAGACATGGTTCATGTACCAGAAGGACCTGACCTGCCAGTCGGACCCTGTAACCCTGGATATTGGGGAGCAGAAGGAGGCTAGTGCCCCATGCGGCCAGGCCAAAGGGTGGTTTCCAAGAGTCAGCAGCACAGCAGAATGATGAAAAGAAGCAACATCAGGGTCACTCCCTTACCATACAGTCTGAGAGACAACAAGGGCGCTAACATGGTGCATGACGCCCTCGTGAAAGGCCAGCGCGTGTTCGGTACCCCTGGGGGGTTCATGAGCCACCAGGTGCACGACCCCAAGTACACTAGCGCTGAAGGGGCGGACACGAGCGCAGCAAGCGAGATGATGGACGCAGAGAAAGAGACCTATGAGGTCATCGAGGAGTGGCTAAAGGATAAGCCTAACGGCATCCACTTCTCCTCGGTGCGCCCCATGGATGAGCCTGTACCAGACCTAGACCCTGAGACCGGCCTTATCATGGGACACGACTTCGACCACATCATCCTGTTCGGTAACGAGATGATCATTATTGACACATTCAGGTGGCCGAAGAACAAGACTTACACAGTAGACAGCGACCACAAGTCTATCCTCATGACTAAACGTCACTTCCCCGGCAACCAGCCCATGACAGGCGAGTACATCGGTCGAATGACCAACCGTGAAGGGGGACTCCTGCCGGACGACGAAGACCTGAACTTCGTTGGCCTGGTCCTCGTGAACAACGACAAGGCAAAGTCCGTGTGGGACAAGAACTGGTATGAGTCCCACAACTTCAGGCTCGTGGAGATAGACCGGTTCACCGAGTTGCTAGACAAGAAGTACGCCACACTAGGACCAGGCGACCTGGACGTCATCAACTCCAACATCGTCTACCACATAGTGCAAAGATGCGTGCAGCCGTACAATGAGTTCCGGCGCGTGATCGGGGAGAAGCACCTCAGGGAGTTCATGTGACCGCCACCACACAACCATGACAACAGGCGTTGAGATCACGGCTCCGAGTAGCAAAGTCACCGGGAACCGGCTACTCAGACACCAGGCCATCCACCAGGCACTCCAAGACGGACGCAGACACTTCGGGGTAGCAGGCGCATCCCTCACCCACCAGATCGACAACCCAGCCATAACCTCCAACTTCAAACCCGGTGCGATCAAGGCTGGCATCTTGGGTGAGCAAAAGACCTCCAAGGTAATCCGACAATGGATGACCAGGTACCCGGCAGCCGTACTCATCGACTCCGTACACATCAAAGACGCACCACAGAACACGCCCGCCAGCACTGGATCCAGTGATGCGGATAAGCCAGACACAGATCATATTCTCATCATCGGAAGCCACGTCATTCTCATCGACTCCAAAGCCTGGAAAAGCAAACGCAAGTACACCGTCAACGACAAAGGCGTCGTACTGCGCGGCGGAAGAACCTTCCCCGGCGGCCATGTTCACGCCAGGCAAGCGGCCCACCTATGGTCACGCCACCTAGGTGGAAGCGTCAAAGTAAACAGCATCGTTTGCGTCAGCAGTGACAAAGTGTTCGTCCAGTTCAACAAAGAGTGGCCCAAACAAGGCTTCCAACTCGTGTCTCTGGACAACCTCACACGCATCCTCGACTACAGGGTGAGCCGTATGAGTCCCAAGGATACTGGCCGGATCAGGACCCCGCTGGTGGCTGAGGTGGCAGCATTGTGCATCAAGCCCTACATGAGATTCCAGGAGTTTTTCGGCCGGGATATACGCCTGTAGGGGTAACCAACACCCTGTCTGGGGTTGCAGGCGTGTGCCACCAGCCCCAGGCGCAGACCCCAGTACCCCAGGGGAGTGTCCTTTCACAGCCCTTCCAAGGCGCGAAAACGTGACCGGGCACACCCATCATCCATGCGGCAGCCAGATGAGCAGTTAAAAGGATGCCAGATGGTTTCAGAGTGCGCCCGGCCACAGTCCCTTACCTAGCCACTCAACCCACAATAAAGTCAAGGTGTGGCCACTCAGGAAGGGAGGACTGTTGGGTCAGGACCTCATAGTGAGTTAATGAAGTCGTCACCGGTCTCCGTGGAGGAGGATCCGCCTCCCGAAGTGGGGGCCTGGCCGCTGATGATCATTGAGGCGGTCTGCACCTGACGGTTGTGGTAGGCGTCCTTGGCCGCCTCAATGTCCGCCTCGGCCTTCCTGATCTTAGCGAAGGACTCGGCACGCTTCCGGACGCCATCCTCCTGCTGCTTGCCCAGAGTGTCGTATACTTTCTGGAGGCTGGCGGAGATGTCGTCAATTGTGCTCAGGTCGATCAGGGTTGCGTTGTTGATCTCGGCGGCGGACTCGGCCATGGAGGCGGTCTGCTGGAAGGCGTTGGCAATCAGTTTGTTGATATCCTGAACAACAGCCTGATTGGTTTTCGCGGCACGCTCAGTATCAAGAGCCTGCTGCCAGATCACCAACTGGTGGCGGGCTGCTGGGACGGCGTGCTTACGGATCATCTGACACGTTTCCAACGTCTTCAGGCTTGTGTTGATGATCGTGGTGGAAGACTCGATGTTCATTCGGGACAGGAAGAACTGCTGCCTCCACGACAGCCAGGTGCGCTGAATCTCACCCAGTGCCTCAGCATACTTCTGGTAGTAGACTCGAAACTCTTGAACCGTGTAGTACTTTCCGTCGAAGATGACGGGGGCTCCATCACCGTTCACCTCGGCCGCGTCCTTGATTGCGCGGATTCTTTCGGCCCGCTCGCTGGCGATGTTGACAACCTCCTCCAAAGTGGCGAGAACCTGCACCATCTTACGCATGGTTTCGATAGTGGTCTCACGCATCACCTTACCTCGGGCGGCGTTCTCACGGAGGCGAGTCTCAGTGTCCTGCAACTTGCTGACGGCCTCCTCCATCTTCTCTGAGATGTTCATGGCGTCTATCTGCATGTCGCGGCGGCGGGCCTCGATGCGTTCCTTGCTGTCGCGGGCCTTGTTCTTCACAGCCTGGAGGAACTGGGCTAGTTTGCCAGGATCGTTGTACTTGTGCTGGAAGCCGTCTAGTTCACGGATGATGTTCTTCATGATGGACTCGGCTTCGGGCACGGAGATGTCCTTCTGCTCCTCCAGTAGCCGCTTGGACAGGGTGTCTAGTTTCTCCATGACCTGGCGGCCAAACTCGATCCGGTAGGCGTCATCATCGATCATCGAGTCAGCGATACTGGGAGCCTTGGCCTTGATCTTCTGCTGCTGCTCCTCGGGCAGGGAACCGAGGAAGTTGTCTGCTGCATGTAGTTTGTTGCTGGAGGAGTTCGCGCCTTCTGGGTTCAGGGAGCCGACGACAGGTTGTGGCTTATCTGCCTTCTGTTCCTGCTGAGCCTTCATGGCCTCAACCTCAGGGTCCTTCACCTCAACGATTGTCGGTGCAGCCTCAGGCTCGTCGTCCTGGGGGATAACAATGTCATCGAAGTCCAGTGCCGCTAGTGCCGGGTCACTAGAGATGTCTGTGTTAAAGTCCGTGCTTGTGCTCATAGTTCTTTTCCTTTGTGCTGCTCGTCTAGAGTATGGGTTGACTTATTTTAATCTAAGGGCGTGCTGATTGTGGACCTGTGTCCCTTCGAGAGGAGGCTCTGAGGATTGGGTTTACATGGTAGCGGCCTGAGTGCGAGCCTCCGTCTCGATCTCAGTGGGCCATGGGGTCAGTTCCTCTACGTCCGTGGCGGGGCCGAGACTGAGGATGTCGCTGTCGTCGATTTGCTCGATCTTGCTGTCCTCGGTGTCGCGGACGAGTGTGTCGAGGACACTCATGTTGAAGTTGATCTCTGTGGACTCTGAGTTCTTGAAGGAGATCGTGTCCCTCTTGACTCTAGCGATCATATTGTCGATAGTCTGCTGGATACGGGCGACGTCTTTCTCTGGTTCCTTGTACTTCTTCTTAGTGTCGAAGTCGAGGATCCTTGCCACGTACTGCCCCTTGTCCAGGTGAGGGTTCAGCATCTTCAGGGCGTTCGTGTAGAACCGGTAGATGACTGCCCTGTCCCCACCATTCAGGGATGTCTTGGCCTGTTCGTTCATGAGGCTCAGGGCCTCACCAAATTCGTTGATCTGCTGTGCAGCCTTCCTGATGTCCTGATTCCCCTGATACTGCTCATTCTTCATCATGTCCCAGTAGATGATCTTCAGATCGTAGACAGCATTGTAGAAATCTGTCCGAGCCTCTTCCACCCACTCCTTCATCTTGTCCGGCTCCACACCAGTATCCTCGGTTAAAACCTCGCCATCGTCCTTACCTTTGGAGAAGGCTGCCACGATCAAACCCACGAAGAAAAGGACAGCAGCGGTTACAGTTGTACCTATGAGTACGCTCATTTCTTCACCCCTTCCAAGATTCTCTTCCTGTGCCTCAGTGCCCCTACCAAGTTCACGTGACCTAGAGGACACCATCTTTCTGCGCGTAATTGTAGCACCCACCACACCGTAATGTCAAGCACCACACCCTCCCTTTTACAGGGCTGCCGTGTCCTTCAAGATCTTCTCCATGGTGTCGCCACTGAGGTCACCAATCTGGTCCAGCAACTCCACTGACTCGTCATCTGATGAGTCATTGCTCAGCATCTCCATGTCTACGTTAAGGTTGAAGGTGCCGGACTCGTTGATGTTCACGATACGCTGGTTCAACTTTTTGACAACTTTCTCCAGGACGTCAGCAACGGCGCGGGCCTTCTTGTCTGGGCTCTCCCAGTTCTCCGGTTTCCTGACGAAACTCTGGAGCGCCCTCTTGCCCACAATGTTCAGCACCCTGGTGAGTTGATCCTCTATCTCCGTGTTAATGGTGAGGAGTTCCTGCTCCTGGCCCTGTTCTTGCACCGTGGCGTACAGGCGGTTGACGGTTTTGATGAGTTGCCCCAGGGTGTCCCGGATGCTCTCGGTCGCCTCCTGGATCGCGGCCAGTTTCTCCTTCTCGTCCACGCTCTTCCTCGGTACCTTCGACAGCCTGGACTTCAGGATAGTGTTGGCTGCGTCAATGTCAGGTATGGTCTTTTTCAGGGCCGTCAGGAGGGTGTCAACCTTCTTGCTCTTACCGCCCAGTCGCTCCCGTTCAGCCTCCTCCGCCTTGGCTTTCTCCTCAGCGATGAGACGTTCCTTCTCGGCCTCCTCCTCAGCCGCCTTCCTAGCATCCTCGCGTTTACACATCCAATCAGAGAACGACTTAATCCCGGCCCCTAACGTGGCGAAAATAACAACGATACCAACAAGAATGACCCCAAGTTCAAGGACCCCATTGAGAAATTCTTTCGCCTCCTCGTCTGCCTTCTGCTTTGCGGCTGCCGCCTGTGCATGAACCTGGGATACTGCACCAGTGATACTGCTGGCGTGACCCATGAGCCATTCACCAGACTTACCGGCCTCAACCTGAGTGTTATCCGGGATGATGGAGCCGAGTTTCGCGGCCATCTCCTTGTTACTTGATGCGACAGCGATGGTTTCTTTGCCGTTGCCCCTGCCTTGAAGGACGACGATGGAGGCCGCGTGGCTACTGTTGCTGGCGATACGCTCAGCGATGGACGCTGCCGTGTCGTCTGGGGCTGCGTTCTGGGGGACGACGGTCACCTTCACGTCGGAGTTTCCAAGAGCGTCAGCAACCTCTTGACCCCGGTCCAGTGTGGTGCCGTCCATCTTGTACACAGTGTACTTGTCCTGTGCGTTGACAGCCTTGTCAATGCTGCTGGATACGGTGCTGTTGTACTGGTTGAGTACGCCAACACTTTTCCCAGAGACATCCCCGCCGAGGCTCTTGTAGCGGGCGAGGATCCTGCCGGACGAGTTGTACAGGGTGTCTCCGGCGTCCTTGACCTCAGTGCCAGTGATGGTGGTGACAGCGTTGGCAAAGCCTTCCAGGTTGGATGAGGCGACAATCTTGTCTGTGCCGTTGTTCTGCTTGACGACCATGATAACCGTGTCTCGACTGGAGTTAGCGTTAAGGATCGCTTTAGTCGCGGTCTGCGGGTCTGCGCCACCCAGGTCGTTCTCCTTGACTACAGTCAGAAAGACGTCTGTGCCTGAGAAGTTCGCACCAATGTCGTTACCGAAGGACAGTTTTGCGTCATTCTGCCGGTAGACGACGTATCTACTCACGTTGTCGTTGGCGTCCTTAATGATCTGGTTGACGTCCGCTGAAGCCACTGGGGACAGTGCAGTCACCCCTAGGCCGACGGCAGCGGCCATGGCACCTGCTCTTATGCCAGTCATCTGCACCTCTCTCCTGTTCACTCACCAGTTGCAGGGTGAGCGTATACTAGACCCGACCTTCTTAGATCCTGGCTGGCCCATGGGGTTCCTGGTCTGCTAGATGGTGCAGAGCATAGCACAGGCCACACCGGTGCGCAAGACCCTACAGCAATGACCCCCACATAGGGTGCTGGTCGCTCTGTGAAAGTTACGTTATGGTCGTCGATATTCGCCACATAAATGAGTTTCAGTGCCTTCACAGATGGAGATAGCAGTGCCTTTCATCCCTTACAACCAGGATGCCGCGAACAAGTTGCGTCAGGAGATGAGCAACCACCCATTCTTCAAGGACCCAGAGACGTTCGTCGCAATCTTCAACCAGGGGTTCCTGAACAAGCGCGACGATGAGATCGTGCGGATCCTTAATGAGATCGAGTCAGCCTTCAAGGATGTCAAGGTTGATAACCGTCTTGGTGTTATCACCATGCTGTCCGAGAGCGAGGTGTTCCTTGAAGATGCTGTGCTCAGGGTTGAGGCGTGGGCGTCCGTGCTGAGAACTGTCCGTAAGGTTCAGGACCACATTAATGCTGACAAGTTGGGGAAGGACGCGACTCTACACTTTTTCAAGGACAAGTCTCGCGTCACAGTCTCAGAGGTACTGCGGGACGAGGAGGGCCACACTGTTGATGGCGAAGCCCTGATGACGCTGAGTAACAGCGACCTGGAGGCTGTCAGCGCGGTTGAGGGCGCACACGCCACCGGCAATGGTGTGATTGTGCCTGTCGGTGTGCTTCTGCGTGTCGGCGATCAGTTCCTCCGTCAGGTGGCTGGATCTATTCCTCCGATCCGTGGTCGCCATGAGGGGCAGTGACCCCAATCTCCCTTGATAACCACATAGAGCAAAGGCGGGTCAGAGAGTGCGGTTGATCTCTCTGACCCGCCTTTGCTGCATCTGTATCTGCCTATACGACTTGCCGCTCAGGCAGTGAAGTCAGAATGGCTTATGCTTGGGCTCTGCCTGGCCCATATGCTCACCACGGATAGATGATCTCTTCCATGTCGCTGCGGGTGAGGTGATTTCCTGACAGCATAGCGTCCTCATGGTCTCGGAACATGCTGGGCTCATCGAGGCAGGAATAGTCAACCATCCTGATGGTGAACGAACGGGTGGGGGCGGTATCGTCCTTTTCCCAGTTGTTCTCATTCTTCACCTCCATGTGTAGGGTGAGAGTGATGCTGGCTGTTTTATGTATGGGGTTGTTGCGGGCGGCCGCCCAGCGAAGGCGGCGGGGCTGACAGGAAGGGATCAGGGTTGTCATGGGGCTGGCTTTCTGGCTCGGCTTGTGGATGTTACAGGCCCTAGTGTATACCCTGTCATCTGTCAGTGCCAACCAGAAAGATGTTTACTGAGTCACAATCACACTTGTACCCCATTTATATACAAGCAAAATGATGGAACGAGATTGTTCCAGGGGTTATGTTCAGGTGACTTGTGAGGAGGAATCTCCCACAAGTCACCCTACAAGTTGCGTGCGCTCAGTCGTGCACGATCTCGTTGACCATGTGGCTGACTGCCGCGTGGGTGTCAGCGTTGGGATCCACAAGGATCCGCCAATTCGCGCACTCCAGCAGGGGGACATCACTGCGGGTGTCACCGAACGCTACGACTGAGGGGTAGCGTTCCAGGTGCAGTCCCTTCAGGTAGGCTCGCTTGGACTCGCTGGTGAACATGCCATGGTACTCGCCGGTGAAACGACCCTGGGAGTCTGTGAGGTATCTGGTAGCGGCGGTGTCAAACCCGAAATGTGCGCCGAGTTTGTCTACAAGAAACGAGGGGGAACCGCTGACGAGGACTACTCTGGTGCCTCGGCTTCGCATGAGGCGGAGCCTGTATAGTGTGGTGTAGAAGTTAGCGGGGTTGCTGGCAATGAACTTGACATACTCGTCAGCCATGATGTCGGCCTCCGTCTTGCCGATGATGGCTTCACGGTACGCCTCAGCGAGGTCCTGGATCAGGGGCTCATTCTTCTGGTCTCGCCGCCACTGATCCGGTAGGTCGCCCAGGTCAAGGATGTTGGAGTCGTGGAGCAGGCATGCGTGCCTCAGGACGAGGGATCCTTTGATGATGGTCCCATCCACATCGGATAGGGCGATTCCGCTTGCGCGGCTGGTGCGCGGGCGTGTCGGGCAGCCAACGTTCCTCATGTTTCGGTTTTTCTTCGCGTATTTACTTGCATATTTTGGCATGGTGCGAACCATATCACGGGCTCTTAGCACGTGTCAAGGTGATGTGCGTCTCATGCTCATACGCTATGTCGGCGGACTAGCCCGCACCAGGGTGCGTGACTATTATTTACGCTAGGTTTCTGCGTGACTTTTCCACTAAAGCAGCGTCACTGAATACTGTTTACGGGTGCATTTACCTCATGTCTTAGGTTATTGATATTTGTGCCGTTTACTGAAACGAGATAAGTGTTCAGAATTTTACGGACGCTTTTCCAGTAAAAGGGATTTATGCAGTATGAACAAAGGTGTCTACAAAACCGCGGTAGGGATCATAGCCGCAGCATCCACAATAATCACTGGTCTCACAGCACTGTCGCCAACGGCACAGGGTGAACCCACCCAGCAAATCCACGTATCCGCATCCAGAGGGAACGACGCTGGGGACGGCAGCCAGACCCACCCATACAGGACGATCCGCACCGCCCTGAAAACAGCCAAGGATGGTGCTGACATCACTGTGGAGGGAGGAACCTACCGTGAGGGTGAGTTGTGGGCGACCAAGACTGTGAACCTGCACGCGAAGGCCGGTGAGCAGGCGGTCCTGTCCGGCGCGGAGGTGCCCACCAACTGGGTGCAGGACGGCCGCACCTACAGGGCCGACAATCAGGTGAGACACTGCACCGTGTGCACAGTGAACTCAGACCCAAGGAGAGAAGGTCTGGCCGCGCACCCTGAGCAGGTTTACGTGGATGGCAAACCCCTCCGCCAGGTGCTTTCACTGGGAGAGGTGGACGCTGGGTCATTCTATGTGGCCGACAGTGATCCAATCACCACGAAGACCCCGAACAACAACACGTCCGGTTATAACGTGAAACCGCATCATGGCACCAGCGTCCACATCGGCGTCAACCCGGCGGGGCACACGGTGGAAGTCGTATCTCACTCGCGTGCCCTGACCATCACTGGCAACGACGTAGAACTATCTGGGTTCAGGGTAGAGAAGTATGCACCCCTCCAGTCGTGGAACTACCGCGACCCAGAGATCGATTCCCTTGTGGGTGGAGCCATGGTGTTTGTTGTTGGTCAGCGTAACCACATCCACGACAACACGTTCACCCAGTCCACTGCCGCGACCGCCTTAGCACTGAGTTCATCGAACGGCTCCAACGTGCACCACAACCAGTTCACAGGTAACGGTGGCGGAGGATTTGGCATCAACCGCGCCAGTGACGTCACTGTTGAATACAACACGTGGTCAAGCAACAACCAGGCCGGGTTCATCACCTCAAACTGCGGAGCATACTGCACCCTGGGGGACACGAAGATCACCCACTCTGAACGGATCCGGTACGCCTACAACACACACGACTACTCCAGTGTCGGCTATGACAACTCTGACCCGAACGTGAACTCACCGTACAGGCTCAACGGGGTCTGGTTCGACGAAGGCGTCATGAACTCTGCCATAGTCAACAACTTCTTCACCAATGTCGGGCGGGCCGCCATCATGGATGAGGTGTCCAGCCATAACGTGATCGCCTCCAACATTATTGAGGCGTCCAACATGGGTGTGCTCATCTCAGGTAGCGACAGGGACGACCTCTACAACAACACCATTGACGGCACCTTGGACCCCATAGTGATCCAGGAGGACGACCGCACGAAAGGGTGCAACGCCCGCAACACTGACGGCTCCTGCCAGTACCCGGAGTCATGGTCCGTTGCCAAGGGACTGTCCTGGGACACGACCGACACCAAGGTCTACAACAACATCATCTCCAACAAACAGACGAAGCAACTCTCCTGGGACAAGTGGCGTCACCTGCTCATGCTCAGAGTCACCGGACACACCAACTGGGACGGCTCCAAGATCTACGCGAACCAGATGATCTCCGGAATCGACAACAATACTTATGTTCGCGCCAGCACCCAAAGCGAGCCGTACACGCTGCACTGGCACTACGCCCCAGGTAACGGCAATAGCGTCAGTTTCAACGCCCAAAAGGTCAGCGACTTCACCAGCAACTCGAACGTCACCAAAACCATTGACGGTCGGGAGGCGTACGCTAGCGACATCATGAGGGCGCGTGGTGGCAGCGGCTTCTACCGAAACCAGGCGAGAAACATCACCGACTACAAGAGCAGCGACTACCGGCTGGCAGACAGGACTCAGGTGCGCACTGGCCGTGGGCTCCCGCCCCATGTAGCCAAGGCTATCGACCCTACCGGAAGAGCCCTGAAACCGAATGTGGTGGTGGACCGTGGCGCATTACTGAACTACTACCAGGGGTTTGCATCCACCAGTAGTAACGCCCGCACCAGTGACATCAAGGCTCTACCCAATGGAGACCAGGGCGAACCAGAGGGCGGGCAGTCGGCAGCACCCAGCAAGCCGACCACGGAGAAGCCCGCTAGCCCAACACCCTCAAGGAACCCTCAAACAGAACGCGCCAACTACCTGAAACCTCACCCGCGCCGCGACCAGTTGAGGCAGGGAGCCCAGATCCGGCTTACACCAGACTACAGCACCCACGCAAAAAAGGTGGGTGAGCGCATGTACTACACTCTCACCATCAAGAACACTGGGCAGCCAGCAGCGTTCACCTACACGAGCGGAGACCTGACTGACAAGCGAGCCAAAGCCAGGTGGGGTTACGTGGGTACCGGAGAGACGAAGACACTAGCCGGGGTGCTTTACCACACAATCACACAGGCAGACATTGACAGGGGCTACTACTCGCCTGAGGTTACGTTCACCAGGTATGGCACATGGTACAGGTGGGGTCAGGGTACGTATACAGTGAGAGGTGACGTCTGGGAGGTCGGCAAGTAGGGTCCAGCAACCTGGCCGTATGTTTCTACTGGGCGGATGGCTCGTCTTTCCTGACCCACCACGCCGCAGCCAGGCCGCCTAGCACTAGCAGTGGGGGCAGCACCCACAGGAGTGTGTTAGCGACACTGAACGACACCCGGAACAGCCCTGGAGCGCCCAGGAGGAACAGTCCGATCAAGGTGACCCACACGATGGACAGGGGGAGTCTGCTGCCACCCTCCTTGAGCCTGCTGGTGATGACGAACCCGGAACCGATCACACCGGCGAGGATGGCGATCACGAACACGGAGGCGAGCAGGAACGCCAGCAACTTGGAGACGAGCCCGATTAGTGCTATTGCAATGGTTGCCAGTGGGATGAAGGCAACCAGGATCAGCAGGACCTTGAACAGGGTGCTCATGGGGCTTCCTTTGGTGTAGGAGTTGAGGAACTTCATGTGTATGTCTCCGTCTTCGAAAACAGGGGTGGGTGTTTGTTACGCCGCCATGCTACCCAGTAAGATCAACCACACCTGGGTTGTGAGCCATCGCTGGCTACTGGCGGGTGGTGTGATGCGTCACCTCATGTCAGGTTCTCTTGACACCTCCTAGTAGTCGCCCCTATAATGCCTGGCAGAAGTGTACTTGGCGTACAAATGCAGAAGGAACGGGAAGTCTAGATGACGAAGGATAACTTCAACGCTGTCAGCAGTCGGGGCAACAACTATGAGGGTATCGACACTCATTTTCTGGGGCCTTACCTGGAGTTTGACGAGACAGTGCCACTCCAGGAGGGGTACGAGACGCTGAAGGGGTTCATCAAGGCGCGCAGTGAAGATCCGGAGTATCAGGAGATGCTTCGCCAGCGTGACGAGTTGCGGGAGCGTATCTGGGGGCACAACAAGAGGATTGAGAAACTGCGGGACCCGAAAAAGCGTGACCCGCTGGTTGACAACATGAAGGATGCGACCCAGGTGCAGATCCGGGACGCGATTCTTGAGGTGCGACCCGACTTTGAGGAGTATGCGGCTCTGCGCAACCGAATCGACCAATGGCGGGCACCTGCTGCTGCCGCAGCCCTCGTCGCGTCCCAGATCCGAGACAGGTTGGACAAGGATGCGGGCGTGTTCCTTGAGTATGATGATGACTCTATCGGGGACCTTGTGACTATTGGCGAGTTCGAGATCGGTTCCCCGGAGTGGCATGCTGCACGTAATGCGGGTGTGGGAGGATCTGACGTGGGTCGTATCTTGAAGGCTGGTGACCCGGAGTACGTTAACGAGGAGTATAGGGCGTTCCTGACTGAGAAGGCTGGGGTGGCTGAGGTAGAGGAGCATGACCGGTACGACTTCACTACCGCCATCGGCCGTGGGTGCTCGTGGGAGGAGTATATTCGGCAGATGTTCACCGACATGCACCCAGAACTGAACGTGGCGTTCTGTAAGACGTCCTGGGCTGGGGCTGGCTTGGACGCCTACCGGCATGCGAACTTTGACGGCCTGCTGCTGAATGATGACGGTACCCCTGAGGGTGTCCTGGAGATCAAGACCGGCACCGTGGACCCCAGAAAGTGGGGGCCGTCCGGTAACCTGGATGTGAACGACTACTACTCGCCGCTTCGTGAGGGTCCCATCAACACTGACATGTGGCATAGTGACACCCCTTGGGATTGTCCGTTCATCCCCGCCCAATACCTGCTACAGGTCCTCTGGTACGCGGTGAACGCTGGCCTCAAGTACGGGATCCTGTTCGCTGTGCTTGACGACCATGATGTGCGTGAATACCTGATCGATGTAGCGAAGTTCAGTAAGTTCTTCCACTGGGTTGATCAAGAAGTCGAGAAGGCTTGGGCTAAGGTCGAGAAGTACCAGGAGAAGATCGCGGAAGGTAAGAACCCGTTCCCTCAGCCACGGAAGGGGTTTGCGAGGAAAACCAGTGTCAGTTCTGTCAGCAAGTGGCTCAGCCCCTACCTAGACATTGACGTCAAGGACGCTGGGGCCATCATCAGGGACTTCCATATGGATCTTGACCCTTACCGGCTGGCACTGGCGAGTGAGAAGACCGGTAACGATGACGACTTTGGGTGCGACTACCACCCCTATAACGACCTGTTCTTCAAGTACACCGAGATGTACCGGGAGCGCCCGTTCATAGGTATCGACCTGGAGACGAACCACCTGGCAACAAAGTTTGGTCGCATCATCGAGACCGGCGTTGTCAGCCTGAACAAACGCGGGAAGATTGAGGTCCTTGTTGACCAGTTGCATGGAGTGCCGGACCTGACCCTGGCTGGTGCCTCCACCGGTATGGTTGACGTACACCGCATCACCCCAGAGATGCTGAAGGACAAGCCACCGTTCGAGGAGCCCCAGTTCCAGAAGGATCTACTGGATATGCTCACTAGTGGCGTCATGGTTGCCCACAACGCTGGTTTTGAGAAACAGTGGCTCGCCGTGAACCTGAAGGGCTTCGCCGAAGCAATGGACAAGGACGGCATCAGGGTCCTTGACACTAGGATGCTCACATGGAAGTTCATGATGGATGCACCAGACAACACCCTGGAGTCATTCGCCGAGTACAACGGTATCCCATATGAGGGGGCTCACGCCGCCACCCAGGACACGATCATCATGATGCGCGCCCTGTGGCGGTTCATGACTTGTGTACGCGAGAACGGCAGGTTCATCACGCTACGTCCGACTGATGAGCAGAGGAAGAAAGAAGCCGCCCAGGTCACCCGGTAGAGGAAGAGAACCTTTAGTGGCGGATGTCACTTGTACCCTGATTTTCTGTGGTGATATAGTCGCGTGCGAGCGTCGTCAAGCCCAATCTTGAAAAGGAGAAGAAAGATGTCGCGCACCGACAAGGACGCCCCTAGCAGGGTGAAGATCGAGCAGATGGCTCGTCGAGGGGACCTTAGGGTTGAGCACTCGCACGGGAAGGATGAGCCTTGCCCTCTTGATCACATGACTCCTGGGGCTGGTGTGAACAGTTCTCGCTACGGGTGTTTCGTCCCTGTCTCTGAGTTCAGGAGGACGAACCTTATTGACGGGTGCGACTGCTACCAGGACACCAATAGGAGCATGAGTACGAGGCGTCAGGCTACCCTGAAGCGTGCCGCTGACGCCTACAACTCGGGCGATGATGACGAGTTTGACGCCCTGGTTGAGGACTACTCTATGGGTCGCGCTCCGCATGACTACCACTGCCCTTACCGTGGACACTGAGGGTCATCATGTCATCGCTGCATGGGGCCGCGTCGGAAGTTGCTCTAACATCTGACGCGGCCTCAGGAAGTGCTAGTCGGTGGTCACAATTGACGCCTGAATGCAGCAGTCAACTGTCCAGGCGGCATGTTGAGACTCTTCTAGGACGTTGTGACGCACACATAGGTAAGGGTCAAATTGTCGCCTATGGGCTCACTGGATCCACCCTGTACAACCTGCACACTCCATCCAGTGACCGGGATACAATCATCATCACTGACGTCAAGTCAAAGAAGGACTGGCACCGCGTGTTTGATGACGGCGAGGACGTGCGTGTCGTGTCGGTCTACTCTTTCGCCAGCCACATCCTGGAATCGCAGCCAACAGATGTTGACTTCCTGATGTCGGGCACCCTCACCTTCGACAACTCGCCTTACGAAACCTATCTCAGGTCGTTGCGTTTCGACACGAACACCTACCTTGACAGGTGCGAGTCCCACTCTATCGAATACATTAAGAAAGCGGCTGGGGACGAGAACAACAGGCGGCGACACAAGAGCGTCAAGACGGCTTTCCGTAACGCAGTCATGTTCAACCGGGTTCGACGCGACGGGACCAGGTATACGTCTTGGTTCAACGAGGGTCAGCGTAGACGCTTCTATGATCATCTTGGTGGCATCTATACGGACTTCGAGGCATACGGCAGAGAGTGGCGCCCGGCCCGTGTGTTTGAGATGCTTCTTGAGGTGGCGAAAGATGTTGACGGGGTGTAGTGGCCCCTTGGTCAGGGATAGCCAGCGTGGGCTATTGCGTTTGCCCCTGGCGCTGGTGACTCTTTGTGCTAGGGGTCGGTGTGTGGCCGTATCTTTTATGCGGTTGACCTTACTTCAACATAGATATATCGTATGACTATTCCTTGATATAAACCCAACCCACGGTATTAATGGGTAGGTTCTCCTTCGGAACTGTCGTGCCGCTGGTTGTCTGAAACCACGCATCGTGGCCCACCGCAGAAACCCTAGACTCTGCGGGGCACATCCCCTTACTCACCTCCATCTTTGGAAGAGACGGGTGAGCATGAGTCTTCGGCTGGTTCTGGGGCGCCTTAGGTGTAGGTTTATTCTTCGTGCCAGGATGCTTCAGCGGTCTCGTGCGGCACTTGGATCTCCTGATACGCTTGGTCTTTGTGGCGTGCCGCTTCCGCGTCTGGCACGCCTTGGTATGGTTGGCTCGCTGAGCGATGTTCGCCGCAGCATTCAGATCACGATGATGAGTGATGCTGCACGAGCGGCACACAGGACTACTGTAGTCGCTCATGTCCAGGTCAGACTGACACACATGACACTTCCTGGACGTATACGCCGCATTGACCTTGAGGACCCTTCCGCCGTCGGCCTCAACCATGCCACGGGTCCGCCTGTACACCTCGCCACGGAACCACCTACCGAACTTCATCGTGTTACTGATATGGCTCAGATCCTCAAACGAGACAATAGCGTTTCCGTAACGCCAAGCCGCGTCAGCAACCTCCTGAGCAATGAGAATACTCAGTTCCTTACGACGATTCGATAGATGCTCTCTGTGAGAAACCGCTTCCTCTAAGCGGTTCTTTCTCTGTAGAGCAGACACCTGAGTCTGGGTCCGCTTGATCTTGTTGTTCAAGGACCTTGCTCTCTGACCGAGCAGAGACCTCTCGACGACCTCTTGCTTATCGGTATCCCACACCACATAGGCGGCAGGATTCGTCACACCAACATCCACGCCTACCACGTAACGTTCAGAGAACTCCGGGCGGCCAGGGTCCACTGTGCCGTGGAACCCGAACATGACCCTGTTGTTCTTGTCAACCCAGATGTCCGGCACGCCGGGTTCACAGCCCCGCTCTAGCAACTGGGGCGGGGTCAGGAAGTGCAGCACTCTCTTCTGCCCCTGAACAACCATCATCAACTCAATACGATCCGACTTGACAGTCATCTCTCTATACTGCCTATCGGCGGCGGAAAGAGATAGTCTAGGCTGCATAGATGATGGTTTAGAGTCCCTGACTGTTCTTCTCCAGCCAGCAGAGATGTATTTGGTGCAGGTCGGAGTCATGACTTCGACTCTAGCGGCCCAAGATCGTAAATTAGTGACGACCTGCTCTCTGAACATACGTTCCAGCCTGGAACTACCGCTCTTGAACCGTTTCTTCACCTGAGTAGGTAGATGCAAGCCCATCATGTATCCTGCACCTGATGGTTTAAGTCTGTCGAAGTAGGTCACCAGCGCAAGATTCTGCTCAGTCATCTCCCGCACGGCGTAGTGAGCGACCAGTTCGGCATCCTGCCTAATACCGTCCAGGACCTCCCCCAGATCCAGAGGCTCACCGCTCTTGTCGAACGCAGCATACGGTCTACGAGGGTACGTGCGAGACACAGCAGAACCAGGCACTTCTGGTGAGCCTCCCCTCGCAGACTTGACTGGTTGATGGTATGTGTGTATTATAACACAAGATCGGTGGAGATCACTAACACATATTTAATTAGAGTAACAGTGTTGGACTACAGTAGAGGAGCCTAGTGTTATCAATGAGGTCATGGGGATGAACGGTCCCCTGAAAAATCCTAGGAGAATCATGAGTGGAGTACGCGCGCTCGCTGGGGCTTGCCTGATTGGACTGGCAGTAGGAGCCATAGCCAGAGCCGCCGTATCCAGAACCAGTGACGTTATGATCGTGGAGTCACCATCGAGCGAGTTGCCCATGGTTTCGAATGCTTGTCAAGGTGGGGTGCTGATCTTTCGTAGTGAGGTTGATCACAATGGGGTCGCGTGGGCCGTGGAGTCGGCGTCCGTGAAAAACGGCTGGCTTTACCTAAAGGTTTCACCACGAATCCAGTATCCTGGGTGCGGCAATGTCATTCAGTGCATCATTCCGGCAGACAGTAAGGTGCTGTGTCATAAGCCCAAGGTGACTTTTGCCTTCCAGTAGTTTAAACCTGTAGGACGTCACCTGACCTGGAGATATGCGCACATCCGCCATGTGCCGTGGATATTGAGTTGGTACCAAGCAAGAAAATCCGCGCCTGTTATTAAGGTGAGGTAACTATTGATTTTTGTGTTTGCAAAAACGATGCAGATGCTATAAGGTAACCCACGTATCAACTACGTACACCCTCAACACATAGGGAGGCACCCAGGAATGGGCATTCTTCACTCAACCGCTGGCCGGTCCACCATTGCTATGGTCATGGTCGCACTATCACTGGCAGCCTGCTCCAGCCCGGCACCTAAGAACAGTACAACCACAAAGCCAACCGCTAAGGCGACATCCAGCACCAACGACAAGACAAAGGCTAAGAAGGACTCAGCGAAGAACAACCTGGGTAAGAAGTCCGACCCTAAGGGCGCTAACAGTCCCACTGTCCCTGGTCAGCCCGGTTCTGCCGCATCCCCGGCACCTGCCTCCCCGTTGCCTGCTGTCAATGGCACCACGGGCACGGTTGTCAGCCCGTTCGGATCATTCAGTGCTGGCCCGGCCCTGCCTAAGCCTCCAATGCCTGTCCCGTTTGTGAACGTTCCTGGTAACCCCTCAGGTGGCACCAGCATCTCCATCGCTGACCCCACTCAGGGTGATGGTGGGCAGGTTGGCTCTGCGGTCACGAACCCGGCCGCCCCATGGACCCCACCGACCACCACTTACTCGGCGTCATCCAGCAAGGATGAGGGTGTCACTACTGACGTCCCGCACACTGTGCCGTCACTGGCCCCTGGTGGTACGAGCCAGCCAGGTGCGGCAACCCCTGGCGGTAACGACTGGGATACTGATGACCCGTCTGGCATCCCGCCGATCAGTATCCCGGACACTCCTGACCTGCCAGTAAACCCGTCCGCTCATGGTAATGAGGGCGGTAACCAGACTGAGCCCACCAACCCGGTGACGCCGGACGTCCCTGTGGCTCCGCCGACCCCTGGTGGGGACCCGACCGCCCCGGTCAACCCTGGTGGCAACGTTGGTGGTGGCGACAAGCCTGTGGCCCCGCCGGTGAAGCCTGTCAGTCCGGCACAGCAGGCACGTATCGACGCGGCCCAGAAGGTCCTGTCTGATGCGTCCGCGAAGGTTGTTCAGGCGAAGGCTGACCTGGCCGCCGCTCAGTCTAAGAGTGCCGCCGCCCACAAGACCCTTGATCAGGCTCGTAAGGACCTTGCTGCTGCTAAGGCCCGGCAGGCTGACGCTATCGCAAGCCTGGCGACTGTGCAGGCTGAGGTTGACTCTACCAGCGGCATGGTGAGCATGCGGGCACAGTACGCTGACGCTGCCGCACGCTCCCAGTTCTCCAAGGCTGGGGCCATTGACTGGAGTAAGGTCAGTGAGAATGATCGTGCCCGTATCACTGCGTCGATCCTGGCGGCGAAGATCAACTCCTACCGTGAGAACATGGGGCTGCCTGCTCTGCCTTCTGTGGAGTCACTGACCGAGTTCTCCCAGGAGTGGTCTACGGCAATGGCTACTGGTAAGGTCGGGTTCGGGCATGATCGTGCACGCCTGTCTGGTTACCTGGGTAATAAGCCGACTGGTGCTCGCATCACGAACATCAACGAGAATGTGGCGTACACCAACAGCAATAACCCGGTGTCCGACGCAAACTACCTGTTCTCCCTGTGGCGCAACAGCGATGAGCATAACAAGAACATGAAGGCTGACGACATGAACGCTATGGGTGTGTCTGTCGCCTATGATCAGGAGCGGGGCGTGTACGCTACTATGAACATGGTTCGTTTCCAGGGTGGTGACCCGCACGAGAAGGCTACGTCCACTGACGTGTCTGAGGTTGATGGTAATGTCGCCTGGAACACGAACACGAAGGAGCGTCACCTGCCGTCCGTCACCCCGCAGATCAAGGGTGCTGAGACAAAGGTTGTGAGGGCTGAGGACCTGCCGAAGCGGGCTACCTCGGAGTTCACTGTCGCTGACATTCAGAAGCCGGTCATTGAGAAGGACATCGCTGACCGGGAGGCGGCTGCTGGGGTTGATCGCGCTGAGGCTGTCCTGAACCAGGCTAACTCGGATGCAGCCCGCGCTGACACGATTGTCCACAACGCGGAGGACGCCGCCGGGTATGCTGATGTGGATGTGCACCACGCCCAGGATGCTCTTGAGGATGCCCAGGGTGAGCAGGCCCAGGCTCAGGCTGCCCTTGACGAGGTGATCGCCAACCCGGTTGAGGAGGCTGCCGAGACCCCATCTGAGGGGGAGTCCCCTGTGGCGGCCGTGTCCGACGAGAGCCCCATGATGTCAACGGATGTTGAGCCGGAGACTGTTTCTGAGGCCCCGGTTGAGGGCCACGCTGAGCCGGTCGCAGAGGAGGCTGCACCTACTGAGGAAGTAGCGCCAGTCGAGAAGGCTGAGGCTCCGGCTACTGGTGCGGAGGCACCCCAGGCTGACGCTGGCGCTGGTGATGTCGAGGCCGCACCTGAGGCACCTGCCGCTAAGTGACACTCCTTCGTGCACTCGTCATAAGACTCTAGCCTGACGACACAAGGGTCTCATGTCTGGGGCTGGTAGTGGAGAATGACTTCTGCTGCCAGCCCCATTCCTGTGGTCCGTGAAACTTGGGAACCCTGGCAACAAGGCCTGCATAATCCGACTAGGGTGTTATGTGTGATACATCACTGCCGGACGTTTTGGTGTCACGCCCACTACTGCGCTATCATCGGGTACATGACCGACATTACTACCTCTCCTATCACTATTAAGCCCATTGAGCCGTCCATGGAGGAGATGCAGTTTCTCCTTCATGCTGTCAATGAGTATGCGGCCGCGTATGGGACTGCTGGTCTTCAGGAGGTGGTGGATTATGTGTTCGCTATCCTGTCTGGGCAAGTCCCGGAGTCCGTGCCCGGTCTTCTTGTTTGTGACTCTGGGGCCATGTCAGTGCTTGGGATCCGTGTCCACACGTTCCTCACTCAGGAGGCGGGCTACTATGCTCGCGTGACCCGCCAGTTCGCGGAAACACTGTCTGATGCTATCGGCCCTGATGCAAGAGTGCTTGACCCTATGGCTGGTCGGGGACTCCTGGTGAAGGCACTCCGGGAGCAGGGCGTCGAGGTGCTGGGGACGGACAACAACTCATGGGGGCTTTCTGATTCCATTGAGGTCATGGATGTCCTGAAGTCCATTAGGGCGCATGGGGGCTGGGCTACACACCTGGTGCTGGCGTGGCCGCCCTACAATGACAGTGTTGACGTGAAAATCCTTCAGGAGGTGCGCGCCAACTTCCCCCACTTGAAGGTTGTATACATTGGTGAGGTTGATGGGTGCACCGGGTCGGAGAGGTTCTGGGAGGTCGCCCAGGTGTCCGAGTTTGACTCTCCGGTCATGTACGAGACCTTCGGGTGCGTGCGCGACTACGTGTACCTGGTGAAGTGAAAATCAGACCCTTTATTGTAACCCCAGCGCATTCCTGCTACTGGCCCCAACCAGTTCCCGTTTAGATAGAGGTTGGACAGGGAACACTCACACACCGCCATAAATCTAGTACCCCAGAGGAAGGATTCCACCTGTGATCAGCAGCAAAAGACTCATCATGTGTCACGGGCTGCCCGGCTCAGGTAAGTCCACATGGGCTGCCCGCTACGTCGAGGCTAATCCTGGGGTGGTTGTCGTCAACAAGGACGTGCTGCGCACTGAGGTTGCGGGCGAGGACTACCACCGGGCGGGGCACGATCCGAGAGTGGAGAAGCGAGTCGCCCAGTTGCAGTGTGAGCGCCTGGAGGCCGCTTTCACTGACCCCAATGTGCTTGTTGTGGTCAGTGATGACACGAATCTGGACGCAAAGGATGTGAAGCGCGTGTGGGACCTGGCTGAGGCTCATGGGGTGCCAGTTGAGCACAAGTACCTGGATGTGCCTGTCAGCGTGTGCAAGGAACGTAACCGTGCTCGTGCGGCTGCTGGTGGGCGTCTTGTCCCAGAGAATATGATTGACGCCATGGCTGTGAAGGGCTACGACGAGCCGATCCGACTGTTCGGTGACGACGGGGTGGTTGAGCCGGGCCACATCAAGCACTTCGTCCGGGATGAGCGCAATGGTCAGGTGATGGCGGTGTCTCACATTCATCAGGGGAGTGTGGACCTGGAGGCGTTCAATCAGGCTGCCGCACTTGCCTACCCGATCCGTGGGCGCTCGGTTGTGATACTGGATGCTGACGGCACCCTATTTAACAACAAGGACGACTCTAGGCGGTTTCTGAATCGCAGTCGCCCGGACTTCCCTGGATTCTACCAGTCCATTGTGGACGCCTCAGTGAACCAGAAGGTGTTGCGGCTGGTTCAGGAGATGCGAGACCGTGACGGCCTGAACATCATCCTGGTGACAGGCCGGTCGAACGACTACGCCAGGGCCTTGATCGACGCCGTGTCCAGGTCCGGTGCCCCGGTGTCCAGGGTGATCATGAAGCGTGCCGGTGATGCCAGGCCATCTAGTGTCCACAAGGAGGAGGCTCTGAGGTCGCTGCGGGGTGAGGGCCTGGTTGTGGTGCATGCTGTGGATGACCGGGGTAAGGACATCGCCATGTTTGAGCGTAACGGGGTCATGGTGTCCAGGGTTGCTGAGCCGGACACTGACGGTGTGGATCCGGATGTGGACACTGTGTATGGGTCTGGAAGGTGTATCCGTTGTGGTCGGCCTTTGTCGGGTGGTGGCAGTATTGGGAGGACCTGTCGCACAAAGATGGACTCGTAGTGGCAGATCGTGTGTGACTGGGCAGTGGAGCGGAAAGGCACTGGTCGCCAGGAGGATGCAATGTCCTTACCTGGTGGCCAGTGCTGTATATGGTGGGGTGAAGGTAGGTGACCAGTGGGGTTACTCAATGACAACTGTGCTCGTATCCTTGGGGCGGTCGAAGACATCCCACCCTTCGAACCCGATGGTGATGTGATAGTCATAGCCCGGCAGGCCCAGTGACTCACGGATCTGGTCGGCCTGTGGGCATGTGGCGACAACGTACCATGTCTCCTTTGCGCGGCTTCCTCTTCCTCTGCTGATGGTTCCGATGCCGCCGAGGGTGAAGTCCAGGTCGTGATCCTTGAATGCCTCACGCACCTTGTCGGGTCCGACCTGTTGCATCTCTTGCGGCCTGACAACAGTGATGTGGTGGCCGCTGTCTCGGTCCCGTTTGACCCGGTTGGATGTTAGCCGTTTGGCGTTCTCTTCGCCAACGTACTGGGCCCACGTCTTCAGCCTGGATTCTATGACCTCATCTGGGAGGGGGACTGATGCGTACTGGCCTCCGACGCTCATCTCCACTGGTAGGGCGCCTGTCTGTGTTGAGTTGGGTCCGGTGATCTGCTGTTGTGGGAAGTCATCGTAGTCATAGGTTCTGTTCTCGTGGTCGAGGATGATTGCCTGTCTGGCAAAACCGTTCAGGGATTCGTCATCATCTGGTAGTGTGCGCATGATGTCCAGGTTGCTTCCAGCGTCCATGATGTTTGCGTCGTCGCCGTAGAAGTTCTTGACCTCATCGGCCGTGTGCACCCCGTATGCGTCCAGGTAGATGCCCGGCTGGCTGGTGGTGACCATGACGTGCGCGATCTGGCTGGTGTCACCAGGGTTGGCCTCCAGGTGTGCGTTCAGGCTGTCACTGGTGTCTAGGTCATAGGTGACGAACACGGGGCGCCTGGTTGGGTCCTTCCTGATGATGGCTGCCGCGAGGTCCCCACATAGCCCGTTGGCGAGCGCGTACCGGTTTCTGGGGTCGTTGAGGTCACCGTCACGCATCCTCATTGTGCCCCACAGGCTGGTCGGGACGTCCACGAACCTGCCTGCCCCGCTGATACCGCCCGTGGTGGGGGTATGATCAATGGTCTGTGTGAGGTCAGTGCGGAGACCTCTCCTTTTGAGGTCGTTGTACTGGCGAGCCTCTTCCATGGAGGTGAACTGGGGACCGAACGGGCATCGCCCCAGTTTCGCCTCGCACGGGCCGGAGACCCCTTGGGTATTGGTGTGGGTGAGTGTCATAACAGGAATCTCCTTTAGGTTTCAACCTCTGTTGCCGTCTTCGCCGCTGGGTTGACTTGAGATATATCCTCTCATTGTGGCATTAGTCCTGGACTCTTGTCAACACCCTCAACCACCTGGGTGGGTGCGGAAACTCATGATGTCACCATAGTTTTTGTTGAACATTCACCTCAGCGATATTTTGTACGATTCACATAATTTTCAGAATGGAGAAGGAACATTGTCCCAGCAGGACCGGACATTGGAAGAGGATAACCTGGCAAGTGGCGACACTGTTGATAGTGTCACCACTGTTGACCTGACAGAGGGGGAGATTAGGGAAAGGGCCAATGACCTTCTCAGTATGGCCCAGCAGTTGCACGACCAGTACATCACAAACGCTAAACGTGAAGCGTCAGTCACAGTGAAGTCGGCACAGACTGAGGCCGAGTACACGCTTCGGGAGGCCGAGATGAAGGCTGAGCGTATCGTCAACGAGGCTCGGGCCGACGCTGAACGCATCCTGGACAATTTGGAGACGCGCAAACAGACTCTTCTGGGGGATGTCGCAAAACTCCAGACGTTCGAGTCCCAGTATCGGAGCAGGCTACTGGCTCTGGTATCTGAGGCTGCTGAGACACTGGAGGTGGATGCGCTTATCGACAACGACAATGGGGTCGAAGACGGCGGTGGCAATTCTGCTGCTGACTCACCCGTAGCGAAGGACCTGCCAGACGGGGAGGACGTTTCGGAGACAGTGCCTCTTGAGGGCGCCCTAAGCGAGATGGACGTGCCTCCTGTCGCCGACTATGTGTCTGCTGACAGTGACTCCGTAGAGGATGAGGCGGACGGTTCGACGGCAGGTGGTGTTCTCATGGTGGAGTAGTGTTGGTTTTTGTTGGTATTCCGGGGTTTGGGCTGGTTCCTGAGCCCCGGTTTTCTTACTCCTGTGGGGTTGGGGTTCCATTGTTCGCGCTGTGCTGATATAATAGGCACAAGAGTAAAGGTCAAAGTGACCTTTACTTGTTCGGGTGAGACAACGACAGGAAGACAACTATGGAGACCACTGCTTTCCTCACAGACAAGTACGAAGTGACGATGCTCCAAGCCATGCTTCGTGCTGGCCGGGCAGATCACAGAGCAGTCTTCGACCTGTTCGCCCGCCGCCTGCCTAAGGGACGCCGGTACGGGGTCGTTGGTGGAGTCGGTCGCGTCGTCGAGGCGGTCAAGAACTTCAGGTTCACAGATGAGCAGATCGCCTACCTTGAGGCTGACCCGATCATTGACGAGGCGACAGTCAGATACCTCCGTGACTACAAGTTCCGCGGCATCATCGTCGGCCAGCCGGAAGGATCCCTGTACTTCCCGAACACCCCCATCCTCACAGTCATTGGCACGTTCGCGGACTGCGTGCTGCTGGAGACGCTGCTGCTGTCCATCATGAACCATGACAGTGCCGTCATGTCTGCTGCCAGCCGAATGGTGACCGCCGCCGAGGGCATGCCCATGATCGAGATGGGATCCAGGCGCACCAGTGAGACCAGCGCCATCGCCGCAGCCAGAGCCGCCTACATCGCCGGGTTCAATGCGACCAGCAACCTCCAGGCCGGACACCTGTACCAGATCCCCACAACCGGGACCAGCGCCCACGCCTACACGCTCGCTTATGGGCCGGACGGTGAGGAACAGTCCTTCTACGACCAGATGGTAGCGCTCGGCACAGACACCACGATCCTGGTTGACACCTACAACATCCCCGAGGGTATCCGGCGAGCCGTCCACGCCGCCAACACCCTGGGGGTCAGCGGGCCAGGAGGGATCCGCATCGACTCCGGTGACCTGCACGAGGAGACCGTCAATGCCAGGGAACTACTAGACTCCTTGGGGGCTATAGACACGAAGATCGTGCTCTCATCTGACATCGATGAGTACACGATCTCAGAGATGAAGGAACGTGGAACACCGGTTGACGCCGTGGGGGCGGGCACTAGGGTTGTCACTGGATCTGGTGCACCGACGGCGGAGATGGTGTACAAGTTGGTGCAGATCAACGACATGCCAGTGTCGAAGCGGGCCGAGGGGAAGATCTCTACCGGTGGTATCAAGGTCACCTACCGTGAGTTCCATGAGGATGGGACCATGGCTGGTGAGTTCTTCAAGATCGGAACTACTAGCGCCCCGTTCACCAGTAGCCAGCACCCCACCCAGGTTCTTCTTGTGGACGGTCAGAGCGACTACTTCCACCAGGAGGACATTGAGGTGTCTCGGGCTCGTCACAAGGAGCAGGTTGCGTACCTACCTGAGAGTGCGCGCCTAATCCTCGCTGGTGACGCCGCGTTCACCGCCCAGCAGGCAGACTGACACACCCCAACCTATAGGATCTGAGAAAAAGAGGTGCAGTTATGAAGATGGCAGTAGGACAGATCAACCCGCTCACTGGGGACTGGGATGGCAACGCGGACAGGATCATTGCTGCCGCCAGCAGTATAGATCAGGCATGGTTCCGTGGCAGTGAACCGGTTCTTGTGCTCCCAAGGTTCGCTCTATCTGGCACAGGGTTGGGTGACATGACCGGTAGTCCCGACATGGTGAAGGGTATGCGGGCCGCTGAGACGAAGATTGCCGTCAGCGTGCCCGCGTGGTTGACAGTCGTCTATGGGACTGTGAGCCCGCTGGGTGTTGAAGAGGTCATTGTGGCCCGTGCGGGGGCCGTGAAGCGTCTGGCGGGTGATGGAACATCGAACCTGGTGTCACTGGGTGAGGACTGGGTTCAGATCGTCCTGGAGGGGAAGGGCGTTAATTACAGGGATGTGACAGAGGAGAACCTCATTGTCCTGGCTGCTGATCCTTACACGCCTGACGCCATTGGGGAGCGTGTGAAACGGGTGGATGACCTGATGTGGGCGACCTGGTGCCGTAACGCCGTCTACGTGAACCTTGTGGGCGGTCAGGATGAACTTGTCTATGATGGTATGTCCCTGATTGTGGACCGTAACGGGGCGGTCGTGGATCATCTGCCGCGTTTTGAGGAGGAGGTCAGGTTTGTGGACACTGACGCCTTGGTTGCGGGTAGACGCTGCGATCTGGCCCGTGACGAGGTTGCTGACACGTACCGGGCTATCGTCCTGGGTGTTCGGGACTATGCTCGACGTAACAGGATGGGGAAGGTGGTGCTTGGTGCTTCTGGTGGCATCGACAGTGCCTTGGTTCTGACGATTGCTGCTGACGCCATTGGGGCGGAGAATGTGATCGGTATCTCTATGCCTAGCGAGTATTCTTCCCAGCACTCCCAGGATGATGCGGAGGAGTTGATGAGTCGTTTGGGGGGTGAGTTCCGTAAGGTGCCTATCGGCCCGATGGTTGACGTCTTCCAGGGTGCGCTCGCACTGGATGGGGTTGCTGAGGAGAACCTTCAGGCTCGTGTGCGTGGTGTCATTGTGATGGGGGTTGCGAACATGGAGAGCGCCCTGGTGCTGGAGCCCGGTAACGCCTCAGAGGCGGCCGTGGGGTATGCGACGATCTATGGTGATACGGTTGGGGGTTACGCTCCTATCAGTGACGTGTACAAGACGGATGTGTACCGGCTGGCGGCGTGGAGGAATACGCTACCTGACTCGCCGATCCCTGAGTCAACGATGGTGAAGGCCCCGAGTGCGGAACTTCGCCCTGGGCAGGTGGACTCTGATTCTCTGCCGGACTATGAGGTACTGGATGCTGTACTGCGGGACATGTTTGAGGGCGGGCTGGAGTTTGACCGTGACGCCTTGTACGCCCGCCATGACCGGGATGTGGTTGACTTGGTGCTGTGGAAGGTGCGTGCCGCTGAGTGGAAGCGTCGCCAGACCGCGTTCGGCCCTAGGGTGTCATCGTACTCGTTCGCCCACGACCGGCGAGTACCAGTGAGTCGAGCGTGAGTACCATGGAACCTATAAAACCAGCAAAAGCGACCATATTGCAGAAACCAGTGAAAGGCCCTGGGGAAATAACACCTGGGCAGAGAATCTACAACAAGGGAGACGAGCACATGAGTGTACAGAACAGCATGAAGACCGGGCGAGCACTGATCGTTGTTGACGTCCAGAACGACTTCGTGGAGGGCGGTGCGCTCGCCGTCACCGGAGGCAATGACCTGGCGGCACGTATCGCCGTCCTCTTGAAGGACCCAGATTTCATGGGACGATACGATCAGATCATCCTCACCCGCGACTGGCACATCGACCCCGGCAGCCACTTCTCTGACTCCCCAGACTACGTTAAATCCTGGCCTGTTCACTGCGTCGCCGGGGCACCTGGGGCGGCCTTCGTTGACCCTCTTGAGCAGGCCCGCCACGGCATCAAGGTCACCATTGTAGACAAGGGCATGTTTGACGACGCCTACTCCGGGTTCCAGGGCATCACCTCTTTCAACACGCCACTGGCAGGGTTCCTTCGCAGCAGGGGCATCAAGGCCGTCGATGTTGTAGGTATCGCCACTGACTACTGCGTGAAAGCGACCGCCCTGGACTCAGCGCGTGAGGGCTTCGACACCACTGTCATTGCCAGCCTGTGTGTTGGCATCAACCCGGACAGCATCACACAGGCCCTAGAGGTGGACCTGCCAGCCGCCGGAGTTAACGTCACGGATACCATTCCAACCGAGGGTGCGGTATGACAGGATCCCAGCCAGTGGTGTACAATCAGAACAGATCAACAGCAGAAGGATCACACATGAGTAACCTTGACTACGAGCAGGCAGATACGGAAGAGGAGTTCCTGAAGGAGTACGACCTCAGGGACTTCCCCAGCGTGGGTTTGACGGTGGACCTTCTCATCTTCACTATCCGTGACGGGCGACTGTCCCTACTGCTGATCCGCCGTGGGGCCCACCCAGAGAAGGGCAAGTGGGCTCTACCGGGCGGGTTCGTGAATACCACAGAGTCGTTGGATGAGGCGGCAGCCCGCGAACTCACGGAAGAGACGGGCCTGGAGATGGCCGGGTACCTGGAGCAGTTACGTACCTATGGGTACCCTGGGCGAGACAAGAGGGGTTTCATTGCCTCCACCGCATATGTGGCCCTCGTCCCAAATGCCAGCACTCCGCACGCTGGCGACGACGCGGCAGACGCCCGCTTCTTCGCTGTTGAGGATGTTCTGGGTGACGAGGATGGTGTGGAGTTCGATCTCGCGTTTGATCACCGCAACATCATAGTGGATGGCCTGGAGCGGGTGCGCGCAAAGATCGAGTACGCGCCCGTTGCGCACAAGTTCCTTTCTGGGGAGACGTTCACTATCCCAGAGATCCGTAAGGTGTACGAGATCATCTGGGGGCGGGAACTGAACGCCTCGAACTTCCGGCGTAAGATGCTGTCTACACCAGGTCTGTTGGAGTCGGTGGGTGAGAAGAATCGGGATAACCCATGGCGTCCCTCTCACCTGTATCGGGCTGGTGAGGCGACTGAGATCTTCCCGCCTCTCCAACGTAACCGCATCAAGTGATCTGAGAGGCCATAGCGAGTATAGAAGCGGGTGGGCCGCATTGGTAGTAGATGATGCTACTGGTGCGGCCCACTTTCCGTTACCCTGTCATCCCCTCGCACCTACCCCTTATCAACATCTGTGGATAAGGGTGTGGATGGCCTCATGTAGGGTGTTGTTTGTTACTAGCAGACACACTCAGGTTCGGGGGTAGTTCTAGGAGTGCTGTTCACCTAATGCGGCAGTAGTGGCCTACATTCACATGATCACGCACAGCACTCACCACGAGCCCCAGAGACGACACCGCAGACTCAGCAACCAGTGCCCCCATCGTAAACGCCCAGATGAAATCAGTCACAGTCACGACCCGCTCACCTCATTCCTCATTGTCTCGGCCACATGTTCCAGGATCAGCCTCACCGGCTCCGTTACCTCATCCTCGTCATTGCGAACAATCAAGTCGAAACAGTGATCATCCAGGGCTGTCTCGGAGGCATGTGACTGCATGTGGTGGTAGTACCAAGACGGTGCTGGTGGCTGCCCTGGACGGTCCCTGGCGTCTAGACGAGCGTTACGGACGTGAATGTCCGCCTCGATACGAACCAGTGTCCCGCTGTTGTTCCTGATGTAGGCAGCCTCGTCTGGGAAACGCACATCGGTCACCACCACTGAGTCCCCAACGGCCATGATCATGTCTACCTCTTGGGCCAGCAGGTCGATCCAGTATGACGGGTTGCTGGCTTTACGGACGTTCGTGCCCCAGTACTGGAATGCTTCACGACGCCTAGATGTCTTCTCCCCGTTCAAGACCGCCTCTTGCCCGTTCTCCAGTACGTCCAGGAAGATGATGTCTGCGATGCATGTTGCCTCGCCCTGTGTGCACCCTGTGGCGGCCATGATGTCCTTGGCCGCGTCGCCTGGGTCGAAGTCGTGCTGGTCCATAATCTGAACCAGATGGACGATCTCGTTCTTGAGTCCTGCCGCGAAAGATACTGTAGCGGTGCTGGTCTCATGGGGTAGACCTGGTGCCAGATGCGCGGCCACTGTGTCCTTACCGGCTGCCATCTTCCCAGACAGTCCGATCAGGACCGGGGTCTTCTCTTGTGTGGGGGTGTCTGTCATGCGTTCGTCTTTGTTTTTCTTGCATCTGTAGGGTGTAGCCAATCATATCACACTCTAGGGTATGACTATTCCTTAGGATAAACCATATCTACTGCATTTGCAATAGACAGGTTCTCTACTGGATTTGTCGTGCCGCTGGTTGTCTGAAACCACTCCGTGTGGTCCACCGCAGAAACCCTGTTGTCTGCGGGGCACATCCTCTTGCTCACCTCCCTCTTAGGGAGAGGTGAGCAAGCAATAGTTTTCGGTCGGTTCTGTGGGGCCTTCGGTGTGGGCCTGTTCTTCGTACCAGGATGCTTCAGTGGCTTGGAATGACACTTTGACCTTCTGATGCGCTTGGTCTTCGTAGCGTGCCGCTTCCGTGTCTGGCATGCTTTCCTGTGGTTGGCTCTCTGGGTGATGTTAGCCGCTGCGTTGATGTCTCGATGGTGTGTGATGTTGCATGAGTGACACACAGGGCTACTGTAGTCGCTCATGTCCAGGTCAGACTGGCAGATGTGACAACGCCGAGAGGTGTGTGCTGCATTGACTTTGAGGACCCTACCTCCGTCGGCCTCAACCATATCCCGAGTCCGCCTGTACACCTCGCCACGGAACCAACGACCAAACCTCATAGTGTTCTTAATGTGACTTAAATCCTCAAACACCACCAAGGCGTTGCCGTAACGCCAGGCCACGTCCGCAACCTCCTGAGCAATGAGGATGCCTAGTTCCTTACGTCGGTTAGACAAGTGAATCCTGTGAGAGGCCGCCTCTACTGAACGATTCTTCCTCTGTAGAGCAGACACCTGAGTCTGTGTCCTCTTGATCTTGTTGTGTAGCGAACGCGCCCTCTGCCCAAGTAGGGACTGCTCAACAATCTTTCTGCTCTCAGTGTCCCACACCACATAGGCGGCCGGATTCGTGACACCGACGTCCACGCCAACAACATAGCGCTCAGAGAACTCAGGTCTACCTGGATTGGTCTTGCCATGAAACCCAAACATCACACGGTCGTCTTTATCTACCCAGATATCTGGGACACCGGGCTCGCAACCGTCCTCCAACATCTGGGGTGGTGTCGGGAAATGCAGGGTGACCCATTCTCCTTGGACGACTAGATCTAGGACAATCTTGTCTTCCTGAACATGAATCCTCCTGTACTGGTTGTTTGTTGCAGAAAGCGACAACCTCAAACCCAGGATCTCAGGCTTAGAGCCCCTGACAGTCCTCCTCCACCCAGCCGAAACATAACCATCACACGCCCTGTTAGCGGCATTAACTCGGGCGGCCCAGGATCTCAGTGTTGAGACCACTCGCTCACGAAACAACATCTCCAGGCGCGAGGCACCACTCTTGAACCGCTTCTTCACCTCGGATGGCAGTTTCAGGTTCATTTGTCTGCCTGCCTCGGCGGGCTTGATACCCTCGAAGTAGGTCACTAGGGCGAGGTTCTGCTCGGTCATCTCCTTCAAGGCGTAGTGGGAGACCAGTTCAGCGTCAGCCCTGACGCCAGCCAGTACCACATCAAGATCCAGGGGCTCACCAGTCTTACTGAACGCAGCATATGGTCTACGAGGGTACGTGCGCGCAACGACAAGCATGTAATACCCTCCTTAATAGACCTGACACGAACAATGACGCGAGCGCATTATAACACAAGGAAGACGGAGAACATCAACACAAAGTGTGGGTACGGTAACAACCCCAGACGACAGTAGAATAGGCTGAGATGTCACGTCATGATGAGGCCCTGATCTTAGGGGTGTCAGTCGTGGCACTCCGTGCTATGCTGCTGCGTGTCGGTACGGCTGAGTTCGCTCGCGTGCTGAAACCCGGCACGTGCATCTACTTTTCGTTGCTATTGCAACATAAGTCTTGTGCACATAAGGTCGTGTACGCTAGTCTCGCCCTTCTGGTTAGGGGAACCTAATCTGAGAGGGTTACACACCACTCACCTCCTCGCCGTAACAAACCGGTCTTTGAGACTTGGTTCGTTGCGACAGCAGGGGAAAGTCGCCGTGCGTAAGGTTTCCTCCACTAGTGTGATCCTGTGCAGGTAACAGGGTTTTGAACGTACACCATATGAAAAAGAGATCTTGTATATAAGAGAACGCTGCACGGGCTACCCGCCATTCTGACCCGACACTCTCCTGACCACCCCATCACCAAGACCAGCAGCAGCAGCAGCAGTCCCACCTTCAGTAAGCACCCTCATCAGTAGGAAGCAACCCCTTGCGCGAGTTCAGAGCGGACACAGGGGTAGAGGCTGGAGTTCTGCACCTAGAGGGTCACGAGCGGGATACCTGGCGGGGCTGTCCGGGTGCCATGGCCTCATGGGCGGACTGTAAGCGGGGAAGTGCGCCTCGGCCACAGGATCGTCTCTGTGGGGCTCACACGCTTCCTGAGGGGTGACTCAAGGTTCCCAGTGGTGTGCCTGCTGTTGCCTGGTGATGGTCGTCTGTCTCCTGTTTCCGGCGGTGGCCGATCTTGATGTGGTCAGTCCGGCAAGGTGCCCTACAGGGTTTGAGTCGGTTACCAGTACAGGAAGCAAGGTGTCACTATGGCAGTTCTCCCTCCACCGACGAAGCGTTATCTTCTAGGGCGTCGTCCCACGCACTCGACGACTAAGGTTCTGACGAGCAACTACAGTCAGCCCGAGTCAGGGAGGATAACCACGGTGCTTCAGCAGGACGGATACCTGTCGGGGGAGGGTAAGCCAACTAGGAAGGCTCTTGATAACGGCTTGGTGGATCAGTGTGGTAGGCACCTGATCTGGAATCTGGATCGTGTGTCGCAGTGTCTTGCGGCTCAGGGGTGCGAGGTTGTGCGACGGAGCGTGAATCAGGAGGTTGCGGTACCTCGTGGTGGGGGTCCTTCGTGGGTGAACCTGGCTACCATCGGCACCTATTTCAGTGTTTCTGCCCGTCAGGTTGGTTCTTGGTTATCTGAGGTTGGGTTGCGTGATGCTCAGGGTGGCCCGACGAGGGAGGCGGTTGATCGGGGTGTCGCTACCGTGGTTCAGATGAGTGCTGGGGGTGACCGGACGAGGCCTGTGACGTTGTGGGACCTGTACCTGACTCAGAGGGTTCTTATGGAGTGTGGGCATGAACTGGACTTTGACTATGAGAGCACGTTGAGGGGGACTGGCCGTAATAGTAATGTGACAGTGACTGAGGGGATGGATGCACGGGTGCGTGAGGTGGCCGGGAGGTTTTTGGCTTTGTTCAGGGATCCGGGTACTCGTTATCAGTGTGTGCGTCTCGTGAATACGACTCCTAGGCCTGTGCTTCGTGAGGTTGAGTGCTTGTTGGGGCGGGAGCCTGGGTGGCTCACTGAGGGGCGTTACAAGGAACACATCAGGTACCGGTAGGTCTGCTGCCTGACTCGCTGTTGAGGGAGTGACCCTCCGGGGGTTGCCGGGTGTTCGTGTTTGTGGGTTTTGCTATGATAGTGGTGGATGCTGGGCTTGTTCTTTCATGTTTGGGCCTGGTTGTATCTTGTTTTCTGTTGCCGATTGTGATTGGTGGTTGTTGTGGCTGGTTCCCGGTCTTATGATTCGAGTAGTATTCAGGCTTTGTCGCCTCATCAGCACTTGTTGAAGCGTATCTCGTTGACGTTTGGGTCTGAGTCTGGGGATTCTGGGCACCCGTTTTCCAGTCAGAAGTCAACAGCGGTCCGTGAGGTTGTGGATAATGCTGTGGATGAGGTGTCCGCGGGGTTCGGTGACCGGGTGCGGGTGACGTTCTTCAAAGACGGGAGCGTGCAGGTTGAGGACTCTGGGCGTGGTATCCCTGTAGACTCTTCTCTGGACGCGAATGGGCGCATGGTATCTGGGGTGTTCAAGGCCCTGGGGATCATCCAGTCTGGTGGCAAGTTCGGTGGCTCTGGGTTCTCGGCCGGTTTGAATGGGGTTGGGGCTGCGTCAACGAACCACTTGTCGCGGCGTATGGATGTGTCGGTGTTCCGGGACGGCAAGTGCTACAGGGTGTCGTTCCGGGATGGGGTGCCGGGCTTCTTTGACGCTGAGGGCGACCCGGACGCTGGTTTCACGGAGTTGGGTGACTATGCTCACCTGGAGGTCAGCAAGGACAGGCGACCCAGAAAGGAGCGCGACCTGTTTCCGACGGGTACGACGATCCGCCTGTGGCTGCGTGACGAGGTGTTTCAGTCCCCGTACCCGGTTGACGTGGATGACCTGGTGGAGCGGCTTCGTAGTACCGCCTACCTGATCCCTGGTATCTGGGTGGAGGTCGTCAATGAGCACCGGCAGGTGGAGGATCCTGAGACCGGGGTGGTGGGTCCTCAGCGTGAGGTGTTTCATTTTGAGGACGGTCTGACGGATCTGGCGTCCGCTAACCTGTCGTCAGCCCCGATCAGTGACCCGGTGCACGTGTCCTGTGAGGGCCGGTACACGGAGTGGAACGTGCCCGTGGTGAAGGCTGACGGGACTGTGGCTCATGAGGATGTGGAGCGTACCGTGCCGGTTGAGGCGGTCATGGTGTGGGGGGATGGTTTTGAGGGTTCTGTGGCGTCGTTCGTGAACACGATTCACACGAAACTGGGGGGCGTGCATGAGGATGCTTTCGCTAAGGCGGTAGTGGCGGCTTTCGGTGAGAAACTGGCGTCAGTGCGGGGGCTGATGACCCGGAAGGACTCTCTGCCAATCTGGGAGGACTACCTGGAGGGCCTGTCCCTGGTCCTGTCGGTGAAGGTCTCTGAGCCGTCTTTCACGTCACAGACGAAAGAACAACTGGGGGGCACTGCTGTGCGTAAGGCCATCCAGGAGGCTGCGACCGAGGCGCTGGCGGCATGGGTGGGGCAGCGCGCTAACAGTGAGGCCGTGCAGATCATTGGCCGTAAGGTCGTGGAGGCCGCCAGGGCCAGGGTTCGAGCGAAGGAGCGTCGGGATGCTGCCCGCACGAAGTCGCAGATCAGTGGCCTGTCCCTGCCGTCGAAACTGGTGGACTGTGAACTGGCCGGTACCGATGAGGCATCACTGTACATCTGTGAGGGCAACTCGGCCCTGTCCTCCCTGAAGGCCGCCAGGGACGGTCGCGTGGACGCTATCTTGCCGATTCGGGGGAAGATCATTGAGGCGTCCTCGAACAGCATGTCGAAGGTGCTGGCGAACAGTGAGGTGCAGGACATCATCAAGACTCTGGGCGCGGGGTACGGGGACGACTTCGACATTGACCGGATGAGGTACGCGCGAGTCCTGATCGCGGTGGACGCTGACCCTGACGGCAACAGCATTGCCTGCCTGATCTACTCCCTGTTCTGGCATCTTTTCCGTCCTGTTGTGGAGGAGGGGCGCTTGTTCAAGATTGAGACCCCACTGTTCTCCATCGCCACCCGCGAGGGGCGCAAGTCCCGTAAGGTGTATGCCCGTGACGACGTGGAGCGGGACGAGAGGATGCGGGAACTCGATGAGGCAGGCGTGAAATATGACGTGTCCCGCCTCAAGGGGCTCGGTGAGGTTGAGGCCGACATCCTTGAAGAGACCGCTATCGACCCCGCCACGAGAGTACTTACACAGATAACCCTCCCGGACGTTAGTGCGGCCGAGTCTGCTCTGAGTCTCCTGTTCGGTAAGAGCCAGACGGATGCTCGTAAGGAGTGGATGACGGGTGAGCGGGTCGATGAGGAGGACCTGATCTAACCGCCTACTTCCACCCCTTCTGGGCGACTCCCACCGGCTGAAACAGCCGGTGGGAGTTTGTTGTCTTTTTCACTCTTCCGCGGGTTCTGATGTGGCCATTTCTTCATGCGGACCAGAGTGTAATAGACGCCGCTCTGAGGTCAGGCAGAGTGATGTTGTTTAGATAACCAAGAGAATCAATATTTAACTCGGTTAGAACCTGATTAACCACGTTTTCCCTGTAGTCTTTCTGTCTTCATTCTTTAGGGCGGTCCCCATGTACTGGCACATCAACACCAACAAGGGCAACATTGTGGAGCCATGTGGCCGAACAACTGGCAGGTGCCATTTCATTGAGCACTACCCGTCCGAGGAGGAGGCCAGGATCGCGTCTGCTGCTATGAGACGCGAGAATGACTGGAAGACCCTCATGGCCCAGTACAAGCGTGCCGAGAGGGAGTCGGAGAAACGCATGGTGGTGCCAACGAACCGGTACAACCCGTTCCTAGATGACGGAATGGTCGGTGCGTGGCGGAAACTGGACGCATTGGAAGCCGGAGGGTTCTCACCCCAGTGGCAGTCATACAGGATCCCGATCATCTACTCCGGCTGGGAGAAGGACGACAAAATCCTGTACCTTGAGCGCACCCCGTACACGGACACAGCGGACGGGACCGTGGAGAACAAGTACAGGATCGTCGCCTATGACAAACTGCACAAGGAAGAGATGACGGTAGACGTAGATCCATTCGACTTCGAGGAGACTCTGAAACTTCAGATGAACTCCTCTGGCCTGTCACGCCGCCATGACGCACCCCCTGAGGAGCAGGAGGCGGCACGGAAAGCGGCCGCGAACGCCATCATAGACGCCAGGTTGCAGGCAGAAGATCAGGTGTGCACAGACTTCTCTGGCTACTGCGCACCCAGTGATAGTGTGGAGCGTGAACTCTACGAGAACAGGCTTCCAAGCAACCACTACTACATTGGTGACAACCCAAGGCACTACCCGTACAGCCACGGGGACGCGGCCACGTCATTCTTCCGCCACCCTGACCCGTTCAGGGTGGGCGACTTCAACCTGGCGAATACGCTAGCACGTCCCAGTGTGCTCCGACGGTTCATGCTCACTGACGACCAGGCATCCAACGTCGGGTTTGGGACTCGCCCACGCATAGGGTTCTCCTGGACGAACGACGAGGCGGGCACATCGAAGGCCAGTTGGACCTTGAAGTACGCGCCACCGTTCCGTCAGGGCAGCCAGACACCGTGGTCAATGATCACCAGGGAGGCTGACGGTACCGTGAAAGAGACACCGATCACTGACCCTGAGGACGCCGCCATGCGTCTGGCCATGTTTAACCGGGACCACATGCCTCACGGGGCCGGTATCAATACTGAGGACCACGTGAGACAGTGGGTGAAGTCAACTATCCGTGAGGTTGACGAGATCGCTGAGGAGGCGCGGGTTCTGCGCGAGAGGAACACCGCCAGGCACAACGCCAGCCTGGAGGAGGAGTACGGCCTTGGTGGCAGTGGTGGCGAAGCGGGCAGTAAGCGTGGGAAAGGATTCCTGGGCAGGGTGCGATCCCTCATGGGGTGACCCCTGCTGCGAGTCATTGCTGGTCGCCGATGATCCTTCGTACTCCTGCCGTTTCGCTTCAGGTGGCGGCATCGTTGCGCACATTTTTTGGTGGGCGTGTCGCTCATTTTGGGTAGTGGTGGCAGTGGGGTTGGTACCCTCATGATGTAGGGAGAGCAGCGGCTACATAATCGAGTGCGTTAGATAGGGTTGTGTCAGTGGGCCTGGGTGTGGTACCCTGTCCACCAGCAACCACAAGGTCACAGCATGGTCACGCACAGTGTGATATACTATGCGCGACCACACGATAGATTAACACGGTTAAAGCATTAGAAAACGTTAGGCCAAAAGGGAAAGAGGGGCAACACGCAAGTGAAACTCAACGTTGACGGTGACCCGATCCCCTCCCTTGAGAGCACCTACTGGTCCACCCCAGAGTGCCCCGTCCCCCAGAACCACTCGTCACGAGAAGCCCGCGCAGTGTTCGCCACCCTGATGCCTGAAGGCGCTACCGGATACTTCCCCACCAAGGACAAGAAACCAGTTGAGGACCGCTGGGACCCAGCCCCCTTCCTCCAGGAACCCAAGGGTGGCGACAAAGAGAACCCCGGCAGGTGGTACCTCTTTGAGGACGGCAAGTGGGAGGACGGCACCAACTACACGTACGCGGTCTACATCACACCTGGCAGCAACATCTGCGTCTTCGACCTTGACCCTCCCAGAGACCTGACAGGAAACCCGGACATGAAGTACCGGGTAGTAGAAAAAATGCGCGACAGGTTCTCCATGATGCTGAAGACCGACCTGTCCGAGACGACAACCGTGCGCACCCCAAGCGGGGGGATGCACCTTACCGTCGAACTCCCGAAAAGGTTTACCCCGTCCCCCAACACCAGCACCCACAGGGCCCCAGGAAAAGGGTTCCCCATCAAAACACTCGCCAAGTACAACCGGCACTTCGAGAAGATCACAGGCATCAACCCCCACCTGAACGGCGACATCCGCTCCGCCCACTCCAAAGGGTACGTGAACGGCCCAACCCGGCTCTGGGACTGGGAGAACCCCGCACGCAACTACATGGCCGGGAAGAACGCCTACTTCCTGATGAACCGCAAGAAGCCACTCAAGTTGTCAGTGAAGGCATGCCAGATCCTCAGAGACGGAGCCTACCTGGAGTACACGCAAGCCAGCAAAAGAGACCGCAAAAAAAGAGCAGAGTCAGAAAAGCGACGTAACGCCAAGCACGAGCAAGGCGACCGTGACCGGCGGCCACTAGGCTACTGGCTCAACAAACACCTAGACAACACCAAGCACCTTGAAGCCGACTACAAGAACCTCTTCGGTGACGACAGTTACGCCAGCACCCTCCTGAACGAAGCCCCAGGCGTTGAGGTCCTAGACATCCTCGCCAAGCAGATCACCCAGTTCTATGAGGACGAGGACACCCTAGAGACATTCCACGGGTGGCGATCCATCATCACCCAATCCATGGCCTGCCACTACAGCAACAAACAAATCATGGGAGCCTGCATCGCCCTAAGAGCAGACAGGGACACGCACCGTGGAAGCCGCATCAGCACCAAGGAACTGCGACAGGACATCAGAAAGGTGCTATGGAAGGCCAAAAAGCGTGAGGGCGGCATATTCCATGGACCGGCCTGCCCAGAGAACATCCTCCGCAACGCCAAGATGGCCGGTAAACCCAAGCCTCAGGACCATATTGACGCCACCAGCGACAAGGGGAAGAAGGAACTTGACGCATTCCTGAAGTACCGGAGAGAGAAGATCCTTGAAGGTACGTGGGGTCGTCGCGGCGCTGGTTTCACCTCCTTCTCCAACCCCAGAGTTATTGACATTGTGAAGGCATCCGATGCGCTCATGTCTCCACGTGGCGGCATGTTCACCCAGAAGTACCGTGACGCGATGGGTATCCTTGACGCTATCGCCCAGCCCCTGTGCAACGTCGGCGACCATATGTTCCCCATGGCTTACAACTTCACTGCCGGGATGCTGAAACTTGACGGCCCTAATGCCCACGACCGGGTAAAGGAAGCCCTCAGGTATCTCAGGGACCAGAAGGTGCTGGAGGTCACCAACAAGCAGTACGAGGGGCTGGCCGCTACATACACGGTCGCTGACGACTTCATCAACGACACTCTCACCAGGGCGCTTAAGTCATCATGGCGCAACCAGTTACCGGACGCCAACAATGAGCGGGAGCCACTGTTCTTTGACCGCCGGTCCGGTGAGTTCCGTCAGGTGTTCACGGGCGCTATCGTCACCAGCAAGTTCAACTACAGCAAAGAGGTCCAGGAGATCATCAACTGCGTGAACCTGAACTACACCGACCATAGCCTCGTTGGGGCCGCTACCGCGATCCGATACCTGAAAGATGAGCGCATGACCCGTGGCATCATGCTCGCTGAGGACAACACAACCTTGTACAACGAGGCTACTGGCGAAGTCGTGGAGCAGGTCCCGTGCGTGACAACCCATGGGACCGCCGCCCAGGCCATGGGTGTGCCATGGGCGAGACCCATTGACTTCGTGAGCGACCTGGAACAGATCTGGAAAGACTGCCCAGCGCCTGAGGAGATCGCATACGACGAGTTCAACGACCCGGACCATGCGCTGAAGGCTGACGAACGGTGGCAGCCCAACACGATGGAACCTGACCCTGTGGCCGCATCATCGCCCACACTATTCACAGGGCCACCCGACACTCCTCACGCCTCTCCTAGCAATGATGGCTGGACCAAGGGTGGGGTTGACAGCGTGCGCTACAATGGTTACGGAAGCGTCAATAAAGATAAACAGGCGCTTCACTACCACCACATGACTGAGGAGACAGAATGCCTAAGAAAAGGAAGTCGCGTAAGCGCAATGGCAGGGGCGCCACTTTAGGTTCTGACTGGAGAACCCGCCACCTGGTGACAGACCAGAACCCACTGTATGTGCGTGACGAGAAGGCCGCAGAGGAACTTCGTGCTTTTTTCGCGTCCGGGGCTGTCAGGATGATAGGTGGCGACGGGCTCTTCTCCGACATGGAGGACCATTACGGGTACGACTGGCGTGACAGCGTGGACGATACGGGCGACCCAGAGGATGAGACCCGCCTCTGAGCCCTGAGAACGGGCACGCCTTTCCTCGTGTGAGGTGGCACCACACTCTAGTGCGTGTGCAGGACCACTTGGACGCGACATACCCCATACAGGAAATGTGATCATCACAACAAGGGGCGACCCCTCATAGTTTGCGCCCACTAGATTACTCGTGCTAGCATACGTGACCGGTATAGTCCCGCTCGGTTACGTGCGTGGGGCGGGAATCTAGAAATGAGGGGCGGCAAAATGCTGACAAAGACACCGCAAAGGACCTACCCGGAGGAAACCCACCTGGTAGGGAAGGTCGTTGACATGACTGTGGCACCGGAGGCCATGGGTCACATCGTGCAGCGGTTGACGGACATCTACGCCGACCCGCTGGTGGCGGCCGTCCGTGAGGTGGTGTCAAACGCCCAGGACGCCACCAAGGCTGCTGGTAGCGACCGCCTGGTTGAGGTCTCGTCCCCAACGCACAGTGACCCACACCTGACCATCATCGACCACGGTACGGGCATGACCCCCGACACCATGGAGTACATCTACCTGACCTATGGTGTGTCCACAAAGAGCACAGACATGGGGCAGGTGGGTGCGTATGGGCTCGGCGCGAAGGCCCCACTTGCCTACAGCAACCGGTTCCAGGTAACCAGTGTTCAGGGTGGGGCGAAGACGTTCGCTGAGATCTACCTGGATGACACTGGGCCGCACGCGAATGTGCGCACCGCCAGCACGGGGGAGCAGGACGGGACCATAGTGCGTATCCCTGTCCAGGGGAAGGACTTCGAGAAGGTCAACGAGACACTAGCGTCGTACAGCAAGTACGGCGGCATGTCCCCGATCGTCATCAACGGCATCACCTATGACACGTGCAAGGATCTAGTGTATGTGGGAGAGGTGGTCCTGGATGCCGTGTCGGGTGTGAAGGGCGGCCTGTGGGTGCGCGACCCGTACACTGTTGGTGACGGCATACCGAGTCTGATTGATAACGTCATCCACCGGTGGGAGGACCTGGACCTGGTTCTGTGTGGATACAAGTACAACCACAAAGGCGAGAAGGACGGCTACAGTCGCCTGACGGTGCAGATAGAGCCTGGCGTGGTAGACTTCCCGTCCTCCAGGGACACCATCATCAACAACAGTCGTCTCACTGATCTGGTTGGCAGTGTGAAGAGACAGGCCGCTAAAAGCGATCTGCTAACGAGGTTGCGGGCGATTCATGTGTCGCACCAGAAGCCCTGCAACGTGCACAAGGCTGCTGAGGGAAGCATGCTGCTGGCCCACAAGGATGGCACCATGAGCCTCGACGGGGAGGTGCTTGACCCTGCTCTGCTGGATGGCCCTATGGGGGTGGATGCTTCCAAGGTGATGCGTGAGCCTGGTAACATGTTCGCCACTATCCGGTTGGACAAATATGAGCGCAAGTGCTTCACCCAGGTTGTTGACGACTATGATGGAGGCGAGACTGATGTGCCTTACCCGATAGTCGCGGGTGATATCTATAGCGTGAGCGCGTTGAAACCAAAGGTGAAGGCCGCGTTCACCAAGGGTGCTGGGGTGTCGGCCCTGTCATTCGTTGCGGGCATGAAGTACGACCCACTGCGCCCGATCCTGGTGGGATGCTCCAGTGAGCGGGATGTCGAACATGTGATCCGGTGGCGTCAGGAAATCCTGAACACATACGGCAGCAAGGTTAACCTGTTCATGGTTCGTGGCACCCCAACCCTGAGTGACGCCGATGAGGCCCACCGGCACCTGTGGGACCCTAACGACACGCTCCGGGCGATGACCGCGACCGAACTGCTGGATAGCGTCGGAGCCACCGGCAAGAAGTCCCAAGCGACTGAGCGCATGTTCGATGGTGTCACCTTGTTTGACAACCGACACGAAACCGTGGTGACTCCCCGTGAAGTGACCGACCCTAGCGCGATCTACAGGTTCGGCTGCAACAGTGAAGATGCGTCCTCCACCAAGAACACACTGACTTTCCGTGACGTGACCAGTGACCCTAACACGCTGATCCTCATTGACAATAACCCCATATACTCCGATGTGAAAGACGTACTGAATGGTTACCTACACGCTGAGGGCGACAGAGCGCTAGAAGGTAAACGCCTAGTCCAGGGGAAGTCGCTGACGAAGACTCTGCTCAGCGCGGTCCCGAAAGAACGAATCCTTGTAGGTAGTGACCCACGTGTCCGCGATAAGAAACTGCTGAAATCACTCGATGACCGCCGGTTCCGCCTCGACCACAAGTTCGATCACATGCTGGCCCAGGACAAGACCATGATGATGGTCGCAGCATTGAAGCGCCACAGGTGCAGGACTCAAGCATTCCTTCCCCACCTCGTCACGAAGGAGACGTACCCGAACCTGTGGGAAATGAACCAAATCCTTGGTGCAGTCAACAAGCACTATGGGAAGAAGGTGTTCATCCCGGATTCCAGGGTGAAATACGGGCGCGTCATGGGTGAGGAGAACGCCGCATGGGTGGAGACCATCATCGCCATGGAAAACTCCAGCAAATGGTCTTCCACTGGCCTATTCCATGTGATCAACGACATAAGAACATACTACAGGGGAATGCCGCAGCGGATCATGAACGCAGTTATGGATGAGTTCGAGGCTGAATGCCAGAAGATCCTTGACAAGGGGCACAGCCAGGTGAAGGCTGACATGGAGGCGTCTGAGGATGAGTCCATGGTTGAGATGTTCCGGAAGAAGCAGTCCATTATCGCCGAGCAGGTATGATGCCCTAGAGGAAAGGCGAGGTCAGGCCACAACACTACCCCTCTGACCTGACCCCACCCCCTTTGGCGTCAAGCACCCACCTAGGAGAAGCAAGCATGTACGACTTCGACTCGATCACCACCAGCCAGGTCACCCTACCCTACCGGGACAGGCCCTACCTGAGAACCACCCACAGTGACCCTCACCTGGCCGGTTACGAGGTCACAGTAGTCGAGGACACGCGACTGGACCGACCCGAGAACATGGGTGACGAAGGAGTGCGGTGCCTGACCCTGATCACCCGTTTCCCACGGTGCATCCTCCCAGAAGTGAATACGCACCGGGTCATCTCCAAGAACAGTGCCTCCAGCCGCGCCAGGAGCGTCAAGGCAACCATTGGCGCTGTCATGCGTGACCCCTATGTGCCCCTATTCACCTCCAACCAGAAAGGCATGTCTGGCAGGTTCCTCACTGGCAGGAAGCGTGACGCCGCAGAGGCTAGGTGGCTGGCAGGCCGTGACCTAGCCGTCTCCACTGAACTATCCCTCCTAACAGGTAAGCCACTAGACCCGGATCTGCACCTCGACTGGGAATACCGCCTAGACTCCTACTACAAGGACGTCTACCAGACAGATACCCCAGGAGCGTACGCTTTAAGCGTCCACAAACAGAACGCGAACCGAGTCATCGAACCATACATGTGGCATGAGGCCCTACTGACCTCAACCATGTGGGACAACTTCATCCATCTGCGCACCGACCTGGCGACAGCCCAGCCAGAGATCGTAGCCCTAGCAAGGCTCATCCAGGCAGCCCTGAAGGAGTCCATCCCGGACACGTCATGGATCCACCTGCCGTTTGCGAAGAACCGCCCACAGGAGACCACAGATTTCGTGTCTCTACGTGACGAACTGATGCTGGCAGCCACCCAGTGCGCCCAGATCTCCTACCGGGACAAGTCCACCGCAACAGCCTCCACTGCGACCACCGCCCTGGGCGAGCGCCTGCTGGCGTCAGGTCACATGTCACCGTTCGAGCATGTAGCGTTCGACGCCCGGAAGTACGCCGAGTTCACGGATGAAGACCTACCTAGGGACACCCAGCGGTTACGCAGCAACCTTGGTGACGAGTGGGTGCAGTTACGGCACGCCCTCCCCAGGTAGGACACCGCCACTCACTTACTTCTCTCCTACCGCCACCCCTACCACCGTTGGGCTCTTGCTCATGACATTGGCTGGGCCAAGGCACGAGGACAAGCGTCTGCAATACGCATCTCATTATGCGTCGCAGACGCTTACCTGCTTCTAGGGCAAAATGCTTAGATACTAGGCCAGAACACTTGATGAATACCCACGAAAACACGGTAGGGTCAGGCAGAGAAGGTACGACACATGTGGCATTTCAGCACTAAAAAGGACGGGGTGATGCCTTGCGGCGCCAAGACCCCAGACAAGTGCGACTACAAGGACCAGCCCCACTTCGCTACAGAGCAGGAGGCGAAACAGGCTTGGCATGAGACGAAACAGATCACTCACGGCCTGTTCGCCAACGCCAGTATCAGAAACGGAAGAAAAGCACCCACACACCCCACTAACAGCACCCACGGGGAGGACCCAGCAGCCAAGATACGGGAGGCCAACACCCAGCAGGTCAGCCGTGATGTGCGGCATGAGCCTGACCGTGACGACAGGCGGGTTCAAGCACTGACCTCAATGACCTCAGAAGAGTCCAGGCGCTACATCTCCAGCAGCCCAACGAGAGAAGAGATCGCCGCTAACATCGTGGGCTCCAGGATCAGTGAACTGGGTGTCAAGGTCGGTCATGTGAAGAGAGCCGCCACCAACAGGCACTGCGATACGGAAACACTGCGATCCTATGCCGAATCCATTCGGGGGGATGTTGACGATACCGTTTCGCTAACGGAAGCGCTCATGTTCTCCAAGAGCGGCAACTAGTGCTACAATGGCACCCATCCTGTCGTCTCTGTTGTGCAAAACCTAGAACAGGGCGATAGGGTTCAAAATCTGGCAAAACGCATCTAGAGAGAAGATAACAAAATGGGGAGGATCAGCCCTGAGGTCAGGACGGCCCGGAGGATCAGACGCAGACTCAAGGCCGTCTCCGCCACGGTGGCCGCCGTCATGGTGATAGCCGTCACCCTCATCATCAGCCTCTACGCTGCCGGTGTCCGCACCTCCTACACAGTGTCAGAGTCCATGGAGCCCACCATTTACCGGGGAGACCTCATCCTATCCTCCACCTGGTACAACGCCATCGACAAGGGCGACATCATCGTCTATCAAGCGCACTGGTTCCATGACAAGCCAGTCCTCCACAGAGTCAAGGACAAGGCCCTCAACAAGGATACGGGCGAGTTTCGCGGCTACATCATGCGCGGAGACAACAACGACGCGGACGACCCGGAAACCGTCACCCCCAGCCAAGTAACCTCAGAGGTCATGGCAGTCATCCCCTATGCTGGCTGGGTCATCAACCCATGGGCGTTCGCGGCCGCCGCCGCCCTCGTCGTAGCACTGACCCTGGCGACACTCATCAACTGGGAGCAGGTGGCGGCACGCAGAAGAAAAGCGTCATAGATCCACCCCCTGCTCCCTATTCTGATTTGTGGGATATTGCCTACCTGACACGAGAGAGTCATGTCAGAGAGGCAGCAGGGCATCCATGAGTTCATTCACCAAGTTAGTGGACGCGATCACGCAGCGCGCCACCGAACTAGAAGAAGCACCCAACGGTCGCCTTACCCTGGACGCCCTGTTCCTCAAGGCCCTCCACAAAACCATCAACGAGGTCCACAAGGGTGCCGAGCCCGACGACTTCACCGCCCTGGCCGTCATCAACCTTGTCATCATGGGCGCAGATGAGGGGCACACCGCCGAGGACATCAAGGCATACATCACCCAGTTACGCACCGAGAGCAACTGACCTCTGGTGAGACGCCAGCACAGCAACAAAACACGACACCACCACAACACCAACGGTAACAGTGATTGTGGCGTGTCTCAGGCGGGGAAGATGATCGCCTGGGTAGACGTAGAATCAACCGGCACCAGCGCAGACAAAGACATGATCCTGGAGGTCGGCGGCATTATCACCGACATGCAAGGCCATCAGGTCGGTGATGAGTACACGACCCTCATCAACGTGGACCCAGTGTCAGCGGCAATCGCACTCGCAGACACCAAGGTCCGCATAATGCACGACGCCTCCGGGCTGTGGGCTGCACTCTGGTCCACCCCCGGCACTCACCTCAACCAGGTGGACGCCCAAATGGCTCACTGGATCGACACCACCACCCTCGGGTCGCCGGTCCTCCTTGGCGGAAACTCCCCACACCTCGACCGCAACCTGATCTCAGTGAACCTGCCAGCAACCTACAGTCGCCTGTCACACAGAAGCATCGACGTCACCTCCATCGCCCTCATGCTCCAAGAAAATACGCCCATCGGCCGCTACCAGAAGGGCGGGGTTCACAGGGCTCTGGAGGACGCTAGAGACTCCCTCAACGAGTACCGCTACTACCTGACCCAGTTAAACGGCCACCCACACCCCTGAACCTGAAATTACAGCACAAGGGGGCAGATCAAATCAGGTGGCAGGCGGACTGACCGAGGCAAGGCCACCTCATGTTGTGACGTGGGTAGGATGACAGCCGACACGCACCAACAACCAAGTAGCATAGCAAACCCTACAGATGAGGTAATGAATGTCTGTCACTGTCTACACGCTCCCCAACTGCTCCCAGTGCGAGGCAACCAAGCGTCTTCTTGACAAGAAGGGCGTCAGTTACACGGTCGCTGACTTAGATGGCGATAAACTGGCCGAGTTCAAGGCTCGCGGACACAGGCAGGCACCCATCGTGGTCACCAGCGACGGCCAGGAGTGGAGCGGACTGCGTCGAGACCTGATTGAGACCCTAACTGTCGAGGGTGACTCCGAGAACCCATGGAACTTCTGAGCACCTGAGTTGATATAATAGAGCATGAGCGACAAAGATGATCCGCTCACAAGGCAAACCGCCTGCTGGTCCTCCTCCCTCCCCCCTTTCCCAGGACCAGCAGGCGGTTTTCTTCACCCCTGAACCCGGGTATCCTGACAAGTAGATACCACGCGAACAACACAAGGGGGCGGCACGCATGACAGAAGGGGAAGGCTTCAAGAACGCGGTAGCGGAGATCAAGCACGCATACGACATCCGCGACTACATTGAGGCCGCCGGGGTAACTCTCAAACCAGCAGGTGCAGGAAGGTGGAAAGGACTATGCCCGTTCCACGACGAGAAAACCCCCTCCTTCACTGTTGACGAGTCCTTCCAGAACTACAGGTGCTTCGGATGCGGCGCGAGCGGAGACCTCATCACCTTCACCCAGGAACATGACGGGCTGGGCTTCATGGACGCCCTCACCATGCTCGCCGCCGACAAAGGCATCGTCATCCCAGACACCAAAAGCAAGAAGGATGACGCCCCCAGTGTTGACTACGCCGCGTTACGCGAGTGCGTGCGGGCGGCAGCGAACTACTTCTGGACCCAGTACCGAAACCTACCCGAGGAGCACCCTGCTGTCCGTGAGGTCACCAGTCGTGGGCTCAACCCGAACTCCGGCATGTATGGGTACGCCCCTGAAGGCAGGACAGACCTCTACCAGCACCTCAAGTCTAAAGGGTTCAGTGACGACACCATCATCACCACAGGAGTCTGCTCACGCACCGAACGCGGTAGCATCATCGACTTCTGGTCCGGGCGCCTCATCTTCTACATTCAGGACACTATGGGGAAAGTCGTCGGATTCTCTGGCCGGAGACTTTACGACACAGACTTCAAACAGGGAAAGTACGTCAACTCTCCCGCCACACCCCTGTTCCACAAGTCGAAGATCCTGTACAACCTGCCCCAGGCTCGCAAGAACCTCAAAACCAGCAGCACCCTGTATGTGGCGGAGGGACAGTTCGATGTGATCGCTCTCACCGAATCCGGTATCGGTGCGGTCGTTGCCGGACTAGGGACAGCGTTCACACCCGAGCAAGGATCCCTATGCCGCCGAATGGTTGGCGACAACGGGCGGATCGTGTTCTGTTTCGACGGGGACCAGGCCGGGATCAAGGCCGCCCTCAAGGTGTTCACCAACGTGCCAGTTGTCCACTCATGCGCCTATGTGTCCGCAATGCCGGAAAGCACCGACCCATGCGACCTGAGAATGAAGGAAGGCCCTGACGCTCTCAAGGAGCATGTGGAGACTCATCAGATTCCGCTCGCTGAGTTCGTCCTTGACGCTGCCGCACAAGACTACAACCTGGGCGACACCAGCCAGCGTGCCAGGTATATTGAGCGTGCCGCCAGCGTCATCAAGACGATCTCCTCCCACATCCTGAGTGAAGAAATGATCAGGAAGGTGTCACTGGATACTTTCTCCCCCACTGAGGTCATCAGGGACGCAGTGAACCGGGCTGAGCGAGTTACCGCAGACGCCTTCGATCAGACCCCTACCCCACGCGACACAACACCTGAACGCCCTGACCTTGACAACCCCAGCAGCAATACCGACAGCAGCAGGCTGGTTGTAGATCAAGATGACACTATCAGTCTCATCAACAATGACCCCACGTATGCGGCAGCAGCCCGAAGCATACTCCTCGCCATACGGTTCCCCCAGTTCCGGGAAGGGACTATTAAACAGCACAAGGTGTTCCCGCCCGCACTACTCCCCATGCTGAAAGACCTCCATCAGGCGCGCACCAGAGAACGCATCATCCCGGAGGACTTCACCCACACGAAGATCGCCACCCACATCATGTCCGCGAACCTCATCCCCACCATGACCATCATGAGTGACGACGAGACAAGTCACCTCAACACCTACCTGCTGCGCTACCTCACCAAGGCCAAGGACGAGGAACAGAAACGCAAGGTGCAGGAAGCCATCATGGCGACACTCAACAGCAGTGACTCCTCTGTCAGCATGCTACGCAAAGCCATCAGCGAGGAGAACCGGCTACTTGGGAGACAATAAGACGATACAACCCCGACTAGTACACGGCCTGGGACGGATCACAACATCAAAGCGCCACGGCTGCGCACCCACCAACCGCACTCTGGATTCAACCAAAAGGCACCAGAGGAAACAGCAGAAATACCCCATACTCTTAAACTAACGCCACGATATTTCGGTGAGCGCCCACCCATGGGGGTTGAACCAGCAAGGACGAAAGACAGGGCAATGGGATTCTTCTCAAGACGAAACAAGCGCGACTTCAACGTTGATGCGGTCAAAGTCCCAGAAGTCACCTACCCGGACCTCCAAGCCGCACTCCAGTCCGTCACCAACGGCGGAGCCAAAGACACCAAATCCGTCACCATCACCTGGCAGGACGGCACCACTGCGCAAGCCGTCATCTACGGTGACACCCTCAAGTACCTTAACCAGGGCGTCACCAACAGTGAACTGGCCCAGATCATCGAGTCCAGGGTCTCTACATCTCGCACCGACATTCACCCCGGAGCCCTCAACGCCCTCAAAAAGGCTCTCGCAGATGAGGAAACCAGCCACATCGCCGCCGTCGAGCAGGTAGACCAGGTGTCACCCATGCTCGCAGCATTCATGAACATGGTCCTCGGTGAACTCACAGAGAACCACATCATGCGGCTACATGATCATGGCCCCGTCACAGAGGTAGAAGCAGACTGGTCTGTCGATTTCACCCCCACATTCATGCAGAGGTTCACCGGCGTGGACATCTGCGTCGAGCAGGTCAACAGCATGGCTGAGCATGGGCGGCGTGACCTCCAGCGGGCCGAGACCATCACGCGTGGGGAACCCCTAGGTGGCGTCCTGATAGAAAACGCTGGCCCACAGCCCGCAGATCCCAGTGAGGAGCAGTACCTAATCCTTGACCTGCTGTCAGACGGGGGCAGCCCCATAAGCCTGGAGGACCTGCAACAACACGCCACAGGCTACATCTGGTCGCACGTGCTCAAAGCCGCAGAAAACCTGATGTACGACGGCGCAATCGACATCACCTACCCGAACCGTCAGGAGTCGTCACTACCTGACCTTGGCCCACTCACGGCTGCCAAACCAGCCACCGGCAACATTCAAGACGATACTGACACACAGGACGAGCACGACAGTACCCCAACCGAAGAGGGTACGGCACCCACAGCAGACTTGTCACCAGAGCCAGACCAGATGGAGAATCCCAGCCAGAGGGCCACACCTCAGGGCGCCTCCAAGTCAGAAGAAACAGTGCCCCCCGAAGCCCTAGACACGGCGGCCGCCAGCACCTTCGACAAGATCATCACAGGCTCAGACGAAGATGACAGCGACGGGTTCACGTTCTCCATGCCGGACGACAACGACCTCACTGACGAAGGAGGCTTCGACTTCACCGACGAGGAGGAAATCTTCGCAACAACTATGGCAGGTGAAGATCTAAGGCCCCTCATCAACCAGATCGTGCGCGAATCCACAAACGTCGATCAAACCATCATCCCTGTACTCACTGAGGAGATCGAGTACAACGCCGAGTTGGAGGCAGGTGTCGTTGACTTGGACAACCGCATCAGCGAAGTCCGCCAAACCTACCAGGAAGACTTTGGCCGCTACAACATCATGGCTATGGACATCATTGGAGACCAGGCTCAGAAAGGTCAGGACGTCACCCTTGAAGGGGCCGGTGAACCCATTGAGCATGCCCGCGAGGACGCCAATGATCAGTTCTTCACCCTGGAGGATCTAGAGCACCGTCGATTCAACCTCAACGCCACCAGGATCAACCTCCTTAAAAGTATCCTGGAGCGCATTACTCACCTGGATGGGGCGCACGTCCAGGAGTGCGTCAACCTGATCGAGATGAAGATCCAGGGCATCCAGGACGTCACCGACACCGCGTTCCACTCCCCCAAGGACGATGAGGCTATCGCCAAGGAAACAGACCTCAAACTCATTGAGTCTGTACTTGTCCCCGAAACCATCACCCCAGACGACTCCCCCATGTTCTACCGGCTCGTCAGCACCATGGGGTTCAACCCGTTCGACAGCACCAGCAGCCAGCGGTGAAAACAGCAGGCGCCAGCGGAACATAGCACCGGCCAGACAAGGAGAACCCATTGGCGGTCGATACTGACAGAGACTACGACTTCGACGACGACAACCCCCGCAACAACGAACCGGAAGGTGACGGCGGCGGCAGAGTCATGGTCGCTGTCCTAGCCGTCCTGTTCCTGCCCGCCATCATCATCGCATGGGCCATCTACTACCTGGGGCTCGCAAAAGGGCGCCAGAAAAGGTCCGTGATCCTCTCCGGCACCCTCACCATGATCGTGATCGCCCTCATGTACGGGTCCCTGTCCGACGCCACAACCAGAGCCAGTGCCGCACTAAGTGACGTCACAGGCATCGCCCAGAACTGGACCGAGTACATCCCCCTACTAGTCGTCGTCAGTGTCATCCTCGGCGCAGTCGGCGGGTTTACCCTGACCGTGATCCAGGTCGGCAGACTCATTAAGAACCCGTACCTGCTGCACATGGAAGGCCCCTGGAAGAACTTCACGTTCCGGCCAACCCCACTGGAGAAAAGGCGCACCAAAAAACTCATCACCCAGTTGAAAGACGGGTCACTGTCAGACAAGGACAAGGCCCCCCTTGGTATCACCACCAAAATCTATGAAGACCCTGAGGAGAACAAGAACACAGGCGGCCTGAAAACCAAGGCCACCTGTGAGGTTGCCTACCGGTATCAGGCGGACGCACGTAAAAACACCGTCATGTCTGGTGGTGTCGGATCCGGTAAGACCATCACCATGCTGTCCATGATCCGCTCCGACATCGTGCACGGACTCCCCGTCATCATGATTGACATGAAACGTGACCCTGAGGTGTCAGCGAAACTCGCCCGCTGGTCCAAGGAGAACGGACGCAACTTCTATCACTTCGTGAACGGAGACCCCCAGGACTACGACGTACCTCACTCCGCCGGGCAAGCCTCATATGACCCACTCATCAACGGCGGTGCAGCCAAGGCAGACATGATCCTTGGGATGCGTGAGTGGGACACCAGCAGCGAAGTTTACAAGGGCAATGTCAGGCAGTTGCTCCAGGTCACCTTCCAGATGCTTAGACAAGCCGACCGCACCAGAGCAGACCGCATCGACTGGAACCACGGAGGCATCAGCCAACTCGCCTCCGCCATCAAGGACAACAACGCCTTCACTGACCTACTCATGGCCTGCAAAGGGCGCCCCATCTATGACGACGCACAGGCAGTAGATCAAGGATCCCGTCACAAGTCCGGGAAACTCTACGGCGCTATGGATGAGGTGCAAGGATATATGCGCACTCTCACCGCGTCAGCCTATGGCCCATGGCTACGCACTGGCGTCACCGACCGTAACATCGACCTCTACGAACTCACCAAGGACGAAAACAGCGGGAACGTCATCCTGTTCTCCATCAACTCCGACAGCGAGAAAGACTTCGCCGCCTACCTGGGTGCACTCATCATGGCGGACATCAGCGCTGTCAGTGCCCTCAGACGAAACCGCGGACTGAAGAACCCAGTTAACATCTACATTGATGAGTTCCAGATCATCCCCCCCACCACACTGGGAGGCATCCTAGAAAAAGCGCGCGCATCCGGGTTTGCCACCACCCTAGCCAGCCAGTCGTTGGAGCAGGTTATCGTCAAGTCCGAACGCAACGGCGAAGCAAACGTCAACAACATCCTCGACACATCCAGCCACTTCATCATCCACAATGGCGCCTACTTCGACTCCGCCACTAGGCTAGCGAAAATCGTCGGCGAGGCATGGTTCCCGAAATGGTCCACAGTCAACGACTCCAAGACACACTTCTTCTCGTTCAACTGGAACAACCGGCGTGACAGCATCGTCCGCAACGACCGAGAACAAAGGTACATTGTTGACCCATCCGAGTTCCAGAAACTCAGCGCACCTTCCCCATCAAACGGGCTCCTGACCGAAGCGATCATCATCGACAAGTCCACGGTTGACCCACGCTACTCCGGCAGGCCCAGGGCGCTAGCACGCAAGGTGCGGATGATCCCAGACGACGCAGTACTCGCCTCATACCCACTATCCAGAGTCGGGGAGAGCGACTATGCGGGACAGCAGCCAGACAACAAGGACATGCACCTAGTCATTGACGGTGACACAACCGAGGACCAGCATGGCGACCACACCTGGGAGGATGACGCTTTCCAGGCTGAGCCGGACACACAAGGGTATGACCCGGCCGGTTACGGCGACGAGGACGAGGACGGCGGATTCGGCTGGGTCAGTGACGACGAGGAACCACCACAGCAGCCAGCAGACCCCCAAGGGGCGACCGAACCAGACTACAGCGCACCCGCCACCAGTAGTCCTGATCGCTCCCGCATCGATTACACCACACCAGCCCATGAGGAACCAGTCTACAACCAGTCTGAGCCCACTACGCCCCCAGAGGAAGACTATGGTGCCGGGTTCGGGTGGGTCACAGACAGCAGCGACAATGCCGACAAGGAAGACCCCAAGGCAGTGGGGCTCCCAGAACTCGGTTTCTGAGAGGCAAGCACCGCACACATCGCAACGTAAACACACCAGACGCACGTTTCCTCGATATTTTTTGCGATTCTACTTAACATTTTTATGGAGGGGTAATGCCAGACCCGATCAACGTCCCCACACCCCCATCCAGGAGAAGGGGAGACATGACGCCACCCAGGAGAGGCGCCACCAACAACCGTGGGCGCACAACCCTGGGGACCCCTCCGTCCGTACCTTCAGCACCCGGTGTCCTACCAGACCTTGGCAACATTCCAGGCCCCAGGCAGCGCCCAGGCAGGACACCGGAGGCTACCACTACACCACGTCGCACCCCCACTAGCAGCCTCAAGGTTCCTGGGCTCGCACCAAGCCGCGGCCCAGTACACAGCCCCAACAGGGCAGCCACTCCCAACAGGACGGTGCGCCAGGAAAGAGTCGTCAACCAGTACGACGATGGGGAAGACCCTTTCGAGCAGATCCCCATCCAAGACCAGGTTGATGTTGAAGACTACGAGGACTATGAGGCTGAGCGCGTAGAGGTAGACACCACCCCCGAACGTCAACCACCCCGCCGCACCTCCACACCCAGTAACGCTGACAGTGGCGAGGATAACTATGAGAACACCACCGAGCCTGCACCTAAGAAGAAGGGCATGTTCGGTCGCAAAGCCAAGAGCAGCGAACCCGTGTCGAAAAAGCACACCAAGTCTAGTGCGCCCACTAAAACCAGCACCCCGTCCATCCTGGATGACGACGAAGACGAACTCGGGTTCAAGAGGAACTTCATTGACAAGAAGAACAAGCGTCTCCTCCCATTCGGGAAGAATACTGGCAGCAGCGGAGACCGGAGAAAAGGCCGCAAGGTTCGCACCAAGGACATCGACGCCCGCAAGAACAGGATCATCAAGATCAATGGGTACCGCATCTTCTTCCTCACTGCCTGTCTAGCATTATTGGCCCTAGGAGCCTACAATGCCTGGTTCCCACAGAAAGCACTCACCGTCGATGAGACAGCACAGGTAGCCCAGCAGGCCCTTGGCAGAACAAACTTCCCCGAGGCACGAGGAGAAGGGTTCGCTAAGGACTTCCTGCAAGCCTACTTGACCACCAGTGATGACACCTCCCAGCAGGCCCTCGCGTACTTCTTCAACGGAACCCTGGAGAACGCGAACAACTCCAGCGTGGAGACAAACCGTCAGACATCAGCCAACTACAAGCAACAAATCCTGTACGGCCCGACAGTCTACTCAGCCAGCAGTATCACAGACCAGGTTGCCACCTATGTAGTTGGGGCGCTCGTGAAGGCAGCCCCAGCGGACGGTAGCACCCCAGCACCAGACAGCAACGGGAAAACCGGCGGTGAGGCAACGTGGATGTTCTACTCCATCAACGTCTACTACGACAAGGCCAGCGACCGGCTGTTCATCACACCGGACTCCCCTACCGTCGTACCGAACATGAACGTTGGTAGTTCCCGTGACCTTCCGGGGCCGCAGTCACTCGGAACAGGGGACTCGGACTCCGACCTCAAGGCGAAGGTGTCATCCACCGTTCTCGGGTTCATGTCCGCCTATGCGACCAGCAGCCCTCAGGACCACACAGCACTCGACCAGTACGTGATCAATGACGCACCCCAGGAACTCAAGACGGGCCTATCTGGCACGTACTCGTTTGACGGTAACGTGAACAATGCGGTCACCTTTGAGGCATTCCCCACAAAGGACACTAACGTCGCCAAGGTGAAGGTAACCGTCAACTGGAAGAGATCGCTAGGTGCTAACGAGAGCCAGTCAGCAAGGTACACATCAACCTATGTGATGACGTTACAGAACGTGTCCGGTAAGTGGCAGGTGTCAAAGTTCTCACCGTTCACGTACCTTCCTGACGAGTCCGAATCTGTGAACAACAGTACTGGTGATCAGAAGGCGTCCGCATCGGATGGCAGCACCAGCGGATCCTGATGCCAGACAGAAGCATTTATCAAAAACATGTAGAAATATTTGATATTGGTCAGAAACTCTTACACAACCGGTTAACTGTGAGAGTTAATCTGATCAGATACACACAAACGGAGAAGAAGAAATGATCCTAGGAGCAATTCTAAACGGGTTGCTGAGTATCCCTGCTGGTGGTCTTGCGGCTCTACAGAACGACCTGGTTCGTAACTGGATCGGACCTGCCGCATTGATTGTTGTTGCCGCTGTCGCAGTGAAGCACCTGATTAAGGGTGAGCCACGTAAGATGGCCATCTATGCTGTTGCCGCTATTCTTGGCTTCGTTATCATCTACGGTGCTCCAGTACTTGTTGGTGGTGAGGACGCAAGCGTCACCAGGACTGTTGTTAATACGACTAAGAACAACATTAACGTCGCTACAGCACCTTTGGTACTCGACGTGGGCTAATCAACACATGTTGTGAACTCACCATGATTTAGGTGGCTCACCAGTCAGGCACAGTCCAGACTGGTGAGCCACCACCGTTTATCGGAATAAAGGCACAGTGTGGCAAGAAGTGTGCGCTGATACATGATATTCCAAGTTAGTCAAATGAAGAGGAAACCTTAATGCTAGGACAGAGAAGCAAACTTGACGTCGCAGTACAGTCAGCCGTGGACAATATTCTCTTCTCGAAGAAAGAGGCGTGGGCCTACTACCGCCTATCAACAACTGTTTACGACTTCCTGGCATCTCAGCAGAAGATAGAAACTGGACTGAGAATCACCAGCGCGTTCGCCAACATCATGTCCAACAAGCAAGACTCCGTTGACGGGCACCTCATCGTCACAAACGTCCCCCTCGATGTTGACGCCTGGGAGGCCCAAATCCTGGGAGTCATGGAGGACCACCCTGAGGGCCCAGGGTTTAAACGATTCATGGCCCAACAGAACGCCTTCCTCCGCAAGCGCGAGTACTCCAGGCGCGTCTGCTACGTGGGAATCAACCTAGGAGGCAGGAACGTCCTCGACTTCACAAACCTCAACGTCCTAGAGTCAGGTTTCAAGAACGCCACAGAGACACTGAAACAGTGGATCGACAAGATGTGGCACCAAAAGGACGGCACTGTTGACAAGGCCGAGGAGGACATGTACCGGCGTCGAGAGGAGGACATGTACGCAATCCTGTCCAACGGTGCTCTCCAGGCACAGCGGGCCACCACTGAGGAGATACTGCTGGCGATCAAGCGCATGTTCTACCCACACATGCCCGCACCTCACCTGGAAATCGACCACAGTAACAGGCTGTCACAAGGCGACATGGACATTGAAATGCTGGGGCAGATCACCCCCAAGGCAAGGTTCCTGAAGTTCACGCAGCCATATGAGAACATCGAGTTAGAGTCCTACCGGGCGTGCCTGACGTTCACCAGGTTCCCGAAGACGTTCACGTTCCCCTATGACAACTTCCCGTTCTTGTACCTGCCAGCGACAATGAACGTCCCATTCACCGCTTTCAGCCGATTCACGCTCTACCCGAACGCGAAGATGAAGTCTGATGTTGAACGCAAGTCCAAGGAGATGCGCGACGAGGTTGACAACATCATGGCGACCCGTGACGCCAGTGACGGGATGATGAGTGGCCTACCGGCTGGTGTCGCTGAGACCATTGAGGACCTGGAGCAGATCAAGGCGATGCTGGAGGAAGACAAGGTGCCGTGGCTACGGGCCTCCTACCACCTCGTCCTTGAAGGGCCAACAGAAAAGTTCGTCCAAGATGTTTACGCTGCACTACGCCAAGAATACCAGGACCGGGACACGGTGATCACCTGGACGTCCGGCGACCAGATGGACCTGTTCTTGGAGCAGATGCCAGGCGACACGAAGCGAATCAAGTCTTTCGAGTTTATCACGAACCTGGCTCTATTAACAACCAGCGGTTTCAACTTCGCGTCCGAGATCGGGGACCGTATCTACGGGCTGTGAAGGAGCAGATAGAAACACAGTGAGCAAAGACGCAGCGTAAAGAGTTAAGTAGGTAGGTGCACTAATGGCTAGAAGACGTTCGGGCGGTCGTGGAGGATCCGCCATGAAGCGATTCGTCATGACCCCAGTCGCTTTCTTGGTCGTTGTGGGCCTGATCTATGGGGTAGCCCAGATCAATGGAATCCACAGCATCAGGGACGCCCTGAACTACATGCGCGTGATTAGTGACGAAACGGGCACGAAAGTCAACAACTGCGTTGGTGGGAAGGACTGCAAGATCCTGTCTGACGGGTCCACCGCACCAACGGGATCCGCGGGGCAAGGTTCAGGTAGCAGTGACAGTCAGGCTGGTACGGACGGGGGAAGTACCTCAAACAGTCAGGAAAACAATGGTGGGTCCGAGGCGTCCACTGGTGCCAACAAGTACCAGGCGGCCCTGAATAACCTGACTGTCGCGCCAGCAAAAAAGGTCGCGTACAAGCGCAGCGAATGGAAGCACTGGGTGGACGTCAACGGCAAGTGCAACGCCCGCGAGCAGACCCTTGTCAACCAGGGTAAGAACGTCAAAACCGACCCTAAAACCTGCCGGGTTCTCACCGGCACCTGGGTTGACCCCTACAGTGGAGAAACCACCACCAACCCCAAGAGCATCGACATTGATCACGTAATCCCCCTGGGGTATGTGGCAAGAAGCGGAGGACAGGACTGGAGCCCACAGAAGAAACAGGAATACGCCAACGACGTGGACACTGTTCTGCTGGTGACATCCGCGAAGGAGAACCGGTCCAAGTCTGACAAGGGACCAGCCGACTACATGCCACCAAACAGCGCTTACGCCTGCACATACGCCCAGAAGTGGATCGACATTGCCGGAAAGTACCAGATCAGCATCACTCAGGCTGACAAACAAACCCTAGCCGACGCCCTCACCAAGTGTAAATGAGATCCCCTGTAGTTAACCCCGAACGTCAGTAACCAAGGAAGGTTCACATGTCAACAGCCGCCAACCGAGCCAAGGCTGCCGAAAGGTTCAGGCAGCAGAAGAACCAGGCGGAACACAGCGACTACGATGTTGGTGCCAGCCGCATGAGCATCGAAGGAAAGTTGCGTCTCCTAGAGGAGATGGATCGTGGTGACCTTGTTGGCATCTTCAAGGAGTGGCAGCCTAAGGTGTCGAAGCGTCGCCGTCGTGGTGCTCCACTGGATCAGCGTGTCTCCATCACTGTCACTGACATGGAGCGCACCAACCTGAATGACGAAATCAAGACGATCAAGATGACTGAGAACATCAGCATGAGCCAGTTCATCCGTAACCGGGCTATAGCCTCCGTCGATATCGTTGGGTGGCGTGACATCGCGGAAAAGGCGCTTGCGGAGATTGAGGACACGGTAAAGAACCAGGCGGCTATGCGCAAAAAGCGGTCCGCCTTGAACCTACAGGCAGATGACGAGACAGACCCGGCGACCGCAGCCTACATTCGGGCACAGGTTGACGACATTACCCGCCGCCTGGATCGCATCGTCTCCAAGCCGCAATCCCGTAAACGTCGCTTGTCGGGCCGCATGTCTATGCCTGAGGCGGAGCAGGTGAAGTGGCGTGCACAACGTCTCTGCATCTCCACGAGCGACTATCTACGGATGATGATCTTCAACCTGGAGCCGAACGGTATTGCCGACTGTCACATGAGCCTGGACGCGAAGCGCCTATTCTATATCTCGATCATCGAGGTTGCTCAGAACGGTTGGGGTACTCCCCCATCTATCTACCAGTGCTCCCAGTGTGAGAACTACATGGATGAGATTAGGCGTCTGCGCAGTGAGGTTGACCAGTTGCGCGCATTCACGTAAACCACACCACCCAAAAGTAAACATGGTTTGGTCAGCAAACCCCAAACACAACGAAAAGACCCTCTTGTTATAATTAGGGGGTCTTTTTTGTTGTGATATTGCGGAGTACTGTATCGCGTACTGAAAGTTCCAGGAGGGGCTGCAAAATAATGAGAAAGTTCCTCAAGGGCCTTAAGTCAGACCGGGGAGAATCCCTCGTGTCAGTGCTCATCGTCATGCCGCTACTCGTCGTCATGCTTGTCACCATGGTTGACTTCAGCGTCTACATCCTCAACCAGGGGCAGGTACGTGCGGCAGCCCGAGACGCAGCCCGAACCGTCGCCATCTACGGAGGAAACGGAACCAGTAGCGGACAGATCACCCCCATCGCCAAAGCATACGGCACTATCGAGTCATGCCCCAACCACACGTCCGCAGAATGCTCCCTCATCAGAAAACTAGACAAGGACAGCGCTCTCGTCCACTCCCAGGTGAAAGACGTTCAGTGCACCCCTAGCATCGCCACCAAAATAGGCCAGAACGTCCACTGTGACGTCACCTGGGAGTACAAGGGCATCGCCGGATCCGCTCTACCTCTCATGCGCACTATCGGCGGACTCAGTGGAGAAGTCAGCACACGAGGAACATCCGAGTCCGAGGTCCGCTACGACGGGGCACAGGACCTCGTTTACACCAACTGACGGCAGGGAGACAAGAACGCATGCGAACATTCCGTCGTTACCGCCTCAAAAACCTACTAGGCCGCCTCCACTGTAACACCGGTCTGGGTTTCAAGTCCGACGACGGTGATGGGGCCCTCACCCTGTCTATCGTGTTCGTGCCACTCGCCGTCATCTGTCTTGGGCTCGCCATCAACACGAGCCAGGTTGTGTCCAACAAATTCGAGTACGACACGATAGCCCAGTCATCAGCCGAGACCGCAGTGAAAACCATTGACGCGCGCGGAAACCTCGACGAGAGAGCCATTAAGGCACTCGTCCGGGAGCACCGGGAACAGTTGGAATCCAGTACCGCATACTCCGGGACCTGCAACATCCAAGAGATCAACGGGAAGAAAGTCACCCTCCCTTACTATGAAGTGCGGCTAGAGACATCCCGCAACGTCAAAGGGCGCCGTGTCAGCAGTACCTACAAGATAGACTCCTCCAACCCGAACACTGTTGACGTGCCCGACATTGAAAACAAAAACACCCCGTACAGGGTCATCTCAGCAGACGTGTACACGGCCACCTCATCCCCATTCGTCGCTATCGGACTGCAACCCTGCAACTATCACAAGTCCACCGTAAGCGCCATCAGTTTCGGCAGCAACAGGGACCTCGGCGGCACCCACACCAAGACAAAAAAGACCCCGAAACCCTAACGGGATAAGCCGCCCACCCTGCCCATACTGCCCGCAGCCCCATAACAAAAGCCACGCGCTAGGGTTGCGGGTAACATGTGCATGAGCGTGGATATTCGCTCACAAAAATCGACAGGCCAAGGCTCACCAAAGCAAGAAGAGGCGACAGCCGAAACTGGTGGGCCACTGGTACCATCGGGACGTTAGGACAACACAATGGGCGATCACAGCACCCCCGTCGGGCTCACAGAGGAACTACGCGGGAGGACGGTGGTTGCAGACACATCCAGTCTCCTCATGGTAGGTACGGGACTTCTCAACGCCCTCCAAGACTGCACTCTCATCATCCCTGCCGTCGTCGTCCGTGAACTAGAAGACAAACGGTCCCACCCAACAATTGGTCTCCTGTCTCGCCAATGGATCCGCCTCCTTGAAGAACTGCGGGTCACCCGAGGGGGAAAACTCGCCGAAGGAGTGCCAGCGCCCTCGCCCTGGGGGGACATCACCATCCGTGTCGAACCTAACCACAGGGACCAGAAGTCCCTCCCTGAGCACCTACAAGACGGAAGCCACGACAGCACCATCCTCGCAGTCGCCAACAACCTCCGCCAGGACGGGGACAAGAGCGTCGTCCTGCTGTCCAACGACACCCCCATGCGCCTGCACTCCACCCTTGACCTGAACATTGACGCCATTGAGTTCAACGCCACAAGGGTTCTTGACGCTGCCCCATTTGACGGGCGCTACACAGTGACCCTAACCAGCGGCGAGTGTGCCGACAGCAACTACTGGGGTGAGAAAGATGGCAGCAAGGGCCTGGAGCGGGTAGAAGACCTGATCCTGTCCCGTCTCCCGGAGGACAGGGCAGAGAACGCCTACATCACCATCACCTTGGATGATGCTGACAGCAAACCCATCGGGCACCTGATTCTCACTGGAGACACGCTCACTCCGGTCGCACGCAAGGTGAAGTCAGAGAGTATCACCGGCCGCACTATCGAGCAGGATGTTGCCATGACCTGGCTGAAGATGCCCGCTAGCCAGGTGCCCATCGTGTCTCTTGGCGGGTCAGCAGGAACCGGCAAGACCCTCGTCGCTGTCGCCACTGGCATTAACGAACTCAAGTACCACTACGACAAGATCATCGTGTTCAGGTCCCTGCACGAACTCGGGCAAGGGCAGGAGATCGGTTTCCTTCCTGGAGACGTCAATGACAAGATGGCCGCATGGTCCGGGGCAGTGTTTGACGCCATCGACGTTATCGCCTCCAAGGGCCGCAGCAAGACCCAGAGCAAACCTGACGACAACAAGATCAAAAAGTACAAGGAAATGGTGGAGATCGCACCCATCACATTCCTCAGAGGCCGATCCCTGGCGCGCACATTCATGATCCTGGAAGAGGCACAAAACTTCTCACGCAACGAAATCCTGAACATCCTGTCCCGCGCCGGTGAGGGATCCAAGGTAGTCCTCACGTTCGACGCAGCCCAGGTTGACAACCGGTTCCTCCAGTCCGGGAAGCACGCAGACATCTGGAGCGTTGTTGACAGTCTCAAAGACAGTGATCTTTTCGCGCACATCACCCTGAAGCAAACTGAACGCTCCGAGGTAGCGGAACTGGCTGCATCAATACTGGAGAACCAGTGACCTTAAACTAGAGCGGAAGAGCCACAAACAGCCAGCGACAAAAAGAAGGCGGTCGATATTTTTCGGGATATTGGCCGCCTTCTCGCACATATTTTGACACACCGGGCTGGCCTAAGAACACCCGCGAACTAACATTTTGAGGTTTGGCAGATGGTCGCAGAGAACGGCACATTCTACATCACCCCAGGTGTAGGTACCAGTACACACAGTGCCGTCAACCGCGCATGGACGAGGGTGGCGTCCACTGTCGCCGTATTCTTCGCGCTCGTCGCCATCATACTGTCCACCATCACCGCCACCCCCCTGGGGCAAGCAACAGCATCCAGCCACACCGCACAAGCCGGAACATTCGGGATCTTCTGCTCAGAGATAATGGGCAGCAACATGGACTCCCAGGCGAAATGGTACCAGTGGCTCAAGTCCTACCCGGCTTCAGACAAGGATGGCCGTCGTCTCACCGCCCAGGAGGCCCTAGAGAACGGGCTCTTCTTCGTCAACTACCATGGTGAAGGCAAAGGCGAGTTCCTAGTCAAAGACAAGTCTGACGAATCCTACAAGGAACACTCCAAGACCGATGAGGCCAAGTTGAAGGCCAGCAGAACCCTCAATAACTGCGCCCTCAACTCTATCGGCGTCGGGACCGCTAACAGTCTCCTTGGTATCGCTAACGGGCTGTCTGGCATCACACAGTACATTGTGATGCACACGTTCGACTCGAACATGATCTGCTCCGATGCGAAAGACACGACCGGTGACTGTTTCAACATGCTGAAAATCATTGGTGGGACAGGAGCAAACGGCCGCGAGTCAGCGAACGCCAGCAAAGGTGGAATCATCGGGGCGCTCACCGGGTCACTGTTCTTCCCGCTCGCGTCGCTCGTATTCATCGCAGTTGGTGTCGGAGTATTCATTAAACTAGCAAAAATGAAAATCCGGGACATCTTCTTCGGTGTCCTGTGGGCGTTCATCGCCTACATGGTCAGTCTCATCATGCTGCTAAACCCGTCCCTGCTCGCTAAAGCCCCACTGGCAGTATCCAACACAATAGCGTCCTGTGTGATCGGGGCGTTCAGTGGTGGCGTCTGCGGAACAAATAACTCTGGAACCCTCCAGGAGAACGAGTCCACGTCAGACGCCGTTTGTCGTGCGTATGCGAACAACAGCGACCCGTCCAGCGACATGCAGATGATCGCCGGGTCGCTCACCTGCAAGATCTGGAAAGCGTTCGTGCTGAACATGTACGCTGAAGGATCCTTCGGGACAGGGTTCGACAACCTAGACACACTCGACAAGAACAGACCCACCAATAAAATACTCACCGATGCTGGTCTCAAACCAGAAGACTACTGTGTGAACTTGTACACAGAAAAGAGCATCGACAGCCAGAAGAACGGGGTACTCACCACCACCGACAACGGTGACGGAAACAAGATCTGTAACCTAGTCACATACCAGATGTACCTGGAAACAAGCGTGAAATCCGGTGAAGACACCCTGCCGGACACAGGGAAGATAGACACCCGCTGGTACAAGGTAATTGACGCGGCCGCCGCCAACAACGGGTTCTGGTCCTCCTGGTCCGGCAGCATGTCCAGCACGTTCAACAAGAACGGGATCGGCCTCCTCGCCATCTTCGTTGTCGTCCTCGGCGGCCTCGTCCTCATCGTCACATCTCTGTACGCCGCCGTCTACTTCATCTCCTCCGTCATCCTCATGGCTTTCAGCCCGATCTTCCTGCTCATCGGCATCGACCCTGACAGGGGGCGCAGAATCCTCCTCGGGTTCTTCCAGAAGGTCGCCACCAACGTGATGAAGTACATCGCGTCCGCCGGGTTCCTCGTCGCCAGCATCGCCATGTATGGGGGCATCCTCGACGACATTGACAGCATCCCCACAACAATCCTGTTTGTCCTACTGATCACCATGGCCCTGCTCATGTACCGTAAGGAGATCATTGACCTACTAGGCAAGGTCAACGCCAAGGGCGAGGAACTGTCTTCCCAAATGAGTGACAGGCTGGGCCGCACCATGCGGGGTGCTGGTAGTGGCACCACACGTATGCTCAGTGCCGGTGTCGGTGGCGCGGTTGGTGCGAAGATGGCCGGTGGGACCATGAGGTCCGGGTTCGCTGACGCAGCCAAACGTGACCTTAAGCGCAGCGGCGGCTTCGTCGGTAACGTCGCCCGCCAGGTTGACCGCGAGAATGTCGCCAACCGCGGCAAACTCAAGAATAAGGAGCAGGAGGCCAAACAGCAGGAGCGTGACGCCCAGCAGGCAGCGAAGAACTGGCAGGACGCATCCAGAGGCGCCTCTAAGGAGATCGCCAGCCAGGAGTCCAGGAAGGCCGCCGACCAGAAGACCATTGACCGGCTGGAGGGCGAGAAGTTCAAGAAGACTCACGCGACCTTCATCGCCCGTAAGGACCTGATCACGGACGCTGAACTACACCTGGAGCGTGTCAACAACAACCCCGAAGCCACCATGGATGAGCGGGAGTCCGCAATCTCCAGGCTTGAGCAGGTGCGCGCATTCGTCGAGTTCGAGAACCTTGGTGAGCGTATCGGTGCTTTGGAGAAGCAAAAGTCAGCCATCAGTGACCCAGCGCAACGTAAAGCCTTCCAGAACCGTATCAACGGACACTACACCAGGATGGACGAGTTGCAAGAACCGTTCGAGGAGATCGACGGCCGCACCTTCGACGACCTCAGGGGTCAGGTTGCTTTCAACGCTGACAAGGTGGCCGCCAGAGCCAAGTTCGGGTCTGAGCAGCAAGCCGCTCTTGACAAGGCATACCGCGACCAGGATGAAGCGGACCGCAACATCGACAAGGCGACGGCTGAGCGCGACCTCTACGATCAGCGCGCAGCAGGAGCGCACCGGGAGGCCGCTGAAGCCGGACAACGTGGACGCATGTACGGTGAGATCAACGACCGTAACGCTGCGGCAGCCGGTAGGACCGTTACAGCCAAGAGTATTGACAAAGCCGACAAGAAGGTAGCGAAAGCACGCCAGGAGAAAGGCTTCGTATCCAAGGAAACCGCTAAGAAGGACCTGAAGGCTGAACACAAGCGCAACCGCGGTAAAACCAAGGTGACCGCAGACGTCCATATCTATGGTGACCAGGACACTGATTTGGACGGCAAGGGGGCGAAGTACGATGCTGACGGCACCGCCATAGCACCACCAAAACGCTCACGCAGACGACGTGCTGACAGCAGCAGGAGGCCATCATCACCGTCTCCCGCAACTCCTCCAAGCGCATCAACACCCGAACTGCCCGCACTGGATCTACCGCCCATCAGTGACACAAGTGAATCAGAATCACAGTCCAAGCCAACGACTGACGACAAGCCTGCCAGGAGGCAGAGGAGCGTGCAGTCGCCAGACAGGACGCCTGACTCACCCCCTCCACCACCCCCTGCCCCGAGGCCGGAGCCGAAGCCAACACCAGAGAGGAAACCAGCACCCACCCCGACGCCACCGCCCACACCCCAGGAAAAGCCAGCAGCAGACACAAGAACCAGAGAAGAGGTGAACCCACCGATGCGTAGACCACGGCCACCACGACCGAATCTTCCCCCAAGAAAGCCTCGTGACACCAAGTAAACCAAGACCCCTATTAGCAGCCGGAGAATAGCCGCCACCAGGAGAAGAAAACCAACATGAGTGACAACTGGGAAGACCCCAAGACTACCGACCCGGAGTTCGGCTACGAGCCTGATGCTGTAGCCGACAGCGAGGTGTACCCAGATGAAACTCAGTATCTCGACGGTGGCGGCATCCCCGGACGCGATATGCCCGAGATCCGTTCTGCCCCAACGTTCATTCCTGGGACAAGCCGCAACATTGACCCCAGGGCCGAGCAGGACTCTACACCAGGGAACGACAGTGACTCACCAAAGGGAGACGGTAGCCACCCCAGCAACCCAGGGGATCAGAGGGGCAAGTCACACGGAAACAACGGAGACCCCAACAGTGAACCCCCAGTAGGTACCCCTAGTGATGGAGGTTCCAGCAAAGGAGACGGAGAAGGTAAAAACGGCGGCGACCCTAAGCCAGGTGGAGGCAAGGGGCGCGGTGGAGTCAAAGGTGTAGCCGGGAACCTAGCAAAGAGTGCAGCCGCCCAGGCCGTACCAGAGAAGGCAGCAGAGACAGCGGCAAAGGCAGCAGAGACCGCGCAGCGCGTCCAGTCGGCAGTCCACACAGTCGTCCACTCTGTGCAGGGCGCTGTCGCTGTCGTCACAAACCCTGTCTCATGGATCATCCTAGCCGCAGCCATCATCATCACCGTAGTGTCTCTCGCCGTGACCTCATCCATGATGGTGATCGGCCGTAACGAAAACGCAGACGGGTGCTTCGGTATCGGCGGTGACGCAAAAAGCGGGCGAGGCATCCTTGGTATCGGGTCAGCGATTCAGGGCGCCAAAGACAAGGTAGACCAGGAAGGAGAGGACTGGACCCAGCGAGGCAACCAGGCTGGTTCGTGGCTCATGTCCCAGAAGTGGGAATTCCTGGGAGGCAAGGGTATGTCCCGCGAGCAGGCCGCTGGCATCCTCGGTAACTTCATCCAGGAGTCCGGCCTGAAGTATGCTCGCGCCGAGATGAAAGGCCCAAACGCTGACGGCTCACTAGACCATATGTCAAATGAGCAGGCGGATGCCTTCACAAAGGACAACGCACCGGCTGGTCTTGGCCTGGCTCAATGGACGTGGAACCCTGGGCGCGCTAAGACTCTCCTGGACCTGGCGAAGAGCATGGGGAAAAACTGGTACGATGCCGAGGTCCAGTTGACCATGATCAAGAACGAGGTTGAAGCCTCTTACGGGCAGCGTCTCCTCGCGGCAGGATTCAACGACCAGGGTAAGTCTGAGAAGGAACTGGCACTCATCTTCCACGATGTCTACGAGGGCTCCGCAGACGGTGCTCAGGGGCTCAAAGAGCGTCAGGACAGTGCCAGCGAGTTCCTGTCAAAGTTCACCGGGTCCGCGGGTCTCCCCAGCAGTGACGGCGGCGGGTCATGCAGCCGCGGTGGAGGTACAGCAGTAGGTGGAGGCAAAGACAACATCGTCAAGTTCGCCATCTCTATCGCCTACCCCACCAAAGAGGAGTCGAAGTGCCCTGAGCCTCGTGGATACTCCTGTGCCCCTCAGGCGTACAAAGACGCTAAGCACAAGATGGAGGGGCAGACTGGTGCGGACCCACTGGATCTGTGGGCCGACTGTGGTCGTTTCGCCGCCACCGTCGTAAAAAACACGGTTGACCCGGAGTTCCCGTGGGGGCCAACAGGAGAACAGTATAGGTATGCCTCGTCGTCCCCGAAGTGGCAGGCATATAATGACTACAGCCAGCGCCAACCAGGCGACATCTTCATCACGAAACCTGAGTATGTGGGCCACATCTTCGTGTATTTGGGGCAAGTTGATGGCGTGGAGAAGATCGCTGAGGCTTCTATGGAGGAGCGCGTGGGTGGTGTTGGAGAGTTCTACCTGAACTCCTCCCTTACTGAGGACTACGCAGTAGGTGGTGCACACAGGCAATTCACGGGCTTCCACTACGTGGGCGGCTAACAGGGGCAGGATATACTGTTCCACAAAAGAAGCCACTCCTTTTGTGGAACAGTTGCACGCACTTTTTAAGAACGACCCAGGGGATTCACGCATGACAGCAGAGAACTACGACACTGAGGGTGAGAACTTCGAGGAACCCACCCTGAAAGAACGCATTGTCCGAACTGGACTCATGGTTGCGCTCGTGGTGGCTGTAGCAGCAGGTGCTGTTACTGCCGTGAACTGGTGGGGAGCCCGAAATGAGCAGAACAAGGAGCCCGCATCGGTTGCCATGTCGGACACAGAAAAGACGAAGGTCGCTGCAACTGCTGAACTGTTCCTCAGCAAGACCGGAAACTTCGGGGTTGTCTCCGGTACCGTGGACCAACAGGGTGACAATGTGATCACTGTCGCTAACACTGTCTCCACCGCTCCAGAGAAATACCCGTCACTGTTCATCACCAGGCAGATGGCGTACCGTAACGCTCTCCCCGTCATCGCTAAGGGGTCTCCCGCCTACATGGATGGTGTGTCAACCAGCAAGTGGTCCAACGAAACCGACCTAGGGTACCTGATGGGGTTCGAGTTGAAGGACTCTAAGGTGCAGCCCGCAGACAAGGCGTCATACATCACCTTGAATGGTAAGAGGGTCCTGGCTGTGAAAGCCAAGGGTACGTTCTCCAGTCGTGTCACTATGCGTGTCCAGAACGGCAATGATGTCGATTGGGATGGAACCTATACGGTACAGTCCAGGGGGTTCTCCGACCAGACGGTGGAGTTCACTCTCGTTCAGGTTGATGGCACATGGCTGGTGTTCTCCGTGGACAAGTTAGAGCACCCATTCCTGCTGGCCAACTGGAAGAACCCCATCTACGCGGGGTACGACTTGAAGGACTACAAGGTGACCTCCAGTATTCAGACGACTCGCGGCCTGGGAGGTAAAGGGCAGCCGAACCAGAACTCGTCCCTGACACCAGAGCAGGCACAGAACATCACCCCGCAAGGGAAGTAACCAGAAGACCTATACCCCACAAACAGGGCGCCAGCATTCAGAAGCAACAAAGAGAGTTCACTCATGGGGAAGCACGCGGCAGAGAACACACCACAAATACCAGCAGATGAGGGAAACTGGGAGCGGGACATGGACTCTGTGCTCGCCAGCATCGACACCCACATGGGTGGAGCAGCCCACAGCGACACGGCCACCCAAGACGCCACACCCCCTGTGAACGCCAACAGTAGTGACACCAAGAAGACGGCCTCCTCACTGGAGTTGGAAGCGGAAACCGCAATAGACACTGATACTGCCTATGAGGTTGATCTTGACGACACTAGAAGCCACAGTGACGAGACTGTAGCCAACCTGGGTGAAGAAGACGACAATGACGACCCCACAGGCGACACCGCCAGTATCGTGGACACCTACTTTGACGACGACGAGGAGTTCCTGGCTGGTGACGACAATGTACTAACCGAGGAACAGGACATGGCCCTGTTCAAACAGTCCGGGAAGGTCATCAAGTGGAGGGTGGAGAACCTGTACCGACCTAACGGCGAGTTCCGACGCGGCAACCTCGTTCGAGCCAACCCTCCAGTGCTCATCATCTCCGACAGTGACGGCAACGAAGTCGAGTTCATGGTCACCAGAGAGTTCGCCGCATCCATGAGGTCCGTGATGGGTGACGCTGAGATCGCACACATGTCCAGCACCCTGCCACCGTGGGCCACCCCAACCAGGAGACCTGCCGCAGACAATACGTCAACATGGCGGGAGCGATACGTCGAGTGGGCGAAGGAACACAAGGTGAAGGCCACGGGGTTGGTCTTGCTGGCTATCTACATGCTGGTGTCAATGATCTCCCCGTTTATCATGCGATATTTCGGCAGTTAACAGTCGGGTTCAATCACTGAAGGAATCTAGCATGGCGGCTGGTCCAGGTGGCAAGAAAGTTCGCGTATCGACAGGTGTTCTCACCAGGATGCTGTCAACGGCCGCAGTCAGGTGGGTTGGTGTCGCACTTGCTGTCCTTGGTGTCGTCTACCTGTGTTTCGCGGCCACTCTGCTGCGTGTCGTTCTACTCCGGGACAACAGTGTCGTGCCAGTGAAGAACCTGACGTTCGAGGGCGGTATAGCACCAGTCGGATCGAAGGTGCTCGTCGATCCTGGCAACCATGATGGTGGTATCCTCGACCACCTGAAGCAATCTCTCACCCCATCCAGGCAGGCCAGTGTCGTCACCATTGAGGCTGGCCCCATTGGCAGACTCCAGTACGCCGACCCGATCCTCACCGTTGACGGGAAGACAGTCGCAAAAATCCCCAGTGAAGACTACAAGACTATCACGGAGGGCAGGGACGGCAAGTTCCTCAGAGACGAGTACGTAGTCCGCTGCGTTCAGGGTAACTGCACCCCAGGAGAGGTGTTCATCGTCCCAAAGGGGAAAGTCATCGGCCAGACCCTTCAGCAACAATAGTACACCCCTGAACCGGCCAGCAACTCACGAAAGAGTCAGCCAGCCAAGGAGCACTCACCCAACACCATCTAGATACGAAAAAGGGGACACGAGGACGCATGCCAGGACCATTTGACGAGTTAGTCGGCAGCCGGATGACAGATCCGGATGAACGACAGGCCAAGGAAATCACCCGCAGAAAGACAAGAAAAAAGCGACTTCACCATAGAGGGTCCGTTTCCGAGCAATCCGCGGGCCTGTACCTTGGTGCACTCAGAATGATCCTGTTTATTCTAGTGGTTGCGGCTGCGCTCTGGGCAGCGAAGTACGGGATCGAGACCTATATAGGGCACCCGATCAACTGGCACGATGCAACACTAGCACCCGTCCCTGTGGTGAGATAATGGGACACACAGGCATCCAGCAGATCGTAGCCCTCAGAGAAGGCCAAGGAGATAAGACAGCCCTCAGTTGGGAACTCGTGCACATACTAAAATGCGGGGATCCGCGAGCGCTCAACTCACTGGCCGTGTCGATCCTCAGAGGTGTCCAGCCCAGGTGTCTGCCCGTCGGCGACATACTGAAAACCCCCATGAGTGCGATCCGTTGCACCACATACCAGACCCCATCTGGTGACACATATGTCGCCCTCGGAGTCGCATACCTCCAGGACTACAGGAACCCCGACCCCACCCTAGACGCAACCATCCTGGACGCAACCGTGAACTATGTGCGATCAGTGAACCTCGACCAGGTGATCACTGACATCACCATCAACAACCACCAGTACACCAGCCCCCCCACCGCACCCAACACCACAGACAGTGACAGTACGCGCGGGCGACAACGAGAGGAGGACACCAAGTGAGCAACACCAGCATCAAGGACGAACCGTCCTACACAGTGCCAGTTGACCGACCCTCCCACCCCATCCCCAAGGCAGACATCACCGGGTTCACCGTCCCCGCTGAACTTATCGCCCGCCAGTACACCCCCAAGGACCGCGACACCATAATCGCAATCCACCACGAGTTAACCAAGCATGGTGCAGTCGATAACCACTCCACATTCACCGACCCTGCCGCCAGCACCATCAGCCTCGTCAACAAAATCCTGGACGAAGCGAACCAGGCGGCACAATCCGAGAGAGACATACACCCTCACCTGTACGACCAAGACACCATGAGCGTCCTTGACTCAATGGACAAGGATTACCAGGGCGACGAGAACCCCCTCATAGACGGCCTTGACGAACACGGCAACCCATGGTGACCTGTGTCACACTGCAAACAAGACTGTCACACTCATATAACCATATCACAAACAGTTGACAATCGCCACCCCAATAGTGTAGTGTACACCACAGATCGCTCCGGGCAGGAGAGCAGCCTCAAAGGTCAGCGGTCAACACTCGTCGTTAGGGTACTGCTGGTTGCGTTCACACCTAGCCTGTTGCTGGCTAACGTGTCGATATTTGGCGGGCACTTTAACACGGGTGTAGCCATAATTGACAAAAATACGAGGCTTAGCAACAACAAGAGGTGACAATGGCTACCTACCAGTACCTTACCCGCGAGCAGGAACTAGCCTATGGGCGCCAGGTCCAGGCCATGCTGAAGGTGAAGAAGGATGCCGAAGGTGAAGGCATCGACCTGGAAAAGTTACAGCAAGGTCCAGTCAACAAGATCAAGGACCCAGAACTCAGGAAGATACGCACCATCCTAGATGACGGGAACCGTGCAGCAGAAGCACTCATCGAAGCGAACACTGGACTCGTCATCGACAGGGCCAAGAGATTCAAGGAAGCATACCCTTCCGCACCTGACCTCGAAGACATCATCCAGGACGGGAAAGCCGGGCTAGTGCGGGCAGTGTGGAAGTACGACCCCAGCCGCGGACTGAAGTTCTCCACAATGGCTGTCCCATGGATCTTCCAGTCCATCAGCAGGTCAGCGAACCAGGTCAGCCGCCCTATCCGACTTCCAGAGAACCGTGTCGATCAGTTGTCCAAGATCATGCGCATGCGTAAGGACTACGCCGACACCGGAATGCGCATGAAGGAAATCGATCAGGAGATCATGCAGAAACTTGGCCTGTCCAAGGAAGTGTTCGACTCCATCGTCCACGCCTCCGTCCCACTGGTGTCACTGAATGTGGAGATCAGGGACGGCGACACCCATAAGGAACTAGGAGACCTCATCAACCTCGGCCAGGAGCCATCCGTGGAAGAGCGATTCGAGCAGGCCGCCATGAGCCGAGAACTCACCTCTGCGATCCTCTCACTGGGGGACATGAACGCAGACATCATCGCCGCAGCATTCAGTATTCACCTCCCTGGCCGTGCACCAATGCGCCCCAAGGATACGAAGACTAAGTGGCACATATCCAACAAGACATATGCGATGCGACTTAAGGCGGCAGTTGAGGCACTAAGACAGGTGCTCTCATCCAAGGGGCTCACATACCTGGACCTGGCTGCTGCCGCCCAGTAGCACAAGCCGGAACCTACAGTCCTCCACCTCGCCACGGCGTGAACGATGGTTAATGGAGAGGGGAGGAAATCACCTGCCGTAATGGTTGGGGCTAAAGCATGTCGGTAAGATGATGCATAGCCCCAACCATTCACGTATTGGCGCCCCACCACAGAAGAATAAACAGAAGAAGGGGCTCCAATACTACATGACACCGAGGTAGGTAATGGCTAAGAAGAAGAACAGGCGCACCCCCATTTACATCGGGTTCCATGTGCCGTCACACACATCCACGGAACATGCAATCGCCACCATAAGTAGCGCCACCAAGATGCTACTGGACGACGGAACCTGGAAAACCATGGGTATCAACGAAGGAGACGAGATAGTAGTAGCCTTCACCACCCCCACCAGTGCGCACGCCCCCGAGTTCTTCCAGTCGCTCCAGTCCCTACTGTCCGTCACCCAAGACTTCACCCCACACTTCACCCAGTGGACCAAGGAGGACACCCAGTGATCGGTGACGCCATCTACACCCGTGAAGAGTTCCTAAAACAGCCCGTGGACTTCCGTATCGGCGGGATCATCAGTGACGGCCAGTGGTACAGTTTCCCGAAGTGGAAGATGATGAGCAACTGCACCGAAGAGGAACTGTCCGCATGGATCGAAGAGCACATGCTTGACGGAAGTCTCCTCCAGTCCCCAACGGGCGCGAAGTCGTACCGGCTACGCCTGGATGCGATGCTTGACTGGTACAATGACCACGACCTTGAGTTCCCCGGCCAACTCACCAAGTTCATCTACCCGCCCAGGGTGTGGGACGGCATGACGGAGGTTGACGGGTTCCTTAAAGCCCCGCTACGTACCATCGGTATAGTGTCCTTCAACTGCTCCAACAGCACAGCAGAGAGGATCACTGAAGAACTCCGAGGTATCGCCAGAGTCCGTGAGGTTGAGCCAGGTAGGTGGAAAGCATTCTGCCTGAACGCCCAGTATGTTCGCAGCATTGTCGCCAGCATCCTAGACGAGGTGGACGACCCTGGTAAGAAGATCCACACGATGACGGCCGCGAAACGCCGGGAGATGCAGGACTTCACTGACGAGTTCAATCGGGGCATGCTTGCTTTCTACGTCTCATACTCTAAAGAGAACACGCTGAAGAGCCTCATGGAGACCATCAGGATTTTCATCCCGAACGAGGAAGACCAGAACTCACAGATCACCGAGTGGGTTATTCTCGCTATCCAAAAGTTCGATGAGTCTGCGTCCGTCCCATTCAGCGGCTACCTAGACGCAGTACTGAAACGGTGGCCCTTTGACCTGCCGCAAGCGCACCTGGGGAAGGAACTGAGCACCTTCCAACGCAACCGCTCACGCGCTATCAAGGCCCTCAAGAAGCGTTTCAAGGGCCGGGAAATGTTCACTAGCAGCGAGTTGGCAGAAGAGATGGACATATCCATGGCCAAGTTCGCTGACCTAGATGAGAAGCACAACGTGTGGCTTCGCACAAAGAGGGCCACGGAACTGAACTGGGAAGGACGCTCTGACGAGAAAGAGGCAGACCATCACTCCAACATCATGATGGGGGGCGTCGGCACAATCCCCTCAGATACCGACCTAGCCCACAAACTATCCGTTGCGGTAGTTTCGTCTGCTATTGACACTGGAAGGTTCGACGACGCCTACACGCTGATCAGCCAGATCGACGTCAGAGACATCGACATGAAACAGGTGGAGTCTCTGTCGCCAGAGTTCGTGAAGGCACTCGGATCAAAACTCGCAATCTAACCTCATTGAGCATCCAGGAGACAGCACATGCCTAGACTAACCCAGCAGGAGAAAGACTTCATACAGGAATCCCTAGACCGCACGACCAGTGGCTCTGAGAACAACCTAGACGAGGACACAGCCGCTACCGGGGGTGCGGGCAGTGAAGTTGCAACCAGTCGGGAGGATGACAGGGCTCGCACTAGCCGAAGGCACCGCAACCTGGAACGCAACATAAGGTTCTGGGCAAACCCCATATTCTGGATGTCCCTCATCATGGTGGCAGCGTCCTTGTTCACTGGTGCTGTCACCTGGTTGGACTACCGGGCCAGAACGTACCTAGGTGACTCTATCGACTGGCTGGTGCAGCAGGGCCTATCGGAGGACTTTATCAAGATCACGAAACAAGCCGGTATGGGGTGGCTCCCAGACTTCATCCGGTTCTACCCGTACAGGTGGACTGCTGTCGGGGCTGTGTGGGTTGTCGCTGTCGCCATCATTCTCATCATGATGTTCATCGACTACCAGCGGCACAAGGAGGACAAGTGAGCAGCAGACCTAAAGGTGACCGGGACGAGACCTCCAAGAATAGTGGCGCTAGCAGCAAGAGTAAAGGACACACAACAAAGGAAACAAGCATTAGGGAGGCTAGCAAGTCAACCGTGAGGATCCCCAGGTCGCTCGCGTTCATCCGTACCAGAAACGGGGCCACAATCACCTCCCTAGCGGCCGTCATTCTTGTACTCTCCATACTGCTGACCATCAGCATCATGAACAGTGGCCAGATCATTCCTGCCAGTAAGGAAGAGCAAGCCACCAGCACAACCACCACTAGGGGGCTGTCTGGTCGCACTGCCGACGAGGACAAGGCGGACGCTGTTGCAACCGCAGCGACCCTCCTCAACGCCGCCAACAAGCACACTGGCGACCAGACAGCAGACCAGAGAGTCCAGGCCCTAGAACAGTCAGGCGATCACAGTAGCCTCGCGGACCTGACCACCATGGATGCCCTCACCAGGTACACACCTGAGTTTGATGAGGCCCTGAAAACCACCACCAGACAGTCCCTCATTAAGGCATCCTCACTGCTAGACGACAACAACGACGGCAAGATCGAGGTCAGAGGTAACAATCCCCACCAGTACGTGTACCTTGACCAGCAGGCAGGGGTAGCCTATGTCCCCCTCCAGGTGTTCTCCGAACACGCCCCAGCGTTCTCCCTAGAGATGGTGTACGTCGATGGGCAGTGGAGGTTCGCCCCATACACCCTCCTGGACGCCATCAGACTGTCAGCAGCCCTAGGGGGCGCGCAACAGCACTAGTATCCACACAATTACTAGGGGCACCTACAACGAGTTCACAGGCAACTTGGGGTGCCCCTGTGTACGTGTCGGTAACATGAACATGCCCAGCACATACTATAGGCGTTTAGAGGACCCCGCATGAGCATTAGCCTGAGAAGCGTTGAACTGTCCAACATCCGCCACCACAAGCACTTCATGTTCAAGCCCGCTGACACTGGAGTCACCACCATACGTGGGGCCACCGGGGCAGGCAAGTCCAGCATCGTTGACTCTGTAGCCTGGACCCTGTTCGGAACCAAGCCGCGAGGGGTCACAAAAAACAGTGCCATCATGCGAGATCAGGCCACCTGGGGGGAGGATAAGTTCTACGCCCGCATCACCCTCAACGTGGACGACACTGTGATGATGGTGGAGCGACGCATCGTCTCCAAGACCGGGACCGTCGAGTGCGACGTATGGGAGACACCCCAAAACACGTACACTGGTGACGACAGTGCGTTCACTGACGACACACACAAGGCCGGAGCATCCGTCACCAGTGCTGAAGCCTACATCAGGTCCAGACTCAAGATGGATGCGAAAGGGTTCCTCGCCGCCGTCCTCGTCCAGCAGAAGCAAGTAGACTCCCTTGTCACGGCCAGCCCCACGGAGCGGGCACAGGTCATTGAGAAACTGACCGGAATCTCCGCCGTTACCCTCGCCCTAAAGAAAGCCAGAGAGGTCAGCAGCGAGCACAAGAAAACACTCGCCTCAACAAACGTTGACGAAAAGCGGTCCGTTGAACTACACCAGCAGGCAGACGCCCTCAACAAGGAGATCACCGCCCTCACTGACTCCCTCTCCAAACAGGAGAAAAGATGCCAGGACGCCAGAACCAAGCACAAGGAGGCAGAGCAGGAGTATACGCACCTGAGTGACCTGTATGAGCAACAGGAAACCAAGGTACGCAAGGTCAACGAGAACACCGCCCTCATCAAGTCTCTACAAGCCGACCTGGCGGACATCATCAACCAGAAGAAGGCCCTCAAATCCACCATGCGGGCAGCGGCGGGGACATCAGTTCCACCAGCAGCCAAAGTCCGGCAGGAGATGATCGACACCCAGTCATCCTTGTCCACAGCACGGTCCAGGCATGCCGACCTCGCCAACAGTATCGCCACCTGGGAGTCCGAGGCCCAGCAGGTAAGTGACACCATGACCATGACAGGTGTCACCACCATACAGGAAGCCGAACAGGCCAAAGCGGAGCACACCGCCAAGGTAGAAGACCTTAAAGCCCAGTCTCACCAGCATGTCGCAGACGGGAAGGCCCTGGAGACCGAGATCGCCAAACTACGTAAAGCCATCACCGCCCTCACCGACGGGGAAGGCACATGCCCCACCTGCCTCCAGAAGGTTGACGCCATCAACACCGTCCTGGCGAAACTCAACCAGGACGTCTCCGACGCGGAACAGAAGATCGAACACTACCGTGACCTGTACCGGCAGACCGCGACAGCCATCAAGGAGGAGACCAACCAGGTAGAAGCCCTGAACGAAGCCATTAAGGCTATCCACGACCAGGAGGCCCTGACTCAACAAATCAGCCAAGCGAGGATACAGGTCACCTCCCTGGCTGGACAGGTGAGAGCACTGGAGGCACAGGTAGAGTCCACCCGCAAGGTACTCGCCACAGCCGAAGAGAACGAGACCCAGAAAACCAGGTACGACGAACTGGCAGCCAGAGGCCTACACATCTCAGACCGGATTGAAGCCCTGGAGAAGGAACTCGACGACATCAAAAACGCTACCAGCGGAGGCCCTAACGTCACCCTGAAAAAACTCGCCACACTCAGAGGCAAGGTAGACACGCTGGCAACCAAGGCCCACGAGGCCGACATGAGACGACTCGAAACCCAATCGCAGATCAACGTCGCCCAGGAACGCTCCAGGTCTATCCAGGTGCAAGCCCAGCAGGTTGACGCTGAGATCGCAAAGTACAAGGACATGCTCACTCAGGTGGAGGAGGCAGTCACCACCACCAATGTCGTCGAGAGGTTCCGCGAGACCCGCATCGAGGACTCTGTGCCAGTCATCGAGGAGTACGCATCTGACCTGATCTCCAGGTTCACGTCAGGGAAGTTCGTGCGCCTAGAGATGGACAAGAAGTTCAACGCTACTGTGGTCCTCGCCGACGGCCGCAGACGCCCAGTAGGAATGCTGTCCGGCGGGGAGATGTCAGCAGCAGCCATCGCCCTCAGGGTCGCCATCTCCATGCTACTCAACCAAGGCACCAGCCAGAACCTCATCATCCTCGACGAGGTTCTAGTCTCCCAGGACTACACCCGCGCTGAAGCCATCATCGAGACTATCCGAGAGATCTGCAAAGGCCAGATCGTCCTGATTGCCCACAACGACTCCATTGACGCACACAGCGACAAAGTGGTCGAAATAACCCCGTAACCAAAACCGGGGATGGTGATATTCGCCCATGATTCCAACATTTTAAGGGAGTAGATACATGAGCCTGTCACCACAGTGGCGCAACGTCATGGAGGCACTGTCCGACCCAGCCGTCTCCGAGGTGACAGCAAACGGGCCAGACTCGTTCTTCGTGTCCAGGGGCGGCACCCGCTACCACATGAAAGACGTCACCTTCAAAGACGTCGATGACTACATGCAGCAGATCGGCGAAAACCTCATCCCACTGGTCCGATCAGCACACGACTGGGACCCGAACGGAATCCTCTACGAAGGCTACCTGAGCGCCCGCATCCATGGAAAAAAGGTCGCGGGCCGGTGCACCATCGTCCTCCCCCCAGCCTGCCTGACCGCCCAGATCTGCATCACTAACCGTGTCGCCTCCCTCACCACCCTGGAAGACATCGCCAGCACCGGGTCCATGAGTACCGAGATGCTGGACTTCATCAAGGCGGCCGTGGACAGTGATCTCACCATTGCTGTCAGCGGATCCACAGGTGCCGGGAAGACCACCCTCATGGAAGCCTGCACGAAACGGTTCTCCAACACGTCAAGAATCGGTGTCGCTGAGGACATGCCCGAACTACACCTTGTCCAACCGAACGTCTCCTACCTTAACTCCGTACCCTGGAAACCAGGCATGAAGGAAGAAGAATCCGTGTCCCTGACCTGGGTCGTCCAGCAGTACCAGCGACTCAGGGTCGATAAGGTGATCGTTGGTGAGGTTCGCGGCAAGGAGTTCGCCGACTTCCTCATCGCCGCGAACTCCGGTCTGGGCGGCTCCATGATCACCCTCCACGCCGAAGATCCCCAGAACTGTCTAAACAAGATGACCGAGTTCGCGCTCGCCGGTGCGCCAGGCAGACCCATCAAGTCCATCAACTCATCCATAGCGAACACCATCGACATCATCATCCAGATGGTCAAGACCCAGGACAAACGCAGACGGGTCTCGCACATCCAGCAAGTCACCAGAACCGTGTCCGACGGCCCGGACGCCAAGATCGTCAGTGCACCCCTCTATTTGTGGGACAAGGGAACAGACACGTTCAGTAAGGCCGGGAACATGGAGGACTCTCTCAGGCAGAAGATGACAGCCCACGGCATCGACGTCCAAAGGTTCCTCACCTCAGAGATCGGCGCCGGATATCCCTCGCACGGCACAGTCGGTGGCATCACCCCACACAACAACGCCATGCCTGCACCCACACCGGCCCCCGCAATGGGGGCACCCGCCACCAGTAGCACACAGCCCTTCCCGAGAGTCAGGCGCAGAACCATATGACACCACCAGTGGTAGCGTACGCAGATGACTACAGGCTCACCGTCGAGAGCCTGAGATTCTACGTACCCGCGTTCCACCAAGGAGAAGAAGCCGAACGCACCCTCGTCGAATCAGGTGACACACTCCCCCCACAGGAACGCAACCGCCTGGAGGTGCAGGCTCGCCTCAAAACCTTAGCCGTAGCGAAGATCGAGTCCATGTGCAAGCCTCTCATCGTGAGGGAGATCAACAAACTCATCAACGGCTCCCACCTCAGAGGAAACGACGACCTGTTTAACATCCTCTACGAGACCGGCGTCAAAGTCGGCATGATCAAGGGTCTAAGACACTTCGACGTCAACAAGATCCAGGCCGGAGCCACAAACTACCTGTTCCAGTGGATCGTCACCTATGCCAGGAAAGAGTTAGCAACCCATGAGGCCACCTTCGGTATCGCCCCATCCAGGTTCCAGAAACTCAAGAAAGTGTCCGCCGTCCGCAAGAAGATCACAGAACAGTTAGGTAGGTACGCCACCAACCAGGAAGTACTCGACTACTTCCACTCCGGGAAGGCCGACATCAAGACAATGGCCGGGAGACTCAACGCCCCCAACAAAGGATACGCCTCCAACAAGGCCATCACCATGGACCTTGTTCAGGAGCAGGAGAAGTTCGAGAAGACCATGGCCTATGTGCAACTCCTCGACCCCCTGGAAGACTACCAGCGACAGTTAGACCAGGCCGTCCACCCACCTAAACCCTTCAACGAGACCATCTTCGGGGCCTTCAACGACACCCACCCCATGACCGACCAGGCTGTCGCCGTCCTCATGAGTGAACTGGGCAACTACACAGACATAACCCCACAGGTAAGGCACGAACTGGACGCCATGACCAAGAAAGAGTACCGGGCCACCCTCAAACGCATCACAGAGATGGCTACCGACCCGCACGGCCCCTTCCAGGCGTTCATCCGCGCTAACGCCGCCACCCTGGACGCCGGACGGGACTACATGGTGGGCGAGGAAAACAACAGCACTACAGACAAGGTGCGTGCACGATACACGGCAGCACTGTTCCCGCACGGACTGGAAACACGCACAGGAGAACACTAATGATTGACATACTCAACCTGGACTACAACATGAAAGCCGTCATCGGGTGGTCGGCACTGGCAGTCATTGCGGCACTCACCATCCTGTTCCTCGCCCACTTCGTGTGGCTAGTCATGTCACAACGCAAGGACGACACCCTGGCCCTACCGGAACTGACCCTGGGCGGCGACGACAAGAAGAAAGAGCAGCAGACTGAGCCCACGGCCACCCCCGCTGGTCCGGCACCCGCGTTCACGATTAGCGCCCCAGACGACGGCGACCTGCTACTTGAGGAGGCTAGGGCGGCCGCAGCCGAGATCGCCGCAGAAGGCGAAAACGGGGCAACAAGGCAGGTCAAGAGCCGTTTCTCACTACGCAAAAACTGATATTTACCTAAAAGTTTCCTGTGTTTTCTGTTTGGATGGAGTGATTTATGACAGACACACTAAACAAGCCTGAGATCATCACCAGGGTCGCATCAGCAACAGGCGACTCAAAGGCCACAGTAGAACGAGTCCTCACATCCTTGGAGGAAGTAGTCACAGACTCCCTGTGTGAAGGCCGCGACGTCAAGATCAGTGGATTCCTCGCGTTCTCCACAGTTACCAGACCCGCACGCACCACCAAGAACCCCAAGACAGGTGAGGATGTCAACGTGCCAGCCCGCAAGGCCCTCCGAATCCGGCCACTGTCCAGACTAAAGAGAACTATCCGCGCATCCTGAACACAAAACGAAGGAAAGCCACGAGCCCGCAACACAGCCATTCAGGGCGGGGCCAAAGACCAAGAAACCAGGTCAAGGCCCCGCCCTGAAACACACATAAACAACACAGCAAGGTAGAATCACCATCAGACATTAAGCACCACACAAACACATGGGGGCAGGCCGTGGCAGTCACAAAACCAGCACCAGAAAACACTCTCCTCGTCAGAATCGACCTTGGGGTGAACATGAAGCATAACCTGGAGGCGGCGGCAGAAAAATCACTCCAAGTCGCCCAACAAAAATGGGGACTGAACCTGCCCTCCGCAGACATTGACAGGATCCTGCACCACAGCAGAGCCCAGTTGCTCCGCCATGTCAGTGACGACGCCCGCACCGAGTGGGACGGCGGCAGAGTCGTCAACGTCATCGTCACCGCACCCAAGGCCGGTGAAGTCCTACTCCCTGACCCCAAGATGTCAACAGACCTCAAAACCACCCTTCTGAAGACGAAGCAAGGGTGGGAGATCAACGAAGAGGAGAACGACAACGCCGTCCGAGTCACAGAGTTCGCTGAACACTACCGGTCACGCATTCTCACTATGCAGGACACCGCCATCTTCTATGGGGTCGGCTCATACTCCACCTACAGCGACAGCAGAAACTACAGGGTGTCCCAGTGATATTCGCATCACCTGCCTAACCCTGCCGCACGTGAGACAAGGACCCCGAGAATGACCTCCAGGCTCACCTACTCGTCACTACCAACCGAGATCAAGAAGATAGCCAACGAGTCCCTAGGCCTGGGTGTCCTTAAGTCGCTGTTCAGTTACGCGAAAACCTACCATCTCATCATCAAGATCAGTGACGGAATCTTCATCGGCTTCGCCCTCTACCATTACCAGACCAAAACCATGAGGGATGGCAGTACCTACACTACCGGCATCATCGACTGCGTGTGTGTTGCCACCCCTTACAGGCAGGAAGGGTTTGGTACGCTTCTCACATTCAGTACCCTAAGGAAAATGAACGCCTATGGGGTGGATCGTATCGAGATTCTGCTGAAGAAGCCTGCTCCAGGGGACAAGGACAACGAGCCTGGTGTACCACTCGTTGGCAGTGAGGACCTACTTGTTGCCCTCGGGTTCCGGAAAGTCAAAACCTACCGGAACAACTACACACAAATCTCCCGGCAATACGGGTATGACTGCATCATGTGCAACAACCGCCCCGACACGTGCCTGGGGATCCTGTACGCAATAGACTCCAACTAGAACCAGGCCAGGAACACAGTAGGGTAGTCCCAGCAAAACGCATGATACTGGGGAACAAAAACTAGCGGCAGCGATATTTTTCCCCTGAGTTCTCAAAGACCCACAAGGGGAAACGGCCGTAATGAATCTAGCATTTCTGACAGGAAACGCACCCACGCCAGGGACACACTACCTCACAGGTGACGTCCAAGTGACCACCCGCAAGAGGGGCGCCCTGAAAGCCATCACCCTTACCGCCGTCACCGTCATCATGCTCATTGGCCTCATCACACAGGCCATCACAGGCGGAGCAAACAACCCGCTCCCCAACAACCAGCGCACCACGGCCGGAACCACTGCGCTAGCCGATGACGAATCCGACGCCAAGAAAGAAATCAAGGGCCTATCCGACAGTTACATCCAGAAGGATGAGGACGGAAAACCCAGCCTGTTCAACACCATCAACAAGGCTGACGGGGAAGACTCACCAAACGACTTCGGCTACATTATGCGCCGACTATTCTCCACCGGGTACATCAACCATGCTGGGGACGCAACCAACGACGGCCGACAGGACAACTGCTACGTATCCCAGTCCGGCACCCCCTACTACCACAACTGTGACGTACCCAACTTTATGACCGAGGCGTTGCAGTCATTCATGGACCCGTTCATCACCACTGGGCCACAGAACGCCGAGATCCGTAAAGCCAAAGGCGGGCTACTGTGGGTGTTTGACGGGATCCCTGACTCAGAGACCCTACCTGACGCCGGACCGGCTGTTGACGAGAACGCCCGGTCCGCTAAATACACGGGCCTCGAAATCTTCGGATACAACCTCAACTACACAACCTACTTGGGTGAGTGGGACAACATCAAAGTGATGACCGCCGCCAGATCCCTGTCCAACTTCGGATTCATGGACAGTCTTAAACTCGGTGCCACCGCCGTCATCAAAGGCGTCGCCAACGGTGTAGGCAATGCGGCATCCGGGTTTGTCAACAGGATCAGCACTGGTAACATCCTGGGCGCTGTCGGTGGACTCTGGTCCGACTTTGTGGGAGGCTCTTCAGCCGCGGTCGTCAAAGTCGTCATGGACACGTCCGACCAGAATGTCTTCAACAACTGGGCGTGGTACCGGGTCGGCTACGGGTCTACACTTTATAATGCCCGCGAACTCACCGCCGAAGAGACAGCCGCGCAAGCAAAACGTGCCCTGTATAACATGATCCTCGGATCCCAACCGGACGCGGCCACGGCACCCCAGGAACTCAAAGACCTTAAGAAACCGGCCGCACCCGCCGATGAGACCTCCAAGTGCGTTATCCGCGTCAACGGAAAAAACACAGAGCAGAAGAACGCCTCCGACAACGGCATCACAGAAGGCGACTGCAAACTTCAGGCGAACACGGCTGCCCCAGACGGCAAAGCCCACAAGGTTAACACCCCCAATGACCTGAAGAAAGACGGCGACTACGCCTGGAAGAAAGACGGCACCAGCAAGCGCCAGACCCTCAAGGAATGGGTCGCCGCCAACCAGGCCACCTTCAACACCGCCAAGAAGTACGGCATGTCCATCAACACTGACGGGGACGAGTCCAAACGTGACGAAGTAGCCCAGAAAATCCTCTCCGAGTGGGACAGTGAGTACTCCAAGGCTCTCCAAAACTCCACCGCCAAAGAGGCAGAAGCCAAAAACAGTGAATGGGTGAACCAGTTACTTGGTACCGCAGCATTCGCCGCGCACATCCTATCCAACCCATCCCAAAGTTACAACGCCCCATGGTCCCGTTTCGCCTGCACCAACGCGGACGGCACCGACATGCACGAAGACAACGGCACCCTCGTCATGCTCATGGACTCTGACGGCAACATGAACCCCAAATGCTCTGGAGTACGCCCGCCCATCCAGGACGGGCTCTTCGGTAACGGCTACACAGGCGACGCCAAGAACCAGGTTGGTACAGACACGCGCCGAGCACGCCTCAACACCAACGTGCTCGCAAACCTGATCCCCCTCGACTCAGCATTCGACAGCGTGGCAGCGTTCTGGCTAGGCGTCGCCACCACCTCCACCATGGTATCCAACGAGGTCATGTCCTGGGCATTCAGCCCACTCCTGTCCCAACTCGGGATCACAGACATCGTGGTCAACACCATCAAGTTCATGCGAGACAGCATCTTCTTCCCACTCGCAGCGATCATGGTGGCGTTCGGCGCATTCATGGCCCTGTGGAACCTCGCCAGGAAAGGCAACGCGAAAGAAACCCTCATCACACTGTGTCTCATCATCGCAACCTTCGCAACCGGGGTAGCCCTCCTACAATCACCAGGACGAACCGTCAAAGCCGTAGACACCATCCCCTCCATGGTTGAGCAAACCATCGTCGGGTATATATTCTCCGCCAACAATGAGCCAGTAGACCAGTTGTGCACAGCATCAGGCACAGTGTCAACCAAGGCAGGCACCGGCCTAGAGGATGAGCAATTACCATTCACCCCATCCGAAGGCACCAGGTCTCTCATGTGCGAGAACTGGAGAACCTTCGCGTTCAACCCGTGGGTGTACGGCCAGTGGGGGACAGGCTACCACAACCTGTACGCCAACGGCAGTGGCAAGGACGGGGCGTGGGACAACAAGAACAGCAGTATCGTCGGCGACGCCGCAGTCCCCCTAGGTAACAACATCAGCGAAAAGAACTGGGGGCTCTACCAGTTGCGTGCCACCACATCCGGCACCGCCTACTACACGGACCAGTCCAACCCGACAGGCCGCATCAGCCGGGACTTCTACAGGATCGTTGACGCCCAGGCAGGCCCCAGTAACGCAGCCAACTCCTACCCGCGGTACTTCAACACGTGGAGTGGAACCAGCCTGGCCCCACGTGCTGGAACAGCCATGCTTGGCGGCATCATTGGTGTGCTCGGAGCATACACCGTCATCGTCTACTCTGTGACGAAAGTGCAGGTCACGTTCATCGTCACCATGCTGCTGCTCATCATGCCGCTCATGCTACTCATGGGGATTCTCCCATACTTCGGGACTGGAAAACTACGCCGCTACTTCGGCACCATCGGTGGACTCATGGTGCAGCGCGTCTTCATCGCCTTGTTCCTCGCCGTCATGTTCCGCATCCTCGCCGGGGTGGGCACAGCATCCTCCAGTTACCCCAACCTGGCCTTATTCACAGCCGCGATCTGTGTGTTCTTCCTCATGATCCGTAAGGAAGTTGAGGAGATGATCTTCCGTAGCGTCGCCAGCAAGTTCGGAGGCTCCATGGCCGACGCCTTCCGCCGCGACCCAAGCGGGTTCATCAGAGGGCAGATCGGGCGCGGAGGCCAAGGAGGGTTCATCTCCAACAAGGCCGAGATAGCGAAGTCCACAGTCGTTGGTGCCGCTGCCGGTGCTACCGCCGCGAAACTCACTGGCGGTAGCGGTCTGCGCGCAGCCCTAGACAGTGTACGAACCAACACCACTAACCTTCGCAACCAGCAGAGGAGACGCGGATACAGGACACTGGACACGCTATCAAGAGGTGCCCAGGCCGGTAAACAGGCCGGTAGGCGGCAGTTGGCTGACGACCAGTACGCGACCGACATCAAACGTGAAGCATACCGTGACACAAAGGTATGGAAGGACTACGAGTCTGCCGCACGAGCCTATGACGCCCTACCCACCAAGGAGGAGCGGAACATGCGGACCGGGAAGATGGAGACGTTCAAGTACGACCCAGCAACCGGGAAACGCATGGAGAAACCGGAGGCCCCAACATTCGAGTCTGCATCCAAGGACCTCAACATCACGATCCCTGGACGCAAGTTGAAGAAACTCGCCGACCGGAGACGCAAGGCCGACGACCTGGAGATGGGTGGCAAACCAGGACGGAGGTCAGCCCCAGTTAAAAACCGTGCGAAAGACACGGAAGCACTGGTACATCGCACAGAGAAGAGGACCCAAGACGCCTCCGACCCGAGCAAGGTCGCAGAACGTCGGCGTAAGGATGCCCGAAAGAGCAAACATCGTGAACGCATTGATGGGACGAGAGGTGTCCGTAAGATCACCAGGGAGTTCGACAAGAAGTACCAGTCCAGCAAGAATGAGGAGTACAGGGTGCGCATGAGGACCAGCCTACATGAACTCATGGACGCAGCCGCAGCATACGACCCTGAGAAGGATCAGGACAACACGGGCCTACCGGACTACATGGACCCAGTTGAGGGCGACATCTATGGGCCGGAACTGCCCTCCTATCACGAAAAGGATGAGGAGGAAGAGGAATGAGTCATTGCGTCCCGCGCCTACTGGAGTGCGGGACGCAATGACTCAACCATGCAACTAGGGACAGAAAAAGGAATCTAGAGGAAAACTGTCAGAGACTACTGTAGGGTCCCCTCGCTCCGCCCCTATTGTGGCGCTACTTGCAGGGATATTTCAACGTTAGTCACTTTACGTCGATCATGAGGATGTTTCTACATGATTCTCAGGCACATGCAGCCGCAAGGGGCATCCTACATGACCCCGAACGGTGCGGGTAGGGCACAGGACGGTGCCGGGCACAGGCGCACCATTGTCGCCACCGTCATGGTAATGCTGTCTGTCCTCATGCTCACCTTCGCTGGCCTGTCCACTGCTGTCAACGTGCGTGAGAAGCAACAGGTGCAGGCTGGGGACTGGACTCAGTGGCTCATGTGTGAAGTACTACCAGAGTCAGCGAAGGAACTCTACCAGTTCAGCCAGTCGAAGGACCTCCAGTTCCATCTTCGCTCAAAGTCAGCAATCACTGGTGGAATTGATGACGTGGACGGTGGCCTGAACTGGATGCTGTCTGGCAGTAGCGGCACAGACTTCAAGAAGGTCAATGAGGAGATCCTGGGATTCAGTCTCGACCCAGAAAGTGACGGGCAGTCTCAACCGAACCAGCAGTCAGGTAGCCAGCAAGACCAGAAACAGGCCGGAGATCAGAAGAGCGGAGACGGGAAGACTCCCACTGGTGGCAAATACGTCAACCCATACGACCGGTTTGGTGTCGCTGGGATGAAGTTCAGTGCCTACCAGGGTGAGTGGAAGTACTTCGTTATCGATGCCTGCAAAAAGGACGGGGAGCCGAATGACCCGAAAGCCGGACTGTTCTATGACAGTCGCCTGGAACCGCGTAGCGGCTGGGAAGACATTGGGAACTCTAAGGATGTGCGCACCCAGCAGTTCCAGGCTAACCCATCTGCACCTATCCTCGCCACGGCCCTGAACAGTGTCGCCAACGGGCTATTCAACATCACGAAACTTATCGTCAGTGTCACTATCGCATTTGTTGGGTTCTCATTCTCCGACATCGTACACACCATGGGGCTCGATAACGTTATTGGCGGCCAGTCGGGCATGTTCAAGAACCTATTCAATGGTGTGTTCATGCCACTGGTGGTCTTCGCGTTCCTCACGACCGGGGCCTATCTCATCTACAACGGTGTCTTCAAGGGGCGCTACCGTGAGTCATTCAACTCGGTAGCAAGATCGTTCCTGATCTTCGCTATCGCCATTGTTGTCGGCATGCACCCAGCACAGGCAATGACACTACCGAACAAAGCCATCGTATGGTTCCAGTCCGTGGTCGTCCTGAGCCTCAACAGTCAGATCGCGGGCGGAGACGACATGTGTGCGACCGACATCGGCCAAGTCAACTCCAGAATCATCGAGTCTCAGGGGAAGAGTGAGCAAGGGGTCCTGGATGAGGCCGCCCAGAACATCCGGTCAGTGGTCAGTTGCCGAATGTGGCAGGTCCTCCTCCTTAAACCGTGGGCGGAAGGACAATTCGGTACCGACATCAATAACCTGTGGGCCAACGGCAACAAGCCAGGGTGGGCGCCAGAGAACGCACAGGAACTCGGCAACAGCAACAACGACATGGTTGGCAGCGCGGAAGTCCCCCTGGGTGAAGGCAAAAGCATCCACAACTGGGGCATATACCAGATCTCCACGCAGACCAACGCGCACTGGGTCACATCCGGTAACGGCACCAGGATGAAACCAATCAACGGCGTTGCCGGGGACTGGTACCGGATCGTTGACGCCCTCGCTAACTATGATGAGGAAGACGCCAAGGAGAAACCATCCGACAACGCTGAAGAGATCACGTACAAGGTCCCAAAGGAGTCCAACAAGGTCAGCCCTTACTGGGACACGTGGGTAGGAAATAGCGTCGCCAGCAGGTACACGTCCGCCTTGTCCTCCATCCTGGTAGCCGCCCTGGTGTGCGCATCTATGGCCCTGTTTGCCGGGTGGGCTTCCGTGTACACGATAGGTCTGGCTATACTCCTCGGTTTCGCGCCCCTGTTCATGCTTCTAGCCTGCTGGGCAGGTAAAGGCTGGGAAATTTTCAAAGGGTGGGCAGAACTCACAGTCAAGACCGGCCTCAGTCGCATCGTGGTTGGGATACTGCTCGTCTTCAACATTCTCATTGTCAACAACATCCTAAATATGGCGAACACCCTGTCCTGGGGGAAGATGATCACCCTTCTGATGATCCTCACCGTCATCATGTTCAAGGGGCGTGAGAAGATCACTGAGATGTTCGCTGCCGTCCAGTTCGGTGGCGTGAACATGGCCTCCACAGCCAGCAGAGTCACCGACCGAACCAAGAACATTGTTATGGCGCCAGTTAAGACATCCGGTCGTTTCGCAACCAGCGCCGTGGGGGGCGGTGTTGGGGCGAGGCGCGAAGGCGGGTCGTTCATGCGCGGCATGGGTGCTGGAGCGGTCCAGGAGTTTAAAAACATGACCTACCGGTCCGGGATGCTCAGGGACGCGAGAACAACCTATGACACGCACGCCGCTGCCGCCGGGAAGAAAGGCGTCCTCGTGTCTGAGATGAACTGTGCCGTATGTGGTAAGCCACTCGACTATGAGCAGAATCAGTACGGCACCCAACAATTCATCGGGGGGCGCGACCGGAACGGTAACCTCGTGTGCCGCGAGTGCCTTGAAGACGGCATGGGTGATGACGTTCAGGAGGTCACGTTCAACCGTCCGACCGCGGCACAGAGGCGCGACGCCAGCAAGAGTAAGGACGTACAACGCAAGAAGATCCGAGAGAGTTACAACAAGCGGTTCACTGACGACACAGCCGGTCGGACTGTAGCCGAGGGCTGGGCCAGCGGGATCCACGACATGCGTGACGAGGACCTGAACACCATTGCGGGCAGGGAGAATCGTGCAGAGAACGAGGCTAAGTTGCGTGCCGCCATGAGTATGGTCCACCAGGATGTTCACGCTCACAAGTCCGCCAAAGATTACAGTCGAGGCGGAAAGAAAGACCCCAGGACGATAACTACCACAAAACTCCCCAAGGAGATCGACGGGATCGTAGACAAGGACGCCCTCCAGGAAGCGTGGATGAAACAGGACTACAACTATGTGATCATGACCTATGTGTCAGCCTGGATCGTCTGGTACCAGCAGAACACAGGCGTCAAGTACAGTGCCGACATCAACTCCACCTACTATGCTGTCAAGAACAAGAACCTGGAGGCATTCGACAAGGCCGAGTACCATCGCATCATGGATGAGGGTAAACCAAGACGGGCCGACGCTAAGGCAAAGAACCAGGCCCCAAGTGGCGGCGGCAGTGAGGATAAGGAATGACGCCAGCGGACGTGTGGGTTATTGAGCAGGTCGCCTACCTGGACTACTTCATGGAGGCGCACAGGATGATGACTGAGGCGGGCCATGAGGCGGCGATCCTCTACCCTGAGGAGATCATGGGTCTTGTAGACTTTGACGCTATGGAACGGTTCTGGAAGGTCGGTGACTACAATGAGGTCAGGTACCGTTACATCATGGGCTGGATCCAGTACATTCAGGATGTGACTGGGGTACGCACGGAAATGACCTGGAAAGAAATACAGGATGCGGCCGCAGAAAAATAGTTTGACCGATATTGCCGCATGATACCAAGGTTTTCCGTGTAAAGGGCAGGTTATGGGCCTCTTCTCAGATATGCTGAACCGATTCCGCAACGCTGGTGGTAGTGAAACAACCAGCACCAAGATAAAGCAGGATGTCAGTCACTCACAGGATGAGGTGGCCTATGAGGATGAGCCCACTATTAGCACCGCCCACAGCGTCTTCTCCATTGATGACAACGACCAAGACAATGCGATCAACACGCTCAACAGCCGCTACCGCGAGACCAACAGCGGCCCAGTACTGAAAGCCAGGGAGGGGAAGATTCAGGACGTCCTTGAGGTGATGCGCATCCCGGAGACGTTCGACCTGGAACCGTTCGTTCTGCTGCCTGAGGACTTGGACGAAGTTGACTTCAGCGTCATGGTCCCTAAGGGGTACGGGTACGACCAGTCTGAGGTTGACTCACTGTTCGCCCGAGTCAAGGACACAATCTCCGAGTACCTAAGACTGCTGAAACTACGCAACGAGCATATCGCGCAACTCGCCTCCACCGTGGACAGGCTGCAAGTCGATGCCTACAATGCACGCTACGATGCGGAAATAGCCAACGGGATCAACATAATGCCCACCCAGTCCATGGCAGATCTGGAGAACGAGGTCATGGAACTACGCCTTCTCGTGAAGAAACTCAGCGAGGAGAATGAGCGCCTACAGTCAGGTCGGTCCGCTGAGGGCTATGAGCAGATTGTGGACGAGCGACTGAGCGATCAGGTGTCTGTCCTGTCGCGCGAGAACGAGGATCTGAGGGATGAGAACACTGCCCTCAGAGAGAAACTGTCCACGCTACAGGATGAGGCCATGAACACGGCGCACTCACCTGAAGGTGTCACCACCCTACTGCACGCGGGACTGCCTGACCTGGGTGAGCCGGAAGACATGGAGATGCTTGAGTCCAACGCCACCTTCGCTCAACCAGAGGAGAGCCTGGCTGATTTCCTGGACGAACAGAGTTACTACACGGCCAGCACCGAGGATGACGGGGAGGGTGACAGCCTCCTGGACTCCTTCTACCGGGACTAGCAGCACCATCATAACCCTCAGTTCGTCTTGGCTGGCCCGCCATTCACTACTGACTCCCCACGCCCTAGCATCTACACCTGTTGACCTAGTTACCTTGGAAAGCCGCGCATGTTCTCTGACACCCTGACTGTCCTGTCATTCGAGTTCCCCACCTTGCTGGTGGCCCTGCTAGCAGCCAGGTACCTCCGCGTCGGCATGCTCAACTACGCTGGCATCGTTGCTATCCTGGCGACAGTCAAGGCAGGTATGGCTTACGCCTCCGGCAACCAGGACACAGCCATGTGGGTCGGGGTAGTCGCACTGGTTTCACTAGTCCTGTCCGTCATCCTCGCCGGAGCCATGGGATCAAGGATGAGTGTTGACAACCACAAGTCTCTCCTGGGTGCTATGTCACTGTTTCCGTGGTATCTGGGCCTACCTTACGGGGTCGTCTACATCATGTTGTCTATGGGGGTTCTTGCTGCCGTTACCACCATAGCCGCGAGACGGGCGTTCGCCTCCGTTGGACATAGGGTGATGAAACCAGAACGTGCCCGCAAGGAAATGACCGAGGGTGACTACAATAAGGTAATGACAAAAGCCAGGGTCGTTTTTGCTATGCCAATAGCAGTGAGCGCTTTCGTTACAATTGGAGCACTTTCTGTGTAACCCAATCGTGCCAGCCATTAAATAAAACCCCGTGCCAGCAGGTGCGGGGTTTTCGATATTCAGACAGATTTCAAGCAATTCATAGGATACTGACAGCAGGGCCACGCAATGAGCACCAACAAGGACACCGCATTCACCTCCAGTAGTGAGTCAACAGACGACATGCTGGAGGCAATCAGTGTGACCGGCGACAGCACAGACGACGACAGCATCATCGCCAATGAGAAGAAAAATGAGCGTCGCCGCCTCATCTACGTGTCCATCGGGGGGGCGGTAGCCATCGCCCTCATCATCGGCGGAATATTCCTCGTTCCCACTGTCAAAGGCGGGAAGGTTCCACCCGTCAGCACCGTCACAGCCACCACCGGCACCAAGGCTAAGGCAAGTAGCGCTATCCCGTCTGGAGCCCCAGGAGCAGATCAGAACTTCGCAAAAACCAACCAGATCCCCTTCGAGCACGAAAACTGGCAGGCAGACGACTACAAGACCCAGACCAGCAACGAAGGGAACACCCAGAAGTTCCTTGAAACCATCCGCACCAGTATCGAGGCAGGAAAACTCGACAACGGCACCCTAGCCCTCGCATCCAGCACACTCCCCTCAGAGGCAGCCGGTTACACATCCGATCAGGACAAAGTAACACTAGAAGACGGCTCCCTCAACCCCATGTACGCCTACTGGACGAAGGAACTGTTCGAGACAGAGGTCGGCACCACCCTGGAACGCCTACTCAACCCCACATTCGGAGGCTGGGAAAACTACCAGTACGCCGAGTACCAGGCAAACACCCAGTTCGACACCTCCATCATCAGTGACATGTTCACCCCCAACTGGTTAGAAGCCAACACGGGGAAACCCTACAACGAGTACGTGCCAGTCATGGCCGACTGGGGCTCAGACAACTACGGTGGTGGCTACAACCTCACCGACGTCGCACGCTGGTACGGTCGAATCCAAACTAGCAGCATCGACTTCAACTACAACGAGGAAACCCAACAGTACACGGCCGTCTATACCGCCAACATCAAGTACACGGCGTGGACCAAGGACCAGAAAACAGTTGAGAGGACCGGGACGCTCACCCTCAACCTCGTACCAGCAGCGTCCCAACAAAACAGTAACGGATCAAGTCACAGGGTCCTGATCGACTCAGCAACCCTGAAGGTGGACAACTGAGATGAGAAAAAGTAGACTTTTCAGCAGGACACGCCTCGTCAGCCTACTTGCTGCCGCCCTCACCATGCTAGGGGCCTCGTCTCCAGCGCTCGCGTTAGACAACTCCGGCGGTATCGGTGGTGGCGCGGGCGGAGGCACCGTCTCCTATGCGTACTGGGCTGCCGCCACTGGATCCAACGCCTTCCAGGTGTTCCAGAGCAAAGCCGCCCAGGGACGCGATTTCGAAAGTAAGTTGCGTGCATCCGGCGCAGACATCAACATCTGCAAACGCTCAAACGTTATCTGGTGGGTTCACACAAACAACCAGGGCGGATTCTGGGTGAACAACTGGAACGGATACACGCACGGCCCACACAACAGCGTCTCCTACACCATCAACTCCCCATGGACATTCTCAGGCAGACCGCCGACAGGGGCCGAGTACAACCAGTTCCGCGCATGGGACCGTAACAAGAACGGCAACAAGGTTGACAGCCGACCAGGGTACACAGTCATCTGCGGTGGCGCGTTCCTCCAACCCGACCAGCACCGCAGCCACGTCGAGTGGGACCACAAGTCCCAAGGCGAGAAGGCCAGCGTGTCCGGCACCTATGCCTATGTCACCAGTGTCACCCCAGTCAAGGTAGAGGGGCAGTACCCAGGCGGAGGCGACTACGAGTCCCAGTCCGCTAGCGTGAAAACCAACTTCGGTAAGTGGTACGACACCCTGGGTAAGGACGTCGGGAAGATGACCGTAGCCCAGGCACAGGCGAAAGCCAACGAACTTACGCGCCAGGACCAGGGGAACGCACAGTCCGCCGTCACCCTGAGTGCGAAGAACCAGGCCGCGTTCGCCAAGGGCGGCATCCTCAACGTATCTGAGCACAAGGTGACCGCGAAGATCGACTTCCAACGGACCCGCACCGACACGATGAAGCGGACCTGCTCAGAGAAACGCACCTGGAACTCATACTGGGGCACCTGGAACCCATGGCAGCCCAACGGCTGTACCAAGTGGGAGAAGGCTGGCACCTCATGGACTCCAACAGCAGTCGCTAAGGCCACACAGACCCCACAAAACGTGGGCTTCTACCAGATGCTCAGCGTGCACTGCAACAAGGAGGCATTCGACGCCCTCATCAGCGGCACCACGGCCCAGGTCGTCAGCCAGGGAGACCCCGAGCACGGCATCTCCGCTGTCGCACAGACACAGAGGTACGACAAGCAACCCACGCACCCTGACTTCGGCGACAAGTCCAACCCGAACGCTGCGGCAGCCGCAACCGGCACCTATGGGTTCTACGACAAGGAGTGCCCATACGACTGCACCCCATCAGCAGACCCATCACAGGGCGCAAGCAAAGCCAACGACGCCATCAACAACCACGGCACCTCAGGAGCAACCTCCATCGGCCTGAACGGGGCATCAGCAGACAACGGGAAGACAGAAACCAACTCCTTCGAGTTCTTCCGCGACAACAACCCACGCGGCATCCGACTGGACACATGGTACCCGAAGAGCAACGACACTGTAAGGTACAACGGACACGCAGCCCTCACAACCACAGTATCACGCTGGGTGGAAGGCACCCCAGACATCACTGGGGCTAACGGCGGCAAGTTCACACTCACCGCCAAAGGCAACAGCAACCAGAAGGTCAACGTGTTCAACGGCAAGGGCGCACAGGCCGTCACCCAACGCAACTGGTCCAAGGGCACCTTCAGCAACAGCACAGGAAGCGTCATCGACGGGTTCTACAACCAGTTCGACGCTAACGCATCCTGGGCGTCCGAGGAAGGTAAACCACAGGTCCTTAACTTCAAGTGGGAGTACGCCCCAGACGTCGTTACCAGGTTCCCCGTCACCCTCGGGTTCAACCGGGCAGGCGGGACCAGCACACCTCACACAACCGACATGGTAGACAAGGTCACCCCCATTGAGGGCAAGTGCTACGCTTCCTTCGGAACCGACCAAGCCAGGGACACTCGCACACTGTTCCGTGACAACACCGGTACCGGCACAAAGAACACGATTGACGGCACAATCATCGACGGGACAGAGAACCCAAGTTGGGTCGCCACGAACATAGTCATCAACTTCGTGCGGTCCACAACCGAGTGAGGTATCAGGTTTGTTCTGACAAGGTGATATAGTACCTTAAAGGAGCAAAACCGGCAGTGGGGCTGGAGACATTACCAGAAATGGTGGTCTCCAGCCCTAACTTCACGCCCAGCCCTAAACCCTTCAATCCGCCACTTTGAGAGACAACCACCACAAGTGCACTATGGGACACAAGATAGCCTCCATCATCAAAAACTCCAACATCAACATCATCAAGACCCTTGGTGCCGCACTGGCGGCAGTCACTGTCGCCCTGATATCCTCGCACCTCGCCGGATACGTGAACAGTCTCGTTCTCGTCGGGGCCGCCTCTGTCATCACCGCTCTTGCCTCTGAGGCATACCGGATGATCTTGTCAGCAACCACCAGGACTGTGGCCGCAACAGCCCGCAGAACCGCACAAGTCATTAAGGACCAGCCACAGGACCTTGAAGACACCCAGGAGATCCCCACTGTCGGTGACAGTAACAACCTGGGGGACACAGACGCAACCCCCAATGAGACCACTATCTTGGACGTGACCGGGCCAGAAGAGTCAGCCAATTCTCTTCCACAGGCAAGTCAAGACGTCACGAAGGGGTTGCCAACTAGCGATAAAGCGGCAGCAGCCGTCGTCTCCAAGATGTCAGCATGGGTCACAAGAGCCAACCCCAGAACCGTGAAGACATGCTTCCGGTGGGCCATCATGTTCCTCTCTATGACACTCATCGCCGTTGGGGCTAGTTACCTCATGGGTGGCAAGGACACGGAGCGTATCGTCTATCGTGATGTTGTGAGAGACACCCCTGCATCTGCTGCACCAAGCACCCTATCCAGCGCCACAGAGAACACCCAAGGTGCCACCAGCAGCACCCCTAGTGCGGGCGGTAGTCAAGACAACACCATGCCGCCCAGCCGGACAGAGCAGACCGCCCCCACCACAGAACCAGACAGTGACAGCAAGTCCATCACCCAACAAGGCACCCAAGATAAAGAAAACCCCAACCCAGGCGACAGCAGCAACAACTCAGGGACCAGCAGGCAGAAGCAAGCCCCCAACACCTACACCCAGCAGAACCAGGAACAAGCCAACCCGAACAGAGACGGAACCAGCCATCAAGACAACCACAAGAAACAGGAAGATGACAACCAGGAAAGCCAGGCCAACCAGGATGCAGGCAGCGGTGATCAGAATCCAGCCAACCAGGCAGGCCAAGATACCAAAGAGGCAAACAACAACACAGGCGACTGAGAAAATGTTACACTGAGGGTTAGAATCACTTACCTGAAACCCCTAGGGAGACCACGTGAGGACCAGCAGGCAGACACGCAAGTACTCAGAGTACAGGGATGACCCAGACGTCCGGGTACCTGTAGTTCGCTGGCTCATGGACAAGTGGCTTGTGTATGCGGCCTTCACTATGGCGGCAATCGTCATGGTTGCTGTCACCACCAGCCAGGGTAACGCATCCTACCGGGCCATCACGGCCGCCCCCAAAAAAAACAGCCCCTACCAGGACATCCAGGCCGTTGACTCCCCAGGGATGCGATGGGCGAAAGCACTTGTCGCAGAAAACCCTGACAACATCAAGGACTGGACACCCGGAACATCCAGCACCCCCAAGCACCCACTACCCGATGACATCTGCAAACAGGAGCAGGTGCCCAGTACTGTTCTAGCCGCCTATGATACTACTGGCAAGGACGTCACTGTCACTGTCCAGGTCTTCGGGGCCGGGCAGGCAGCCAAACAGTTCACCACCTACAAGGATGGCGTATGGGCCAACTGCCTACAGAACATGGAGCAGGTAGCAACCACCAAGGATAACGGCGTCAACGCATACAAGTTCGACGGCGGGTTCCTCATCACAGCAGGTGACACCATCCTAGGGGTAGCAGTTAAGGACACAGGGCTACGGGATCGGCTACTCGCCCATTATGTTGCGCGTGTCCCTGCCACTCTCAACGATTCCCAGTGCGCAGCCCTTATCTCCACAGATCAGGACGCCACCCGCTCGTTCTACTACACCCCAAGCGCCTACAGTGGATACAAGCGAACCCAGGTGGTCCACACCAAGGTCACCATCAAAGGCAATGCCACCCCTATCGCACAGCAGTTGAAGGACATCGCTGACACTGACGCTGAGCAGCCGGAAGGTCCACTACCACAGGGATTCCCTGAACTTCCCAAGGAGATGCAGAAGCCCACACACCCAGATATCGTGAACGATGTGGACGACTTCATTACACACGCAACCTACCCCATCAAGGACACCTCTGGCCCGGGCTGCGGATGGGCATGGTCGTCCCAGAAGTCCCCCACCTATGATGAGCAGAATCTCGCTAAGACCCAGAACGAGGCTGTCACCAAGGCTCAGAACGAGGCGGATCAGCGGGCCACAGACTACATGAAGAACCGGCACTACTACTCCGGGTCCATGATCACCTACCTGGCACAGGCGGACTCCTGGAACCGATACGTCTCCCAAGTGGATGCTGTACACGAGAAGTGGACCTGGCTCACCACCCAAAGAGGCCTCATCGAGTCATCCTGGCGAGGATATGTCGATGAGCACAACTCGTGGTTCACTTTCGACGACCGTAAACAGGCCGCCAAAACCACCTATGACCGTGAGGTCCTAACCTGCAACACTGCCAACGAGGAACTGAAGAAGTGGCAGACACAGTACGGCGACGCCTGGAAACGGAAGCAAGAGGAGGCCACCCAGAGAGGACTACCAGCACCGTCCGCGTCACCCACACCATCGGCCAGCCCTAACCCCACACCAGGTACCGTCATGCCAGCCCCCACACCCGCCCCGGCAGCGACACCCACACCCACGCCTGGAGGATCCAGTGGCGACATCCCGGCACCCCCACCGGGATGCACCACGCCACCAGCGAGACCAGAGATCCTGGATCAGCAGAAGCCAGTCGAGCCGCAGCCCCCGGCGATCCCCGATGGCGTGACTATCCCCGCCTCATGGCCCCAGCCCAGTAAGTAACGAAACGTATACAACTATGGCGTCTATCACAGGGGGCTGGTATAATATGTGCAGACTTAATGCCCAGGCACTTTCCCCGACCTGGGTGAAGTCATGCTCAAGCCATACATTGAGCAAAACACTAGGACAATAACACAACAAGGAGAAACGTATGGCTTTCGGTCGCAACAGGATTGACTTCACAGGTCGGGTCACCAAGGACCCGGAACTACGGACCACCCCAAGTGGCAAGCAGGTCTGGAACTTCACCCTGGCCGACACGGTTCAACGTAAGGATCAGGCATCCGGTAAGTATGTCGATGACTACACCATCTTTATGCCCTGCCAGGTGTGGAACCGACCCGCAGAGAATGCTGCCGCATCATGCCGCAAAGGCGAATACATCACTGTTATTGGTTCGCTTAAGAAGTCTCCTGACTACCAGGATAAGCAAACTGGTGAGATGAAGGAGGGGCGACTCTATATCTCTGTGGACGAGTTCTGCCTGAACCTCCAGTTTGACCCAGCGCACTCGGAGCGCCAGCCCGGCCAGGGCAGTAGTGGCTACCAGCAGAAGAGTGGCGGTGGAAATGGTTACCAGGGCGCCCCGCAGCAGCAGTTCCAGCAGCCCCAGCCCCCAGCGAGTGGTTTCGGGTTCGGTGGAAACTATGATGAAACCCCACCGTTCTGATCCCACGATCTGAGCGCGCGTGAATGCAGTAGGTGGTCCAGGGAGTTCGTTCTCACCTGGGCCACCTACTACTCTGTCCGACCAAACCCTGGAGACCACAGATGTTCCCACGTGATTGGTATTCGACAATAGTGCAATACACATGAGGCGATATGATTGATACACTAATGGACGACAATACGCCCACAGGGTTTAACGAGTTAGGGGACAGGAGTCGGCGTGGAAATTGACGTGGACAAGGTGCTGCCGAAGTGGCTTGCAGACAGGGTTGCCCCCACCCCAAAACTTGATGCGAATGACGAGGGTCAGGTACCACCACCCCCTCCGCCAACAGATGTTGACAAGATTGAGGCTGGGGAGGAAGTATCCGCCCCCAGATTCACGGACATCTTCAAGGAGACTGGCGACCCCACTCTAAAAAGCGCAACCAGGTTCACCGACTACCTGAGCGTCGAGGAGAACAAACGCAAAGCCACTCGGGCTGCCATCATAGCCCTGCTCGTCCTCCTGTTCGCTGGAATCATCTTCATCGGATACCTGGCATCCCGCCCCGCCAAACCCACCCCCACGCCTGCCACTACAGCAACCGCCACACAGCCCCCCATTGACGCTCAGTGGGACGCTGGAACTATCGAGAACCCGGTCACCAAGGCTCTACCAGATCAACCAGCACCAGCCGCCTCAGGGGTGCGCGCAGACGTCACCGACACGGCCATCACCTTCAGCAGTGGCTACACCCTAAACCTTAAGGAGGCAAAAGCCACCAGCGGACAAGAGGCATGCACTGTCACCCAGCCTACCGACTTCTGTTACTCTGGAACTATCACAGCAGGTAAGGCTGAAGGTCGCATCTACACACTCAGGGACACAGTGCACTCACGCTTGTTCGACGGGGCGGCAGGCTGGAAGGCCACCACCAAGGAGAACGCCATTCTCGCTGGAACCCTCAACATCATCACAGACTCCACTGGCAGCCGCACACCAGCCGTCGTCATAGCAACCGGCGATGGGGCCGGAGTCATGATAACCACTAACAGTGATCAGGCCGCACAAGCCATCATGAACACCATCACAGTCACCAAGATGTGACACTGGGTGCCAGTCGCACCGCACTTTTCGCACAGTAACTAAACACATACCGCACCACCAAAGAGAACACACGCAATCGCCAGGTATTAAGGAGCATGCATGTACACAACAGTAGGCGCCCTAGCAGCAGGCTACATCATCGGCATGCCCGCCCTCATGGCCTTGTTCCTATTCGCCCACAACCGGCTCGTCACCGAGAAAAAGATAGAACGAGCCACCCTCAAGAAAAAGAAGGGCACCCTTAAAGACTCCAGCAAAGACCCATCCAACATCGCCCCCCTGTCCGTCACCATCTGGGAACGCCTCAACTTCCTCCTCAAAGAGGACACGCGACTACTGAGGTCAGGAAGCAAGAAGGACGACAAACAAGATGGTCAGGACGAGAAGGTGCCGGAGAGCGGCATCACCAACAGGCAAGCGTTCTTCGGGATTCTCACCGCTGGACTCATCATGTTCATCTCACCCGCATTCGGTGCCACATGGTGGATGCTCGCCGCCGGAGGATTCACGTTCTACAGTGCTATCGGGTTCGCCTCATCCACCGCAAAACCCATCATGGAGGCCCGCAAGAAAGCCATCACCAAGATGGTCAACATCGCCAAGTCCAAACTCGGCAACACGGAAACCAACCCCAGTGAGATCGTCACCGTCCTAGAATGGGATCAACTCGTCAAACCACTAAGACTTACGTTCACGATCCCGCACACGTTCAACGGGGAAATGGGAGAAGACGCATTCCTTCGACAGTTCAACCAGGGATTCGGGCAGGTGCGCACATTTGTCCCAGACAATCGCGACCCACAGAAACCGGGCTGGGACTACGATCAGGACATTCTCACCATGTACGCCGTACCCCCGCTACCAGTCATCGCACCATTCAGTGAGCACTACGTCCTCGGGGAAGCAATCGCCAAGTCATTCATCCCTATCGGCCTAGGTATCGACGGCGGCCTGGAACTACCAAACCCTGAGACCGGAGAGATTGAGCACGTCATCGGGTTTGACCTAGCCGGTGAGCAGAAAGCCCTCGCAGACAAGTACGGAATCAAAGTCGCTGAAAACATCTCTGGCGCATCCCCACAGGGTCTCGTCGCCGGGCCCACAGGTGGAGGCAAGTCACTATCCACCGACACTCCCGTCCTCGTCCGCGTTCCCAAGAAACAGGGTTGCGTGACACGATCTCAGGCGATATAATGCCAATAAGTCACAATTGGCGACAAACAGCACGAAGGAAGAGACATGCCCACATATGAGGAACGCCTAGCATCCATGAAGGCACAGCGCAAGGAAAACGGTGGAGTGAAAGGTCTCTACCACGCCAACATCAACGTGCTCGACCGCAACACTCTTGAGGACGCGATGGAGCACCCTGAGAACTACCCGAACCTCACTGTCCGTGTCAGCGGCTATGCCGTCAACTTCGTCAAACTGACACATGAGCAGCAGTTGGACGTCCTCCACCGTACCTTCCACTCTCAGGCCTGAACCCAACCATCTCAAAGCCGGAACACTCCTGCATCTTGGCGGGTACCTAACTAACCCCAGGGGCGCCCTAAAGATGGCGGCAGATTGCCTACCATATGACAAAACGCGAAGCATGCCAGCACTGAAACCACTCAGGCGGCATGCTTCGTCATCTCACCAAGGGGCACCCTGCTCAGGTTCCTCTACCACCACAGGAACGCCCCGCACCCTAGACTCAACCACCCTATTCATACACAGGAAGTGAACCCACCTAACATGATCAGGTACATCGGGTACAGTAGATTCGACATCGCCAACGGCCCAGGAATCCGCGTCTCCATCTTCCTGTCCGGGTGCTCATTCAAATGCAAAGGATGCTGGTCCGCCACCGCCCAGAACCCGCGCATGGGAGACCCCTTCACGACAGACACCATCAGAATGGTGCTCGACGACTGTGCACAAACAGGTGTCGCTGGGCTCTCCATCCTTGGTGGTGAACCCTTCGAGAACATCGACGCCACCAGGGAACTCGTGCGAGCATTCCGGGCCAAGTTCGGGAACACCAAAACTATCTGGGTCTGGTCAGGGTTCTACCTGCACGAGATACTAGCAGACTCCAGAAAGATAGCCGTCCTCAAATACGTGGACGTACTCGTTGACGGCAGATTTATCCTGGAACAGCGAGACACCAGCCTCAGGTTCCGTGGGTCACGCAACCAGTCAGTGCTTGACGCCCCACGATCCATCCGGGCCAGTGAGGCTGTCTGGTGGGAAGGAATCAAACCCGGTCAGTGAAGCACACCAGAATCTCAAAACTCGGGTTAGAAACCATCACAGGAAACCCAAAGACTACCCGCGTAATCAGGGAGAGAACGGATCATGGCAAAGAAGTATGTTCACCTCAGCCCGAAGACGAATGAAATGGAGGAATGTGTAGGCCCGGACGGGTGCCGCTACAGGAACCTGAACGTCCCGCACGCTGAGGCTGGAGACACTGCCCGCATCGCCGACATCATGGCAAAGGCTCACTCCAACGGCGACATGTTCGGCACCTCAAGCACAAACAACAATGACAAAGACTCTGAAGCACTAGCAAGGGTTAAGAAGATCAGGAAAGACCGCGGAGTCAGCACCCCCACAGAAGGGCACCTGGCAGAAGGACTGGACCGCAACGGAGACTTCAAAGTCAGTTTCCCGCCAACCAGTATCGGCTCCCAGTTCTCCATCGACACCTTTGAAGGGGAAACCCAGTACACCGTCACAGGACCCAAGGGGTACGACCAGATAGTCGCTGAAGACAGCACCGGCGAGAAACGCATCTTCAACCGTTCAGACTACGGCCCATACGTCATAACCAGTGTCCTGAACACGGTGGCTGCACACAATGAAGCCATCCAGGGTGCGCGAGGGTACAGGCTACGTCAGGCCAAGAGCCTCAGAGACAGTCAGCGCACGTACATGAAAAAGGCGATCAGGGACGCAAGTTTCGATGAAGGTGGCGCAGCACATGGTGGCCTCAACGCCAACAGCATCAAATACGACCCGAACACTGACACCATAACAATGCATGTCTCCAGGGACGACCACCCCAGGAGGGCGGCAGCCGTCGTGACAGTAGACCGCGCTGGTGACGCCGTGATCAAGAACGCTATCGACGGCACGCTAGAAAGCGTCCTCAAGAAGAAGGGCGTCAGACAGGAAATGCGTCGCATGTACGAGAGAGAAAGGGATGTGGCTGTCGCCCAGAACCGGTACGACCGGCTCCCCTATGTGCGCATGACAAACTACCCCGCCCACATCGACGAGTTCATTGACAGCGATGTCGAGTCATTCAGACGTGAGAAGGAAAATCGCCTCAACATCGCTAAAGCCCGAGTCCAGGATGTCCTCACTGATGAAGACAGCATGAGCACATTCAAGATAGGTAAAGACGACAAGGGTATCTTTGTCGTCAAGACAGATAAGGCAACAGGAGACACTGCTAGCGGCTATATTCGGGTCGGAGAAGAAGGAAGATTCAACGGCCTGGAAGAGTACAACAAGGAGCACACAGCCCCCAAGAAACTACTTACCTCAAGCCTGAGCAGGGTAGCCCCAGCGGACCTGAAAGAACTCGCTGACTCCTACAACGCACCAGACGTCACCAAGGAAGACCTCGAAAGGTACTACCCGCCAAAGAAGACCAGCAAGAAGTAGCCCCCCACATACAGTAACAACCGGCGCACGTAATGGATTCTGTACGTGCGCCGGTTGTTTACATGTTTGCACGCTTTAGAAAAACAGGCGTATACACAATCTCCACCCAACCTTCCCCCTTAGGAGGGAAACATGAGCGAACAGGCACAACCAGTCAGATACCATGCGACCCCAACAGGGCAGGTCCGCGAGTGTCACGCAACAAAGCGCCGCTGCCCACGAAACCCTCTCCTGCACGGTGACACCAAGGAAGAAGTTGAGGCGATCATCCGCGAGGGCCTAGAAACGAAGCACGGCCCGTTCGCCCAGATCTACCGCCCACGCCGCCGCCGCGGAATGGTTGAACTACAGCCGGGCGAGATCTTCCGTAACAACCACGTGATCACGGAGCAGGAAGCCAAGGTGGTTGAAGATCTGGCGAAGAGGACCAGGAAGTCAACACGCCAACGGTTCCACCGCGACCGCTACGACCTGAAGGGCGGAGACCCGAAGATCGCAGAAGAGCGCCTGAACAAGGCCCGCGAGTACGCCGACAAGCAAAACAACCCTCACCTACTTCAGGAAGTCCGAGACGCCGACACTGTTCTAGCGAGTGGCAAGTTCTCCAAGGGTGAAGGAGAAAACGCTGAAGAGTTCACGTCAGACGACTACCTCAACGACTATGTGAAGCAAAAGCGAGTCAAAGAGGAACGGGATAAGTTGGTGAAGCAGATTGAAGACTTCGCCTCCAGGGACGACGTTAAGGCCACACGCTACGAGGTTGAGAACGACGACAACAAGGTCATCGTCAACATCAAGGACGGGCAGGTAGATGAAGACTTCCTGGCGACCCTCCCGAAGCCCCTCCAGAGGAAACTCACCAAGCCTGAACTCAAGGTTGACATTGACAAGGCCCGCGAGCACCTTTCCAAGGAGCAGTTGAGTGACATCACCACAAAGTCCTCCAAGATTGACGTCATCATTGGACGTGAGCGCATTGTCGGCCAGTATGTCGTTGAGGCTGACACGGAACTGGAGGGAGAGACCAACAAGGAGAAACTAGAGTCAGGTATGGAGAACCTGTCCCAGGTGTACTCCGACGCTAAGGCATCCTTCGGTGAGACCCAACGTGACATCAGGAACCGTAAGGACAAGATGAACTCAGCAATGAAAGATGTTGTCCGAGACGAGAACAAGACCGGTAACCCGACCTACATTCCTGCACGCGCTAAGGGCAACGGTCTGATCGTCACCAACACCATGAAAGTCAACCAAAGTGCCGCAGTTGCTAACCTGTCCAAGGATGAACTGAAGAAGGTTTCAGTGGTAGAACGGAAGGTTAATGAGGGCCTAGCGAGGACATGTCTAGAGGCGGGCGACATCACTCAGGAACAGTTCGATAAATTGTTTGGTAAAAGGAAGGTGACTGTCACTGTCCGGGAGAAGTAATAACTCCAGGCGAGTGGCAAAACCAGACAGCCAACAAGGAGAGGTCATCATCATGGCAACTTTCACTGAGACCCTAGTAGACATGTACGTGGACGCCTGGCCGAACCAGGTGGACAAGGTTGACTCAGAGACTATCGTGTCCCTGAACGGCAACAACACAGAGGTCGTCTTCGAGGCGTACCACGACACAGACACATCCGTCGAGTCTGTGACCGTGTATGCCGACGGTATCGACATAGGTACGTTCGACATGCGGTCCGATGAGGAGCAGCAGAAGATGACTGACCTCCTCCTGGACACCCTTGAGATTGAGGGCGTTGACGACAGTGAGGGGAATGAGTAACCTCTAACTTAGCCCTTCTGGTGAGGCCCGCAAACCAAGACGAGGTAAAGAATCCTAGTTGCTTCTTTGCGCCTATGGTTTGTGGGCCTCACAATTCATGCCCACATTGTACTCTGTTTGACAAATCCAGGGTAGCATGACAATATACGACAAGTACCTCCCACACCACTTTCCGGTACGGTTCGTGTTGTGAACCAGTAGTTGTGCAACTAAATGAAGGGACAAAACTTTGAGTCAACCAGTCACCCCCGCCGATCAGACTACAGGAAATCCGGGCGACCTCACCCAGCACTTGGGCACCCATGCGGGCAAGGTTCTTCAGGAGGACGACAACTACACCTATGAGTTGAGGTCTTTTGGTGACCTTCAGGAGGGGGACGAGGTTGCAACCACTGGTGGAAGATGGCAACAGGTCGCCAGAGCCTACCCTGAGCACGTGCCAGTGTCCATGTATGAGATCGAGGTAGGCGGTACCGTCATGCAGGTGTCTGGAAACCACCTGTTCTATGTGGAGTCCGACCTGGACCGCCAGTTGCACGCCAGCAGACTCAAGACGTCCGCGAAGACTCTCCAGAAACACTTGTCTCAGAAGGCGTTGGATGACCTGTGGGAGATCGTCAAGGATGATAGTGGCTACGAGATCGAGATGCTTCTGTCTGACATGGTGAATCTCCTGGAGGCGTCAGGGAACCTTGAAGTTGAGAACATCATCACCAGGGTCGCTGAGAGCATCGGCCCGATCAGTGAAGTCAACGTAGTCCCAGAGGACATTGAGACCGGCCGTCGCGGCAGCGGAAGAAAGGTCGCCGGGTACGACGGGAGACGGTTCGCGCAGCAACTTCTGTCCCTGACCGGGATCCGCAAATACCGAAAAAGGTGGCCTGTCATTGTCGGCAGGGTCGTCACCACTGAGGAGATGCTGAACCTCATGGAGTCGTTCGACGTACACCTACCAAACCCGCCCAAGCACTAGCACCACCCTAATACGGCTGTCTCATGACAAGACCCGCACACACTAAAGGTCACTCCGCCGCCCTCCTCCGGCAGTACCCCCTAGACCTGGCTGCACTGACAGTAGTGCCATGGGGAATAACCTGACGCAAGCCAATATTCCTATACCATACAAGAGAATTTTCACGAACCCCAACGAAACCTAGGAGAACACCTATGAGTGCACTCACCGACACAACAGGGGTCATAGACTCATCCTTCACCCCAGTCTACAAACGAGTCATAGGTTGGGTGGCCGCACAGATGGCTGTCGCCACCCTAACTGCCCTCATCCTTGGGCCCATGATCCCCCCAACAATGATCATGGGGATCAACCTGGCTGTTGTTGCTGGCTTGATTGTCATGTCGTTTGTGCGCGTATCCCCGCGTGTCGCGCCAGTGATTGCCTTGATCGTACCGGCGGCGATAGGTTTGATCGTCTACGTGAGCGTCAGTCACTACTTAAACGCCGGTATGGGCAACATTGTGATCATGGCGGCCGCCTCAACCATGGTGATCTTCACTACCCTAGCGGTCATGGCTTGGCGGAGTGAACGCAGCATCGAACGCTGGTCAGGGAAGATGCTCGCCATCCTTCTGGGGCTGATCGCGCTGGGCGTCCTGAACATCTTCCTCAAGATGACGATGCTGTCGCTTATCATCTCGGGTGCGGGTGCTGTCCTGTTCTCCCTATATATCTTCATGGACATTCAGCGTATCAGAGACCTCCGACAGGATGACAACGCGACTGCGAGCATGTATGCACTCAACGTCTTCCTTGACATCGTGAACTTGTTCCTGAACCTCCTGAACATTCTGGGAATCCTCAGCCGACGATAAGGTGACAACCCAGGAGCCCTAGCAGAAGGGCTTCATCACCAAGGGGTGCTGGCAGGTCCCAGGACAGGAGGACCGGTCGGCACCCCAGTTCTATACCCACATGACCCCAGCACGAGCAAGGAGGTGGAAGAAGACCATATAACTGGACTCGAACAGAAACACCATCATGGGGTGAGACCCGCATCACACTAGCGGCCACCCAGTCAACTATGATAATATGACCACGCCCCACAGTATGCGCACAAGAGCATCAACATAAACTGGGGGCAGGTAAGGCGGAACCCAGCAGACAGGAGCCTGGGACGCCTTACCAGACTTTACTGTCCCACAGAAGGAAACCAGGACAAAGGGCACAACCGATGAACGGCATAACGGAACTAGAGAAGATGGTTTCTCGCACACAGGCCATTGTGGTTAACTCCGCGATGGAGATAATGAGCGTGGTCCCATGGGATCGCGCCATGACACTAGTCGTGTCGAACGCGGCATACACGCTGATCCCACGTTCAGACGGAACCCTCGTGCGCAGCCAGTTCCTAGCGCTACCCAAGCCGCTAGTCGTATCCCTGAACAAGTACGTCCCAAAACACCGCACCCCGCAACGCACCAACGACAGCGTAGTGACGAACGAGATGGTACATGAGCGGGACCAGTACACGTGCCAGTACTGTGGCATGCACGTCACTCGCAGTGAAGCCACAGTAGATCACATTTTCCCTAGGTCCAGGGGTGGACGATCCACATGGGGAAACCTGTGCACGGCCTGCAAACGGTGCAACAACCGGAAGGCTAACCGCACCCCACAGGAGGCCGGTATGGTTGTGCCAGTCATCCCAGACTGGGGCGCAGTCAACAAGGGTAAGGCCCTCCAGGACGCCCTCTACGAGATCATCTCAGATTCCTGGAAGTAGGGGCGAGATAGAGGTAGGGGAGCAGGTGCACTCCCTCAAGGCGTCATGATCTACCTGCCCCTACACGCCCCATGATTGACCCTAAACACACACCCTAAAATGGGGTTCACACGGCCCAGGCAGCGACCATGTTGAGGTGATCTGCCTGGGCCGTAGCCATGAATACCCTTGACAAACCCCACATACTCCCCTACAATACTCCCCAGACATGTCAGCCAAACGAGACGGAGAACACATGAGAGAACACGACCCCAAGGTACTTGTGTCTCCGCCTCGCGCGTCCAGGATTCTTCGCCCGCTCATCAACGCCACCGAAGAGAAGGACATTGAGCACGCATGGCGGACCCTCCTGGAGGACGGCCTCAAGAAAGCCGTGAAACAGGACGGCGGAACAATCGGCGACGGGTTCGTGTCCACTATCGGTGACGTCAAGACTGACGGATACATGACCGTCACCACCCCCACAGGCAATTACGGTGTGTTGCTGGAGACGAAGATCAGGAAGGCTCTCACTGGCCCCACCAACACGGATACCAGGGCTAAGATCCTCACCCAGGTCACATACTATGTCCACAATCTCTCAGCGGAGGCTAAGCCGTCACCGAAAGTTATTATCGTCGCTGACGAGGATGAGGTGTTTCTCCTGGATGGGGATCTGCTGACACCGCTCGCTAACCAGATATGGGATGATGACCCGAAATGGGAAGCAACCCCGTCCAGGGCCTATGACATCAACACGGGGCTCTACAACCACCTGAGGAACCTTCAAGCCGTGGCCACCATGCCAGTCTATGAAGTCACCAACCCCGGTGAGGGCGTGGTCCTGGACGCAGACACGTTCATCAAGGCTGTTCACACCATGGGACAAGGCGGCACCTGTGAGATCATGCGCCATAAGGTTACCGTCCGGGACCTAGAGAAAGAGTTTCAACGGTTCCATCTGAGCGTGTTCTCAGGTGTCACAGGTCGGGGCGCTTCCAAAAAGCAGATGGCCGTGTTCACCAAGACAATTCTCGGTGACGACACCATTAAGGTGAAGAACTCCCGCCGCAACACCTGCACTATCGCCACAGGGGGCGGAAAGGCCCTGACTGTGAACGCCTTGGACGGGTTCAACGCCTTGGAGTACGAGACATGGCGGAGTGAGCATGCTTGTGGCGTTTACAATCCTCAGGAGAGACAGGACATCACCTCCATCTGTGACCGGCTACTGGAGGATGCGGAGCGGCGCTGGACCGGAGAGTTTTGGACCCCTGAGATCTGGGCTGACCGTATGCGCACCATGGTAGCAGACCACCTGGGAGAGGACTGGACCAGCAGGTACGTCATCTGGGACCCTGCCTGTGGATCCAAGAACCTCACCCAAGGGGCAACCTTCGGGCAGCAGCAGAAGAATGAGAATCTGTACCTGTCAACCCTGTTCAGTGAGGAACTGAGTATCGCTGAGGGCATCAACCCTGGCGCTACGGTCTTCCAGCACGACTTTCTCAACGACCCACTGGAACCCCCTGCAAGTCCTACAGAGTCCACAGGGGTACCCCAGGCAAGTGACGACACACACAGTGCGCCACAGCCCAGCGCAAGCCCCCAGAATAACCCACAGGGTGCGACGGCAGGGGTACCGGCGGGCCTCCTGGATGCACTCAAAGCCAACAAGCCTATCATCATCCTCGGCAACCCTCCCTATGGGACCAGCGGTGACCCCAGGAGCAACAACAAAACCGGGGTAGCCGACACCACCACCCGCCGCTCCATGATTCACGCCAGCGCCGGAGGTCACGCCGCACAAGAACTCTACGCCCAGTTCTACTACCGTGCCGCCCAGATCGCAAGACACTACGGGTACACCAGCGACTTCCACATCGTTTTCTTCTCCAAGGTGTTCATGACCTCACCCGCACACGAGAAGTTCCTGACCAACCTCACCAGCGACTTCACCTACCAAGGCGGGTTCATGCTCAACTCCGGCGAGTTCAACGGGGCCAGCCAGAAGTTCCCCATCATCTGCTCCCACTGGGCACTCGATACCACCCCGAGCCATGAGCCACAGGTAAGTTTCGACGTGCAAGTCCTCAAGACGCAGAAAACCAGGACCGATGTCACAATCATCGACGCGGGAACTAGAACCATCCGACACGTACAAGATCACGAACGCCTGTCCAAGATGATCCCCGCCCCCACCGGCGACCACATGGAATACGGCACCTACCCCGTAACCAGCAACGGCTTCCATGACACCAACAGCACCAGCCCCATACGGGGAAGGTGGACGCACGGGGCACTCGGATACCTCCAGAAACGCGACAGCGTGGGCGGATCCTACCTCCGAACCTCCATGCTCACCACAGCCCGCAGACACGGAGATGGCATCATTGTTGACCCAGGGAACTTCACTGAGGCGTGCATGATCATGGGCGTACTCAAGGCCGCGTTCCTGCACATCCGCGCCAACAAGGAACTCTGGGTGCGAGACAAAGACATCTTCACCCGCCTGCCTGAGCAGTGGACCCGCACCCCCGGCTACAAGACCTTCCAAACAGACGCAGTGATCTACTCCCTGTTCACAACCGGTAGTTACCAAACCTCACTCAGCAACTACCAGTCACAAGACCAGCAGTGGGATATCCGAAACCAGTTCTTCCCTCTCACCAACCAGTTCATGCAGGACGTCGCCAGCCGCAACCTCGAAGACGGCGGCCACGAAATCCTCCAAGCCATGCAGGAGGACCACCAGGACCGGTACGCCGCCACATGGATCCAAAGACAGGAGAAGGTAGGCCACCTCACCTCTGAAGCCAAGGATCTTCTGAACACGTGGTCCAAGATCATCGAAGCGTCCTTCAAGTACCGGATCATCTACGCCAACACGCCCAGGAGAACCGAACAGGGGTTAGAACGCTGGGACGCCGGGTTCATGCAGATTCACCGAATGTGCCGCAGCGATGACAGGTTCCTCCTCGACGCCAAGATCGACAAGAAGTTACAGGCACTCTGGGATGAATTCGACCAACAGTACGCGGCAATGGGAGAAAGAATCTGGGACATGTATACCCAACACGCAGAGTTCTAACCCCACCAGCCGCACCCTCTTCCTGCCTGCAACCACAAGTCACCTCTACTCGGCTTTACTAGCGCACATCACACCACACGTACCAGTGGGGGCCTTGACTCAACGAGGCCCCCACTGGTACCATCTGGACCAGATTGCCAGCAATAGGGCACCCAAGAAAGGAACACTGGGGTGAGCGACAGCGCGAACGGCCGTCAGATCAGTGACGTTGAGGCATGGTCTATCGAACAGCGGGCATACGACATTCTTACAGGGCGTCGCATCCGGCCACTGAACAAGCACGAGCAGAAGGTGTACGCGGACATCATCACCCGCGCCACATCTGACGGCTGGTTCCCATCATTCAAGATGGGGTTCGCAGTACTGGTCCCATTCATGGACGCGACCGCCCGAACCGCGTATGTCGATCAGTATGGCCGACTCGGACTGTCGTATGAACTGATTTACGCTCTCCCTTTCGAGGAACAGGTCACCATCATTGTGCATGAGGTAATGCACATGCTCAGCAACCACATTACCCGCGGCAAGGCACTAGGATTTGCGGACCTCCTGGACTGCAACATTGTTAGCGACCTGGAAGTTAACACGGCTCTTGAGAGATCCCCCAAGGCAGTACTCACAACAGGGATTCTCCCACAGAACTACAATCTTCCAGTCATGAAGACCATGGAATGGTACTTCAAAAACTGGAACGACGACTTGACGGAACTGAAAGAACGTCAGCAGGAGGGCTCCACTAATGGCCTCCCGCAGCCCCAGATTCCGCCGCTACCTAGCCAGGATGGCAGTAATGATCCCAAGGAGGATAGCGGCCAGCAGCCCAACCAGGACGCGGGCGACAACTCAGAGGGCGATTCTCAAAACCAGGACAATAGTCAGGGTGACGGCGACAACCCCCAGGAAGACGACTGCAACCAGGGTGATGACCCTGACAGCAATGAAGACACCCAGGCGAAACCTGACAGCCAAGACAGAGCCCCTACCCAAGAGGGCTCTCAGGATGACACCAGCGGCGACCCCACAGACACCAGTGCCAACAGTAGCGAAGATTCCAACAACCGCCAGGACACCCCGAGTAACGACAGTGACTCGCAAGAACAGGGAGACAACCAGAGATCTGACTCTCAGGCCAGCAACAGCCCGCAACAGGATGATTCTGAGCAGGGGCAGTGTAGTTCACCTGACGGAGCACAGGGCGAGGACAGTACCGGTTCCACTGGCAACAGTGGTGGAAACCAGCAGGGCTCATCTTCTGGCTCTAGCGGCCTTAACGAGGCGGGAAACTCTGACACAGCCACAGGAGACAACCCCAACAGGAACAGTCACTCTGACCCCAATGCGAGGGGAGACAGTACTGGCGGCAACTCTAGCAGCAACACCCCTAGTGGAACTGGTGGTATCCCTAGCAGTGCGGACAGCGACAGTGGTCCAGTGACACCGCAGATTCCCATGTCACTCGAGTTCCCCAACGATCAGGACCAGGGGGCCAGTAACGGTTCCCGACTGGCCGCCAACCTTGACCAGGTTCCAGGCGCACTAGGGGACGTTCTAAGGAACTACAAGCAGGAGATCCTTGAACGTCGGCTCAAACAGGCACCCAACCGCACCCACATGTGCGACAACCCCAGTGAAGCACGCGAAAGCGAGGCTGACGATGCGGGGATCTACCGGCAGAGCGTGTCCGCACAGAATAACGCTCGCGACAACGTTCGAGCCGAGTTGAAGAATGAGATCGCCTCCGGTAAGGCCGCCGGTAACGGGACAGCAAACTTCGTTACCGCAATGGTGAACCTCATGGCCCCACCGAAGGTGGCCTGGCAGGACATTTTCAGGAGAAAAACCAGCCGCGTTGTTGGTGACCTCGTGGTTGGTAAGAACGTCAAGACCTACACGCGCACAGACCGCCGTTATGGGGGCGGTAGGGGGCAGGCTATCTTCCCCGGCAAGAAGAACATCGCTATCAAGGTGACAGTTGGGGTTGATCAGTCCGGTTCCATTGACGGTGACGACAATCGTCGCATGCTGGGAGAGGTCGCCGGAATCCTCAAGGAAGCAACAAAGGCGACACACGACGGCATCAAGTTCTTCACCGTGGACACCGAGGTGAAGAACATTCAACCAGTCAAGCGGCTCGAAGACCTTAAACTGATCGGTGGTGGCGGCACAAGGATGGGGGCGGCCTTCGAGTACGTCAACAGCCTCCCCCCGAGGGATCGTCCTGACCTGTTCGTTCTTGCCACTGACGGATTCCTGCTCGACGAAGACTGGGAGAACATCTATAGGCATGTGACAAGAACCCACAATGGGCGACTCCTGTACCGGACAGTCATCCTTGTCACCAACAAGGAGCGCTACGACGCATGCCCCATTAAGGTGAAGAACGCTACTACGGTCATCTGTATCGACGACGGGGATGAGTGACCTCAACACTATAGGGGCACCTGCTCACACACGCGGTTTCGGTAACCTGTCCTCGTACCAGGAAACCAACAAGCGTGAGCAGGTGCCCCTATGCCAAGACAAGCCATCGCCGACAAGACCCTAAATAAGGTCGCAGAACTAGAGAAGTTCATGAAGTCCCTAAACAAGAACAGTAAGTTCAGGGGGTACAGCGACTCTGATCTTGTCACCAAGTTGGGTGCCAACCCTCCAAAGGTTGAGACCATCTCCACTGGCAGCCTCACCCTAGATCAGGCTCTCGGTGGCGGCTTCGGTAAGGGTAGGCTGATCGAAATCTACGGCCCAGAAAGTTCCGGTAAGACATCCGTAGCCCTCACCGCTATCGGCAACGTCCAACGGGAGGGCGGCAAGGCATTATTCGTGGACATCGAGTACGCACTCGACCCCTCATACGCACGCAAACTCGGTGTAGACACGAGCAGCCTGTACCTTGCCCAGCCAGACACAGCCGAGATGGCGCTAGACCTCATCGAAGAGGTCGCCGGTTCAGGACTCGTAGACATCATCGTCCTAGACTCTATTGCCGCACTCACCCCAAAGGCCGAATTGGAAGGCAGCGCTGAAGACGTGACAGTCGGCCTCATCGCCCGCCTCCTGTCCAAGCAACTACGCAAACTTGTCGCTATCGCATCAAGGAACAAGAGCACCATCATCTTCATCAACCAGACGCGAGACAAGATCGGCGGATTCTCACCATACGGTACCCCACAGACAACCCCCGGCGGCAAGGCTCCCAAGTACTACGCCACCCAGAGGATCAAAGTAGCCCGGGTTGGGAAACCAGACCTCTTCAAGGAAGGCCCTAACAAGGGGCTGCCCCGAAGTGTCAGGGTCAAGTACACTGTCGAGAAGAACAAGATCGCCCCACCGTTCCGCACCGCAGAAAGCGTCCTGGAATGGAGCCGTGGCATCAACCAGGCCGCAGAACTGTTCAACGTCGGCAAGGACTACGGCATCCTTGAAGGTGGCAGTGGCGGGCGATACAACCTTCCTGGCACAGACTTCAAACTTCCAGTCGGTGCAGACAAGATCATCCACGAGATCGAAATCAACAAGGAACTCTTCGCCACACTGGAGGAAAGAGTCAGAGCCGCCATCGAGAAGTCATTCAACGAGGACGTCACCCCGAGCCAGGAAGACGACCCCAGTGTTGAGGGCGAGCCGCTAGAAGACCTTGACCCAGAAGAGACAGCAGACGCAGAATGGTGACAATAGTCACCACAGGAAACTGAACATCTCACATGGTGGGCACCCAAGGAACATTGACCTGGGTGCCCACCATGTGCTATCGTGCCACCTAGGTGAAGGCAATGCCACACAAGAAAGGAACTTAACGTGGCGGCAGAAGCAAAGGTCCAGGATGCAGACAACAAGGGTGTCTGGTGGATTCATGGCGCACAAGAAGACCCCGACAACTTCAACGAGCCACTAGACGCATTTGAGGACATGGCTCCCAGTGAAATGATGCTGCGAGCATGTATCCTGTCACGTAACGTCGCCGCCCTAGTCTCTGACCCTGGTATGACAAAGACCGCCACAGTCCGATCCATTACACGCGAAATGGGGTACGGGCTTGTAACAATTATTGGCGCCCAAAAGGAAGCGCCAGACATTTCAGGATTCCCCACCAGGGGAACCTACAAGATCACCCTCACAAGCGAGGACGGCAGCACAGAGACCATGGAAGTCCCTGTCACAGAATACGCGCCACAGAAATGGCAACACTTCGTCGTCGAGAACAAGAAGGTCATCATCTTCCTGGATGAGTTCTCCAACACACACCCATCCACTCGCGCTGGCATGCTGTCCTTCATCCAAGACCGTGAGTTCCCTGACGGCACTCCCTTCCCGAACGAAACAGTCATCGTGCTTGCGATGAACCCGACCGAGAGCGCACCCGACGGCTACGAGTTGGACCCGGCCACACGCAACCGGATCACGTTCATTGAGTGGAAGCCAGATAACATCAAATGGCGTAAGGGCATGCTCAGCAAGTGGGGGACCGTCAACCCTCTTAGCAACAACGGCATATGGCGAAAGGCAATTGTCAACTTCCTTGAGAAAAACCCAGGGCTTATTCACAAGATGCCAACAGAAAACTTCAACAACGAGAACTCCTCCGAGGTGGTCTACGGCCTAGACGCCTCCGACCCGTCATCTCGGATGGTAGCGAACGGCCCCTATCCGTCCCACCGCACCTGGGACTTCCTAGGGGACATTCTAGGCACATCGTTCAAATACGGAAGCCCCAAGAACCGTTATGTACGCGACCTCCTTGTTCGTGGAACTGTCGGGCCTGAGGCTGCCGACAAGTTCATCGAATGGATAAGCCGCAACGGATTCCTGGATGTCGCCAAGCACCTGAACGATCCTGACTCATTCAGCCTCCAGCACTGGGCCGACCTAAAACAGGATGACTGGATGTACATTGTCCAGTCTGGCATCGATAAGAACTACCTGACACAGGCCAATGTCGCAAATGTCGTGCGTCTCTTCGAGATCGCAGTCGCCACGAAGTGTGAGGCATTCGTGTCGTTCGCTGTCGATGACCTATCCAAGATCCTTTCAACAGTGAGCATGGAGGAGGGGGAGAAGAAGGACCTCCTGTCCAACCGTATCCACAATACTCTTTGTGACCTTTATGGCGGAGAAAGCCGCCCCACAGAGTACGTTTCACCAAAACGTAAGGTGCGGGGCGTGCAGTAAAATCTCCGCCTATTTAAGATGTGTGCACAGTGCTGTGTACACCATGTCGGGCCGCAACCAGGGTGGGTTCTTTTCCTTTCTTCCTTCCTGTGGTTGCGGCCCGGCCCCTTTCTCTTACCCCAGTGCGAGAGCCTGGGGAAGGGTGCTGTGACCTTTTGGGCTGTAGGTGCGGTGTGGGCCGGGTAGAATGGTGCTGCCCACCGCAAGTCAGCATTGCCATCCATTGTATGGGGATGGGGTGCGAGAAGGAACAGAGGACCCCGCATGTCAGACAGGAACGGCCTGTATCTGAGGGCACAGCGTAGCCTCGTGTCTGCCCTCCTGTTTGACGGCAGTGACGTAAACCGGGCACTGGAGTTCGTGTCCCCGGACGACTTCAATGATTCTGCCCTGAGCGAGATCATGGAGTCTATAGCGAATGTTGCTCGCCGTGACGACATGGTGTCTGAGATAACAGTCAGTGAGGACCTTGAGGCTAGGGGAAAACTGGATAGTGTGGGTGGCGTGAAGACCATCTACGCGCTGCGTGTTCAAGGCGAGCGGGCTCTTATGGAGGGTGTGATCACCACCTATGCGGCTGTCGTCCGGGAGTTCTCCAGCAAGAACTCGATCATGCGGCTTCTGCGTGACGCTGAAGCCATGTTTCAGGAGGACTCAGGTGTCACCGCCCGCGACGCTATCGCGACCCTCCAGGGGCAGTTGAGCAATGAGGTACTGAAACTCACGGATGACGCAACCACTACGGAAGTGTCCGAGTACATCACCTCATACGAAGACATTCTCGCTGAGCGATTACAGATCACGGAGGAGAACTCCCAGTACGCTGATGGTCTCCAGGGGATCCCGTCAATGGTGCCGTCCCTAGACAAGTACACTGGCGGCTTCAAGGGCGGGGAGATGATCGTAGTTGGGGCCAGGACTGGTATTGGTAAGTCTGTGTTCGCGGTCATGCAGGCTGTAGCGACCGCCCAGACCGGGAAGACCTGCCTATTTTTCTCTATGGAGATGAACCATGCGGAAATCATTGACCGCATCGTAGCGAACGTTTCCGGTGTTGATCAGAGCCGCCTGAAACAGGGGCGTGTCAACCCTGAGGAGATGAAGTCCGTGAGGGAGGCGATGAAGAAACTTGAAGACATGAACATCATCATCGACACGGACTCAGCCACCACTCTGGACAGTATCAGGTCTAAGGCGCAGAGGCAGGCGCAGACCAGTATCGGACTGGACATGATCATCATTGACTACCTGCAACTCATGTCCATGCCTGGCAAGTACAGCAACAGGCAGGAAGAGGTTGCGGCCCTGTCCCACCAGATCAAGCAACTCGCCGCCTCCCTGAATGTACCCATCATGGTCCTGGTTCAGATGAACCCGAAGGATGAGCGAGGCAAAGACGGCGAAGAGATAATGCCGCACCATGATGATGTGCGCGAGTCCAGAGCCATCAGTCATGACAGCAACATGTTCATCATTCTTCACCGCAACACGAAGACCGACAACACTGCGGACCGGACTCTCATCATCCTGAGCAAGAACCGTGGTGGCGCAGCCGGGAAGATTGTCGCCTGCCACTCCGACCTTAGTGTTGCCATGTTCCGAGAAATCAAGAAGGAAGAGGACGTCACCAAGGACAACCTGGACGCTATGGATAGTGACTTCGAGGACTTCCTAGGTGACGGCGAGACCCTGGACGGCGACATCGATCCAGGCGACATTGACTGGTAGAATCAGCAAAAGAGCAAGGATACAGGGGAGAAAGGGCGAACTATGGGGATTACCTCAGCCAGACGGCACCCACTCATGCTGGGGGAGCAGCCACTACTCACGCTCGATGAGGACACGGACAACAGTGGCTCTGCTGATGACACCTACCTGACGGAAGAACAGCAGGCTACCCGGTTCATGAGCCGCTGGCAGGAGAAGGTGGACCCACTGATCAGGTACAAGGACTACTTTGAATCCTCAGCCAAGACCAGTGGTCACATCTTTAAGGAGATCCGACGATTCTATCTGCAACTCGTCGTCAATGGTAATTGGTCAGACGGAAAGTTCGTCGCTGTCGTCAGCAAGATCATGTCGGACAACCAGCACACGGTCAACACCCCAACCTTGGATGTTGTAGGCAGGCAGTACGACCGTGAACAGATCAAGACACAAAGACGCCGCTGAGTAAAACATCAACTCAAGAAAGGGGGTGTGGCCCGAACCGCCATGGTAACCACATTTAACGACCATATGTCCATGAGCAGCGACCTCGTTGACGTGCCAGTCAGCCGCACGCCCGTCAACCACAACACAGCCGATTATGAGCGGTTTCGCAAGCACATGGCTGACACAGAAGCCAAGTACCGTGCAGCCGAACGTAAGGAGCGGATCAAAGCCATTCAGCAGAACCTTGACATGTGGGACCAGCAGACCCCATCTAGGTGGCGTGGCGCATCCCTGACCAAGATAGCCACATCAGAGGCCGCCCTGATCCTCACCAAGATCAAGAATGGCCCCAAGGGCGGTAGCGTCCTCATTACTGGCCCAGCAGGTGCCACACGCACCATGCTCGCGTATGCCACTGTCAGGAAGATGCTCGCCCAGGGTGTAGCAACCCCCAGCCAAGTATGCATCCTCAGTGAGGATCGCATACTGTCATTCGGTAACGCCGGGTTCAGCGGCCGAGACAGACTCAACGCAGCCCTAGACCCGCAGTACAGGTTGTACCTCATCGATGGCGCTGGATCTAAGACCACCTACACAGATCGGGAGGCAGCAGCCTATGAGGAGATCTTGGATCACATCTACAGTCGGGACCTCATCACCGTCATCACCTCCCCGACCAGTATTGTGGAGTTTTCCCGCAAGTTCAGCGAGACCTTTGAGGCCCGTATCATGGACCTCGTGGGCGACCGCACCATCACCCTAACCGATGTCAGCGACGCCCACCCCATGAGCGACAGCAGTAGCGGAGACCAAGCGCGGCCAGTCGGGAGATTCAACACAATGCCCCAGGATGACAATCTCCGTCAACCTCCGCCACGAGAGCAGTCAAATAGCAGGTTCGACAACTTCGGGTTCTGAGGTAAGGTCGGCAACACATGAACAGAACCCGAAGGTTTGACAACTGTGTAAAGTTTCTATTCTGCAACACCAGCGACCATTGAGATCACTTGTGCTGCACGGTATAATCGACGGCAGATTGTACCTTAATTCCACCACACCGATTGCAGGTGCCTCTTATGTTCGAGACCTACCACAGGATGAAGAACACAGTCGATGTGTCGTTCGACGACTTCTTCACTGACTCCCCGGTCCACGTCACCAAAGGTGAACCTAAACCCAGGCGAACCATGTCAATGGTCGCAAAGAACCTGGGTGTCTTCATGCTCGTCGCGGCCCTGTGCGGGACCCTCACCTCAGTGTGGCCGATCCTCGCGCTCAGCCAGGGGGTACAAGCCGCAGAACCAATCGCAGAGTACTGGAAGTCCCTGCCAGAGAACCTGGAAGACATCGAGATCGGTCAGAAGAACACGCTACTCGACATCAACGGCACCCCATACGCTGAAGTATGGTCAGAGAACAGAACCACCCTCACCTCACTGGACCAGGTGAGCGACTACGCAAAAAAGGGCTTGATCTCAACCGAAGACAAGGACTTCTACAAGCACAAGGGCTTCAGCCTGAAAGGTACAGCGCGAGCAGCAATGTCCAGTTCCGGTGGAGGATCCGGCATCACCCAACAGTTAGTGAAAAACCTCCAGTTCTTCAACCTAGCCGGTCGAGACAAGAAAGACCAGGCCGTCGAAGCCACCATCGGCCGCAAGGTACGCGAACTCAAACTGGCACTAGGCTACGAGAAGAAGCACACCAAGAACGAAATCCTGCTCACCTATTTCAACACCGTAGCGTTCGGCGGCCCCAACACGTACAGCATCGAGACCGCCGCCCAATACTACTTCGGGAAACCAGCCAAGGACCTCGACCTGGCAGAGTCAGCAGTCCTCATCGGAAGCGTCCAGAACCCCAGCCGGTTCAACCTAGACAACACCGAGGACAGCAAGACCGACTACAAGGCCCGCCAAAAAGACGTACTCAACAGGATGGTCACAGAAGGCTACATCACCCAAGCCGACGCAGACAAGGCATATAGTGAGGAACTAAACCTCGTCTACAAGTCAACCTCCAACGGCAACTGCACCTCCAGCAAATACCCCTACTACTGCGAGTACGTCATGGACTACCTGTCCAAGTCACCGAAACTAGGGGAGACACAGGAAGAGCGAGACGCCATCCTCCGCAAGGGCGGCCTCCAGATACACACCTACCTAGACCCCAACGCTATGGGGATCGTGGACGCGCAACTCAAACAGGACTACGGAACAGACAACCACCTGGCCGCCCCTACCGCTGTCGTCCAACCAGGCACAGGAGGCGTACTCGCAATGGGATCCAACCGCGACTACGGGACCGGCCCAGGACAGACCACCGTCAACCTGCCCTTACACGCCACCGGCACCGGGTCCGTCTACAAAATGATCACACTCGCTGCCGCACTCCACGAAGGCTACACCGAGTCCGACCTAGCGTTCTCATCCCGATGCCCCCTCGTCGATTCACGCTACGACACCCCAGACGGCGGAATCACCAACTCCGACTCCTGCTCCCTCCAGGGAGGTTACATGGACTACCGGACCGCCACAGCCCTATCCTCCAACACATGGTTCAGCGAGTTGGAGATCAAGGTCGGTGTCGAGAAGGTCAAGGAGTTCAGCGCCAGTGTCGGACTGTCCGCACCCGACAACATCACCTCCCGGTCCCTGGCCTACACGCTGGGTGTCACAGAGAACTCAGAGGTAGCGATGGCGGCAGCATTCGCAACATTCTCCAACGGCGGCATCTACTGCCCTCCCAGCCCCGTCTCTACGTTCTCTTACGCAGACGGCACCTCACCCGTTGTCCCAGACACCTATGACCCCAAGACAGACTCCTGCCGCCGCGTCCTGTCAGAGAAGGACAGCGGCGTGGTCCTCAAGGCTATGCGAGCCAACGTCAGCGGCGAGATCCCCAACGCTTTCGGGAACAAGTTCAACACACCAGGGTACACGACCGTAGCCAAGTCTGGCACCAACCAACTCTACAACTCCACGTGGACTGTCTTGTCCGGCAACTTCAGTGTCTTCAGCAACATCTACGACCCTGTAGACTTCACTGAGGGCATGGACCCAACAACATACCGTGGCAGCCAGTACCGGTGGTGGGACCACGTGATCGGATACACGGGCCGCGACATCATGACCTCACTGCTGAACACGGAAGGATACAAGCCCCTAAAGTTTGACAGCAGTGACGACACCATGACCGAGGTGCCCGTTGAGTCCAGGGACTTCGTAACCATCCCCTCCGTGATTGGTATGGAACCGGCGCAAGCGATGGCGACGCTCAACTCGCTAGGGTTCCCTGCCCACCTGAGCAAGGAGAAGAAGCCAGCACCAGACGGTTACCAGTCTGGGGTGATTGTTGAGCAGAACCTCACCCCTGGCACCCAGTTGCCGGTCGGAAGTAAGAAGGAGATCATCATCTACCAGTCCAAGTAGAAGGGTGAGAACCGCTCCCTAGCCGGACAACCCGCAGTCGCCTTTTGCAACCCTGTGGAGGTGGGTAAGTAGTATATGAGTGTGGGCCTTGCCATGGTTTCGGTATCATCCCCCATAGGCAGAAAAGAGGCGCCTCTCGCCTAAGAGGGGCTGATGACGTAAACCGGAAGAGGTAGCCGATGTCAAGCACGGTAGAGGAAGCGACCACGGGCCTGGAACGCATGGAGCAGGCTGTCCGGGCGGCCCGGGATGCACGTGCGGCACTGGAGAAGGACCTGGAATCCGTGAAAGCGGAGATACAGGCACTCACAGCCCTACAAGCACGCATTCAGGCATCATTGGACGCCACCTTAGCATTCACCTCCTCCGGCCCCAGTCAGCCCACCACAGCAGGCCCAGAAGAGACAGAACCAACTAAGGCTGTCGCACAGGAGGACACGCCACCTGAGTCCACCACGCCCCAGGGCACTCCGACAGGCATCGGCACACCCAGCCATGAGACAACGTCTGTGGACGCATCTCCGGACACGTCCACCCAGCCAGGCCGAGCAGGCCACAGCCACATTGAGGGAGTGTACTCTCCAGACACGCACAGCGGCGGCAGACAGGCCGACAACAAGGATGCATCCACCAACACCCCAGATGCAGGCCCAGACCTGACACCATGGGAGGATGAGGCATACCTGAGTGACTACGGGCAGAACGATCAGGTGGAACGAACCCAGTGGCCATCCAGCCTAAAGACAGCAGACGAGATCTTCGACACCAGCAACCAGGAGATCCCAGAAGACAGCACTGCTACGGGCAAAGAGCCCCAGGGTGAGAAGGTGCCCACCAACACCACCTCAAAACCCAGCGACACAAGCCGGGCTAGAAAAGCGCGCACAGGCACCCAGAAGAAACCCGCCACCCATAAAACCAGCACTAAGAAAAAGAGTGAGCCACCCCCAATCGGTGACGGCATAGGAGATAACTTCACCATCGACTTCGGTGTCCCACTATGACACAGGCGAGAGAGTAACCAGTGAAGATAATCACAGAAGCCAGCAAGTTCACCAACACCATCAAATGGGTGGGACTCGGCCTTGACAGGAAGACCAACGGTACCCGGATCATCCTCGACGCCCACAGTGACGGACGCTGCTACCTTTCCTACCACAGCGGCAGCGTGTACACATCCGCCCCACTAGAAGTCCTAACCATCGACTTCCAGGACGAAAACCCCAGCCAGGACAGCGTACAGGTCACCTTAGACGGAGTGTTTCTTCAACGTCTCGCCCAAGGACTACCCAAGACCGGTGACATCACTCTGATCAGCAGGCGAGATGAACCCATGAAAATCACCTCCAAGACCGGCCGGTTCACCGCCCCCACCTACAACGCCCGCAAAAAAAACACCCCCACCACGTCATGCGTCGGAGAGGTAGACGCAGCAGAGTTCTTCAGCACCATATCCAGGGCCGCCAGAGTGTGTGACAACCGTGAGAACATTAGGCACAAGTTCGTCAACACCGTGGACCTATCACTCAACCCAGATACAGGCACCATCCGAGTATTCTCCTTCGACACCTATGTGATGGCCGAAACCACCATGAGATACACGCCCACCGGTCAGCCACAAAACCAGGGGTACGTGCTCATACCATCCCAGTACGCCTCCATGATCCGCCCAGACAAGGACATGACCGGTGCTGTCAAGATACTGGAAGAAATAGGGGCCAACGGGAAGACCTACCGGGTAGGGTTCGAGTTCGACGACGGCAGGCGGATCCTCATGCCACTCAAGGACGTCCTCAGGTGCCCGAACGTTGACGCCATGGTAGAGGAATGCAGAAGAGGAGTACAAGCCCAGGTTATCGTCTCCACCGCGGCAGTCACCTCAGCAATAAAGAACGTGTCTGCCCTCACAGCCAACAAAACCGACATCAGCGTCACCGGCCAGGGCGACACTCTCACCGTATCCTGTGACGACAACAGTATCACAGTGCCACTCACAGGCGGGTCATTCGAGATCACCATAGACGCCCTGTTCTCACGGGAAGTCATCACCAAGGGCCTGTCACCTATCACTACGAAAGATGTTCAGGTCAGTTTCAGTACGGACGCGGTGATCCTAGAACCTATCGGGGCCAGCATTGACACCACAGTCATTTTCACCATGAAACGGTACAGGGGAGAGTCATGACCATACACTTGTTGACGGCAGTATTCGGTGGCGTATCATCACTGATCCTACTGTTCGTGACTATGCTGTACTCCCCGGGCTGGGTTGACAGGGGCCGCTGGCAATTAGTGAACGTGCTAGCCTTCGTGACATCTACTGTATCCAGCATCTTCACATCCGCGATGCTCCCTTCTGGTGATGTTACGCACTGGCTCACGGCCGTGGCCGGGGGCGTGTCAGTAGGAACAACCGTGTTCGTCACCACCCAGTGCGCCTACACGGACTTCACCTACCGGAAGGGTGACAGGTGGACTCTGCGTGCAGCGATAGCGATGAACGCTGCCACAGGTGGGGTCAGCCTGTTCCTGGAGCCCGCGCGCACTCAGGGTGAGCGGTGGTTGTTCGTCCTCCTGGTGCTTCTGTCACTGGTGCTGTTCCTGATCCCGTCCCTGGGTAAGTCGGATGCCCGTGCCACTCTCTTAAGTGTTCTGGCGACCTACCCGATGGTGGGGGTCCTGGGCGTCCAGTGGGGCCTGATCGTCCTGGCGCTGGTTCTGGGGGTGTATGGGGTGTCCTCATCGGTGCGGATGATGTGGGGCGTGAAATGTACATTGAGGGGTGTATTCCGGGAGAAGATGAGTATTCCCATGGTCCCACTCATCACTGGATCATTCCTGATTGCAGAGATATGTGCAGCACTGGCACAACGGTAGGCGGCGATATTCTGGTGAGTTTAATCACGGCCCTCCCTGGCAGGAGAAAGGCACACAAATGAGCGACATCCTGGATTCTATCGACGAACTTGATGACATTGAGGACGGCGACCTTGACGCTGAGGACACCCACCCTATCTCCATCATCACAGGAGTCAACAATGACGACGATGACAACTACTTCAATGAAGATGATGAGGAGGAGGAGGGGGACCTCGCCGCCGAGATGAGCAGTATCCTGGACGCCGAGGACACTCAGGCAGCAGAGATGGGGCAGACTGAGGCACAGGAGATAACCAACGCCATCAAATCCGCCGCAACCGTCACCTATGCCCTACTCGCTAAGGCCCACGAAGGTAAGGCTCACCAGTCACTCGGGTACGACTCGTGGGGCGAGTACGTCAAGACCGAGTTCGAGATGAGTCCACAACGCTCATACCAGTTGCTTGACCTGTCTAAGGCCGTCAAGATGATCGAGGCCGCCGCACCAGAAGGCACCCATGTCAAACTCACAGAGGCCCAGGCGAGAGACCTGAAGCGTGAACTACCTCGAATCACTGAACGCATCCATGAAGAGACCACCGGCAAGACCCCGGAAGAGTCACGAGAGATCATCGACGACATCGTTCGTGAGGAACGTGAGGAGAAGATCCAGAAGCGAGTCGAGGATAAAGCCCACAAGAGCCGAGAGCAGGAAATGGACGAGGCCCGCGACGAAGGCTATCGTGCAGGCCTGGAGTCCGCCGCTGACGCTATCCTGGAAGCCGACGCAGAAAGGCAGGCCGCCAACGAGCCAGACAGTGGGCTCATGGACGTGGAGGTCGAAGGGGACATCCATCAGGCTGGCCGCGCAGAGTACATGAAATTGGTTCAGGCGCTCGTCATGAACAGCAATATGGGTGACCCACAGGACATTGTTGACGCCATCCCGGAGAACAACTTCGATGACATCTACGACCGGGTGATAGACACTGCTGGCCTATGGAACCGTATCGCCAACTACATGGACCTCAGGCGTTAAAGGAACACCAGGCCCCTAAAACCAGCCCTCAGTGTGGTGGCGGCAAACGTCGGTAATATGTGCTCAGGAAACACCCAGCCACGAGCCCCATTCTGACGGAGAGCGCCAATGGATAACACAACACCCGAAACAGCGGACACGACCTCACAGGTTGGTCCGCTGTTTACTCTCATCCAGGACTCCCCCAACTACCAGCCGGTACCCCACGAAACTCTCCCGGAGGTCATCCAGGACGCTATTGGTCGCACCATGGTAGCCTTGTGCAACTCTGAGCGCGGCCGAGTCATGGTCATCGGGGATGTCAGGTCAGGTAAGACATTCTTCGTCAATCATCTTGCTCAGGCCGTCAGTGACTTCACCACGGAGAAGGAATACGCGCCTATCTACTTCATCCGGGTTAACGAGAAGGCGCTCCCAGCCATGATGTCCGAGGACGGCACAGTCAGCATGAGCGCCATCATCGATCATGTATGTGACGCCCTGAAGTGTGCGGATAGCCAGGTGTGCGTCGTCACCGAAAATCCGTCCATGGCGGCGGTCCTCCAGCAGAACACCACCGACGTGAAGGTCATCCTGGAGGCGGTCACTGACACTCTGTTCAGTGACGAGGCAGAGACCGCGAAGTCGTTCATGTCGTGGGATGCTGCTGACACAGCGGACATGCTACTGACCGCAAAGGAGACAAGCCTGCTGGTTAAGGCGGCGTTCTGGGGTAAGGCCATCGACATGTACCCGACAGACGAGGTTGATGACACTATCATCGACAGCCTCATTCGTCGTATCGTGCGCAATGACGCCATGATCCAGAAGGATGGGAAGCGGAAAGTCCTGAACGTGCCGTTCGGGCAGTGGGGAGACATTCTCACTGACGTTACTGGCACCGTAGTCATGTCCAAATCGAAGCGCATCCGTGAAGCCGATGGCAGTATCTCCATTAAGGGGCTCACTAAGTACATCATCAAGCAGAACCGTGACATCCTTGAGAACAGTGAGGACGAGGGACTGGCTGCGCTCGCTGCACTCTTTGGTGGCGACACCGACAGCAGTCAAGACGTGAAGAAGAGAAAGAAGCGCAAGCCACTGAAGTTCAACAGCCTCAAAAACCTCAAGACAGCCCTCTCTGGCAGCATCATCGGGCAGGAGAAGGCACTGGATGCGATCACCCGACAGGTCACAGTACCCATGTCTGGAATGTCCCGCGAAGGTAAGCCGTTGCGGTCTCTCATGTTCTGTGGCCCTACCGGCACGGGGAAGACTGAGACCGCTAAGGTTATCGCCAAGCATCTCCTGAAGAAGGGGGAGATGAACCTTGTGCGCATCGACATGTCTGAGTTCGCTGAGAAGCACGAGTACACGAAACTGCTCGGCGCACCCCCAGGGTACGTGGGGTATGAGACCGGAGGGGTCCTTACCCGTGCGGTGGCAGCGAACCCTCGGTCCGTGATTCTCTTGGACGAGGTAGAGAAGGCCCACCCGGACATCTGGAACCAGTTCCTCCAGATCCTTGACGCCGGGCGCATGACAGACAGTAACGGGCAGGTCGTAGACTTCACACAGACAATAATCATCATGACCTCCAACCTTGGTGCCGCCGAGATGTCCCGCACCAGAGCAGGCTTCGTCACCATGGACTCGGGTCAGGCATACACGGATCGGGAGCGGAACGCCACTAACGCAGTTATGAGGTCTGTGGAGAAGACCATGCTCCCGGAACTCATCAACCGGATAGACGAGATCATCGTGTTCAACGAAATCCGACCTGAGGCAGCCCGCGAGATCGCCGTGAAGGAGATCAAGAGAATCCGGGACACCCACAGCACTAGCGTCCGCACCATTATGGACGCACCCCATGATATTGTCGATGAAATCTTGAAAAAGTCGAACATCAGCAAGTATGGGGTCCGCGAGATTCAGAGAACCGTTGAGAAGATGATCGTGAACCCACTCGCTACGGCTATCGCAACCCACCCTGACGGCAACACATTCACGTTTGAGATGTCTCAGGACGGTCAGGTCATTGTTCGCGCCGCCACCGAAGAAAGCGACTAAAACATGGCAATCACATTCACACAAAAAGACGAAGATCTTGACGACGCCTACCTGTCTAGCGCCCAGCAGGCGTCCTCCGACGGTGACGACGACTCCGTACTATACCAGACCCAGGAAGCGCCATCCCAACCCTACAACCTGGCACCGGTAGAGCCTCCTGCCGCCTCACAGAGCGCATACAGTCCTGAGTTGGCACCAGCGTACACCACACCAGCCGCAGAAGCAACATATGTTGACGCTACCGAGGGCGAGGGAGACTACTACCAAGACTACGAGGCCAGCCAGTACCCCACCACCTACCAAGACCAAAGCACCTACACACAGCAGGGAGACACGTACCCCAGCAACGAGGCAGGGAGGTACGAGTACGATACCCCCGCAACCGTACCCCCAGCCCCCGCACCAGAACCGGCCAGGACCTCACCCCCCGCACAGGTAGCCGCCCCGACAGGACCAAGCCGCAAAGACATCAAGAAATACGACCAGCAGGTCGAATACACATACCGGATCATCAGGATGCTGGACGCATACCGCGGAATCGGCCTCGACGAAAAACGCGCAGTCGGCACAGTCATCTACGACAATGGCGACTTCAGTATGGACACCGAGACCGCTGAGGCTGATCTTATCGTCAGTATCCTCAACGCCGACGACATGGTGGGTATCACCCTCAAGAACCTCCGCGATGCC